ATGGCGACGGAAGAATATCAGCCGAAATACAAATGGCGGGAGACATGGCCAGGCGAAGGCCACCAGGACTTTGTTTCCTGGGATGACGATTTACAATTCGGTCGCATCTATCTCGACCTTACCAGCGGATCGCGCGCCCGCCAGTGGCGATGGGCGATCAATACTATCCCTTGGCAGAGGCAGAACATTCTACCGCACAACGGCTGGGCACCCACGGCGCGAGAGGCATCGAGAAAGGTCGAAGAGCTATACGAGCAGATCAAAGGGCTTCATGGCCGCTAACCGTCAATGAGATAGCGCCTGCAATATCTTCTGAACGTCCCTCAGTTTGACGTTCGCCCGACGTAGAATATCGATATCCGACATCCCCTCAAAATCTCGGACGCTCTTGAAACCCGCGTTCCGCAGTACGCTTAAGGTGGCTGGCCTGAGGCCGATCTTGTCGAGCGTGCCGTCGTCTTCATAAATCATGCACGTGTTTTAGCGCGGAGTTATCGCATTAGCAACCAGCAGACGTAGTGCGGTCCGGGCCCGACTCTTACGCCTTTTTTGAGGCGCACAAAGACGAAGCTACCGCCCAATAATGATCGCGCCGATCCGCCGGATGGCATCTGCGAAGGTCACGCCCATCGCCATCCCACCAATGCCGATGACGGCGAGCGCACCGATTCCCATCAGTTTCCACCGTTTGACGTCGTCGGTTATCGGCCGCATCTCTGAAATGTCTTCCTGGACGGCTGCGACATTGCCTTCGACCTTCCCGACGCGATCGACGAGCATGTCCATGCGCTGATGCATGGTGGCACGACTATTGTCCGACTTGATCTCCGACTGTCGAAAGGCCTCACGGAGGTTGCGAATTTCGGCAAGTACTTCACCCATCTGCTGATGCATGCGGGGATCAAATTCAGTTGGCGACATTCGCTATTCCCCTGCGATAGGTTTTGTATGTCGTGGTTGAGCGGTAGCAAGTACCGTATCCGTCGCGCAAACCGAGCACGTAGCCTGCGACCTGGCGGTCAGTTGCCGTCTCGGGATTGATCGCCGCCGGCGGCTCCGGACACACCAACTGCACTTCCGGATCGTCCTGCGTCTCGTAGCGGATCGATGCCTCCGGCTCGTTGACGATGTTCGGCGTTCCACAGCCCGCGCAGAACGCGCTGCACAGGATCGCTGTCACGGCATTCCGTACCGTCAGTCGCATATTCGATATCCTTGGCTATACGCGCGCTCTCGACGGCGGCGCTCTGTTCAGCGGCGGCGCGTTCGCGTTCGGCCGCCAGCATGCGGTTCTTCTCGGACAGCATCCGATTGTGATTGTCGATCGATACCTTGAGATCGGCCGCCGTCTCATCGAGCTCCCGCCGAATGGCGGCCTTCTCCGCCTCGAGCCTGTCGGCGTTGCTCCGACTAATCGCGAGCGAGACGCCGAGACCGAGGGCGACGGCCGCCAGCGCGATCGTCAGCCACATGAGTATCTTCGCCGTCATCCTGCATATCCTTCCGGAGGGTCGTCGCCGACAGTCAGCTCGGTCACGCCGGCGTTGCGGGCATTGTTGGTGTCCCATTGGGCGCCGAAGATGTACGAACCGAGCGTCGCCCCCGCGAGGCCGAAAATTGCCCCGACGAGCGTGATCAGGAGCGCCGTACTCATGCCTTGAAGGGCAGCAATGATAATGGCCGTTGCGGCAATCCCGCAGAACAGCAGTGTCAGATAGATCAGCAGCCGACGCCGACGCCACTCAAAGAGGCCGTGAGGGTTTTCACGCTTCATTGGTGGACACTCGCCCGTCGCTCGTCAGGAGAGGCAGCGGGACGGTCGGTGGCTTCGTGTTCTGATCCGGCCAGCGGTAGCCGAGCACGCGCGCCTTGGCGAAGGGCTTGATATTCACCGCATCGCCCTGATTGCCGCCGAGCACCATCAGGTTTCCGGCAGCATCTCGGCCGACGACGAACCCAACATGACCAGACCACCCTTGCGGAGAACCGCGCCAGAAGACGACGACGCAACCGGCGACGGGACCGGCAAGCTTCGCCGGCAGCTTAAGCCACGAACGCGCCGCTGCGGCCCCGCCGACAATCGGCAGGCCGGAGGCCGAGAGGACGCCACCAACGAAGGCGCCGCACCAGCTTGTCTCGTCGTCGCGGAAGGGCGCCTTGATCAGCTCCCAGAATTTCAGGATGCGGGGCTCATGCTTCGGGCCGGGAATTTCGCGCATGCCAATAAAGCTGCGCGCCCTGGTGATCCAGTGCGGTTCAGACATTGGGAAGTCTCCGATGTATTGTTGAGTTAGCGTAGTCGGTTAATGGGAAACCTGAGTTGAATGCCGGGCCGCTCATTGGCGTAGTCACGTCGTAGGACGGCTCGCGCGGGTACTCCGTTCACGGATGATGGCGACCGGGATTGCCCCGCCGGAGGCAAGTCCTGACGTACAGTTTCCTTTTTCAACTAAAGGAGGTATTGTCACCTTGGTTTTAGTGCGGAAGGGAGATGTGCTTTGATAATCGGGACATTCGGGTCATGCCTGTCGCGAGGCATTGCTGAGCGTTATGTCGAGGCATTCGGTGGCAAAATAACGACTTCCGTCTATCACAATCGCACCGACCAATTCCTTGATGTCTTCGTTAAGGCGGTCACCCCGGAGCCTACTCTAGAAGTCCTGATGCACCTCACAAATGTTACCTCTCAGGAGGATAGGGCACAGCTTGATGAGGCTAATATCCTCAAGAACCAAGTACGCTCGTCGATGGGGAAGCATCTGTTAGTCTCGGGCCTCCCGTTTCTCGACGCGATTTCGTCCAATTCGCTCGATCTGCTGCTCATGGATAATTTCATTGACTCCGGCGCGGCGTTGAAGATTGGCTCCGTTGGCGGTAAGACGTATCGGTTCTTCTCCCGGATAAAGGCGGCCGACGGCAACTCTCTGGACATCATGCCGAAACTGAAGCCAGAGGTGTCAGCCGCCCGAACGGCTGAACTTGTACAGTTCATCCGCTCGAGATCGCCGAGGACCGAAATTGTATTTTCGGTATTCCCTTGGAACACTTACCCTGAGACAAGCGGCCGGAAGGAATGGGCCGAGGCATTCCAATATCATCTACAACTAGAGATACCGGTCATTCCGCCGTTGCATGTCCCAAAATCGCTTCAGATCGAAGACACGCCATCCCACTTCGCGCGAGATTTTTACTACGTCTATTCGGGGATGGTGCATCAGATCATGTCAACGAAGGAACGAAGGCCCCGGGCGGGCATCAGTTCGGTGCGATCAAAGATTTCACCGCTTCCTCCAATCGCGCAATGCGGCGGCGCTGGTAGGCTGCCTCAATAGCCAGACACTCGCTGTAGCGGAGTCCGTATCGGCTGCCGGCTTTGACGACCAATCTTTCCTCCCCGCTTGGAACCATATCAACAACCTCAATATGCCCCACTGTCTCACCTGCTTCATTCACTATCGGCTGAAGGAGAAACTTCTTCTCATACACCGGTTCATACTGATCATCCCACTCATCGAAACAAATCGGCCCGAAATCGAAGGGGTTGAGCCCGTGAGCTTCGAAAGCAGCAACCACCCGCTGCGCAACAAGCCCAAAGTGAACACGCGCGCTATCTCCCTTTGCTTCGACAGCGTCGTTGAACCTGAACTCAGACCACTCGACATCGCCCCAGGCATCTAGAACGGCTTCACGAATAGCATCGATCTGCTGTTTCTCTTCTTCCGAGGACGTATTTATGGATCCCGTCCCGGCGAAGACGGTTGCCATGCGAAGCGCGCCGCTACCGACGTTCTGTGCATTGTCTGCGCCTGGCCACCAATGACCTGTGGAAGCCTGGATGGCCAGGCGTGACGTTGTGCCCTCTCTAAGGGTCAGGCCATGACCGCTTTGGCTGTTAATGAAGCCGGCGGCCCCTGTCGGCCCTACAGTCAAAGAACCTCTGAGTTCGGTATTGCCGCTGTCTGTGGTAACGACCGCAACCGCCCCATCTGACTTCAGCACCTGGAATGTTTGCCCAGACGCCATGCGAGCCTGCCAATCTTGGCCTGTCAGTGCTTCGATCAGCAGGTTACCTGACAGCCGACTAGCAGGATTTAACTGCCTTTGCAGATCCGTGAGCGAACGCGGCGTGAACAATCGGGTGTCAGTAGTGGAGGACCAGAAGAGTCCTAGCAGGGAAAGATTACGCGTATCGCCCGACGGCGCAGCAGCAGTCGAGCTGGACGCAATTGGACTTGCGATAGCATGTCCGATTTCCCACTTGCCGCCTGCAAACGTGAAGTCTTGGCAATCGTGAAGGAAAACGCAACAAGAGTTGCTCGCCTCGCCGAAGCTGCTGCAGTCAAACCAGTGAATGCCTCGCATCGGGAAGCCGCTGACCTCAGTGCCCTTGGAAGGTGACGGGAAGCCGAGCGATTCTGCACCTTGCGACGAGTGGTGGTAGAGAGCCCATCCCTCGCACCCAACAAAGCGGCCGGTCGAAAATCCCGTACCGCGGAAAGGCGCTCGAATAATCGAGACTCCTGAGACATTGGCGCTACATCCGGTAAATGTCAGATTGGAGCCAGAACGCGAAATTCCTGTATAGGTCACATAACCGACGCCGAGAGCGTCAAACTGGCCGTTGGACGGCCAGAAGCTTTCTTCGGACCATCTGATTGTCAAAGTGCTCGATGTCGCAGACTGAACAGCCCAGGTGTCGCCCGATCGCACCATAATGCCGACGAAACCTTGTGCCGAGACGTTCACGAAAACGTTGTTTTCGTTCCGCCCATAATCGCTGAAGTCCGGGCAGATTTCCGCCAGGCCAGCGACGCGCCAATACCCGCGTATCTGCAGGTTCTCGAACCGTCCACCTTCCATCGTGTTGACCATCAGGCCAACATCCACGTCATCTCCGAGACTGGTGTTTGCTGTGTTGCCATAGTCCGATTTGCCATCGGCCCCGATCCACGGAACAATACGGCAGTTACGGACACCGCCCTTGTCTTTACCTAGCTCCTTATTCGCCATGAAAACCTGCATGTCACGCGGAGTGGCCGCCGCAGTGCCGGCAGCGTCAGCGTTCATGAGCGAGGTCAGTTTAAAATAGCGACCTGCACTGTCTGGGTCTTCACGCCATCCACCCGCGTATCGCATCGAAGTAACGCCGCGGACCTGGTAGTCCTTGGTGGCGGAGGCAGCAACAAAATTTGTCCCTTCCCATGTCTTGCTCTGCGTCGGGAACGAAGGCATCCACTTGCCATGCCCCGACCCTTCAAGGTAGACACCTGGGGACCAGCGGAATTTGCTCAGGGTGTAATATTGGGCCAGCGCCTGTATGGTCCCGCCGCCAAGAGCATAGCAAAGAGCGTCTGCCGCCGCGAATGCGGTGTTGTTCGCTGTCGTGTTGGACTTACTCAGGCCTGAAATGGCCCCGAACCATTCAACCTGAAGGAAGCCATCGTACTCGCGTACCCAAGCGCCGGCCGAAGAGGAAATCGCGCTCGCCTTGATGTAAACGCCCTCGCCGGTATCAGCAGCAACCAGCGTGGAAAAATTGCCTGCCGTCCACTTGAACAGTCCCTCGCGACCTTGCTCACGCAGGAAGACCAGCGTGGTTACTGAGGTGTCGAGAGATTTTAGAGCAGTTCTGTCTTCGACGTTCTTAATGTTGATACTCGTTGCCGCAGCCTCTGCCGCAGCCTGCGCAGCTTCAGCAGCAGCAACAATCGCAGCACTAACCTGGTCGTTAATGAGCCTGAACGTTGATCCGGAGATCATCCCGAGCAGTCGCATGCCCGGTACCAAGCCACCTGCAGCAACATCATTTCCCGTGTTCGTCTTGAGTGTGAGAGCAGTGCCGCCATTGAAGGACACGGTGACGGGGCTTGCCGTGTTGCTGCTCAGAATTGGCAGGATGATAAGCGCCTGACTATCCCCTGATGGTATGGAAAAAGGCGTAGTGGCCGTTATAGCATTCGTTCCGCCGGTATTAGTACCGGTCAAGAATTGAAGGCCAAAGTCATTGATGAGCCTGAAGTTCGAGCCGGAAACGCGCCCAGCAACAAACATGCCGGATTTCAGATCGCCGGCTTTAATCTGCTGACCAGACGCGGAAAGGATGTTAAGCGCAGCGCCGCCGTTCAAACTAACAGTGACAGGTGAAGACGTGTTCGCCTCGAATACATTCATCAGGACGAGCGCCGATTCAGTTACCGGAATGCTCGTTGTTGCCTGAATTGCATTCGATGTGCCGGCGCCGACGTCGCTTGCGATGATGAACGAGAACGGCAGATCGGCGACGCGCGTCCACGAACCGGCGCCCGATGCGCCGTTCTTCTTGTAAATGCCATTATTGGCAACGGTAGCGTCGCCAAGCACCCACGCCATGGATTTGGCATCGTGCGCCAGGTCGGCATCCATTTCGGCCTTGGACGAATAGATCAGCCCGCCATTCGACGTGAAGGCGGTAATGATCGATTCAAGCCACGCGCCCCATGCACGAGCTTCTCTCTTCTTTACCTTCTTATTGCCAGAGGACGGCACGCCTGAGGTGTTGAAGTCGTCGAACACGACAGAAGCTAAAGGTGTTGGCATGGGATCTCCACATAAGAACAACCGCGCGATGCGGGTTGGAATTCCAGGAATTTTCGTTGGATTAGGTGACGACGAAGAGGCCAGTCGCGACATCATTGTCGGCTGGATTGCTAGGCTTGCCTGACGGATTTATTGCCACAAGCCAGCCGTAGTAATTGTTGGGCGACAAACTGGTGGCTGTGCGCGCATCAACAGCGCTAGGCGGACCATATTCAGTCGCCACTAGCGTTGCTGTTCCAAGATTGTTCACCGTGTTGATGTACACGCGGCAGGCGTAATAGTTACTGCTGTTCGGCGCCGTCCACTGGAACGTCGCCTCTCCTGGAGTCGACACATCCACACTGACCGAGGTTACCGGCCCAGGCGACACAGGATCGGCTGTCGCCGTCAGGAGGATGTAATCCGTCCAATTAGACTTAGATCCGCCGCCGTAGGCTCTCAGCCTGCATTTGTACTCTTCGCCGTCGACAAGGTAGCCAGAGCGCACCTGCGTATCGCCGGCATTTGAAAACGCCTGTTGCACCCCGGTCGATCCACTCGTGCGATCGTACTCCAACTCGTAAGTCAGGGTATCGGCTTCGAAGTCCCATGTGGCCAGAATAAAGGCGGCTGTTGCGCCGCCTGAGACCACTTCCGTCTGAATCGTCGCCGCGAAGTCGACCGGTTCAGGAACGCCTTCATCCGGCAACGGCTCGACGGACTCGCCAGGCACGCCCTCCTCTGTTGCTGCGTCGAAATCGTACAGCGTCGAATCCACCAGAATACCCGAGAACGAGACGCGCATGTTGCGCAGATCGATGCTCACGCTCGATGTGATCTCAATCGTTGCGTTAGTGAGCCCCCTAGAAGGATAGTGAACCGTCACGAAGCGCCGGTAAGGAACCTTGCGAACGTCGTCTGCTGTGTAGTCAGCTACAACTGAAACCTTGCGCGCATTGGCACGTATATAAACAAGCTTCTGTTTGCGCTGGCAGTGATTGTGGCTCTGGATTAGGGCGTTTTCGAATGTCTTCGTTCGCTCGGTGTTGTCGTCGATATCACCGTAAGGATCACCATAGATAGCGGCGTCTTCCGTGATGTAATCCTTCGCCGTATTGACATACCTACCGCGAACACCGAGCACCGTCGCCGAGCGACGCTTGTTCTTGTCGACACGAATGCTGTAGGTGTTAATAGCCGTCAGCGTGATGTCTGGCGCAACATATTCACCGGCGTGTACGCCTATCTTGCCGTCAGCGCGCTCGTAGACGACCATTTCGGCCGCCTCGTCCATGACGCGTCCAACCTCGATCGGATCATTGCTCGCGCGGAACCAGAAGCCACCGTTATAGCGCTTCTCCGTACCGCCCGTGCGGTTTGTGACGTTCTGATCGCAGACCGTGGCCGCATTGATCCAGTCCGGCAGATACATGTTCTCGTAGGCCATCTTGCCGCCGACTGGGTGGCAGAGATGCCAGAGGCGCATGAGCGCGATGTTCTTCGAAAATTCCCACGTCGATGGATTGTTGTACCGATGGGAACCTGAGCCACCTTGTGTGCTGTCTTTACGAGGATCGTAAAGAAGCGCGCCGTTGCCGACCACCGAATGCTCCGGCATCTGGTTGGGGAAAGTGTCGAGATAGTCTTCGGAATCTACGGTTAGAACCCGCATCAACACTGACGCGAGGCCGTCGCCCCGGCAATTGTTGTTCCAGATTGTCGGGAATCTCGCAACAATATCGGCGTAGGCGGTCTCGGCGTTTAGGCCGAGCTTGGTTAGAATTCTTACCTTTTCATCATAATGCGAGGGAGAGGTAACATCGCCGGAGCCATCTAGCGTTACCCTGTCGTCATGCAGATAGTGCTGCACATAGCCTTGGATGCGATGACCGGCCCAGACAATGATGTGGTACGCAGTGCCTCTGTGTTCCTCGAGAAAGACGTAATCTCCACCCTTCTTGGTCGTGCCAAGCACATAGGAAAGCGACGGAACGCTCTGCTTGAGATTGTAACTGCCGTCGTCTGGCCTAGGCACTGAGGGTTTCTGTACGAACAAGCTTTGAAGAGCCTGCGCGCCGAACGCCAGGCCGCCCAGCGCTAGCGCATAGGTGCCAAGGTAAAGCGCATTCGCGGCAAGCGTCGTCGTCGCGACCGATGAAACGATCAGCGCAATGGTCTCGATAACTCCGGGCATTCAGATTTTCCAGGCTGCTAGAATTTTGGCCGTCATCTGACCAAAGCCGCCGTGCATTCTGACGAGCCACGATTTGCCGTCGTGGATCGCTCCGAATTGCCGGTGAATGTTGGTTGTGCTGCCAATTACGCCGATGTCGCCGCGCTCTGGCTTACTGGTTGGCTGGCCACCTATATTGGCAACGCAGACAGACACGACAGGAACGGCACCTTGGTGTGCCGCTATGATGGCTCGAAAGCCTTCGTCGTTATCGTAGGCACCCCGCAGGTGGGCGGCCGGATCGCTATGGCCAAGCCAGATTGCCCAGTCTGCTAAAACAATGCAGCAGTCGACTTTGCCAGGTTGCCATGGGCGCGCATTGTTGTCAGCGAGGAAGGAGCCCAGCGTGTTGACTACCAATTGGGCCATTTTATCGTTTGATCCCGCATCAGCGGCACGCGCTTGCAAAACTCGTCGTCGGCGGCTGATGGATTCAAGATCGCCGATCGAGCTCGCTGGTCGACGTCAGACAGAACAGCGCCGTTCGTGACGGTGCGTAGCGTGAAGCGGTTGGTGATTTCGATGTTGACGGTGGATCGTATCCCGTTTTGATCGGCCTCATCCGCGACATCGAGGTTGTCGATAACACCAGAAAAAACCACTTCAGGATCACCGTCGGGCTGGTCGTTCCAATCAAGAAACTGAAGCTTAACAATGAACGGCGATCCCTGAACGCTATTCGTTTCATCATAATCCCAGATCTGATCGGCAGCGGACTGCGAGATACTGATGAGAGACAACGAAAGCGTGTAAGCTTCGCCATTGATGGCCGCCTGTATTGACTGCAGCGCATCTTCATTGAATTGCGCCGGCCGATAAATGTTGCCGTCTCCATCGACAAACCGGCCGCCAGATCCATCCCAGATAAGAATGGTATCTTCCGGCAAGACGACATCGCACAGGATGCGCAGGGACTTCTTTTTGGCCATTGGGCGCCCAAAAACAAAAAAGCCCGCCAGAGCGAGCTTTGATTTCGAGATGATTGTGTTGGCGGAAAGCTGTTGATGTTTCTATCTTGCAGCTAGGCGTCTACATTGGACCAGTAATCAACGGCCTCGACAAACGTAACAGACCGAGACTCAAATCCGGTGGTGTCCAGTCCGCCATCCATGCCGCGGTCATCTTCGAGATTACAAAGGCATGTTGGAAAGTCGAATTCCAGATCAGAGCCAGCCGGAATCAAGGCCCGTACCGACGGCGAGATAGTTACTTCCCAAATGTCGCCATCGATCGAGATAACTGGTCCTGTCTCATAGAGAGCATGCGCGTATGAGAACCTGACCCCCACAAGGTTTGTGTCAGCTTGGATGATACGGAGCCGTATCGACGTTGCGCTAAGAGGGGTTACGCCATCGGTGACTACCGATATGGCACCCTGCGTATATGGCGTGCCGTCGTCGAATAGCGTGTCATCGTCGTGGGTCGTTTCACCCGGCGGCTCGTACTCACCGGAAACATATGGCGCTGTATCTCTTGACCATGCCGGCACAGCGATAACTCCGGCTTTACCGCCAAGGTATCTCCGTATCGCCTGCCATGTCTGTCTCTGCTCCCGCGAGTGAACCGGGATGTTCTTCAGTTCAATGGACCAAAATCCAAGGTCGGTACGCACGCTCGGATTGACACCTCCGAGAGTGCGGCCGCCTCGAGTGAAAGGCACCGGGTTTGGTCGGCATTCGGCCGGGGCGAGAAGGCGCGGCCATTCGATGAAATCAGCCATTAACGCCACTCCGCTCCGGCCTTCTCGCTGTTATATTTTGCGACTGTTGGCATAACATTCTGTGACGACGCTTGAACCGAAGTCTTGATGATTTGTGGCGATGCCTCTTCGACAACGCCGGTCGCTTCATCGCGAACAAACACACGAAACTTCTCATCGTTGGATTCGATGATCACCTTCATGGGCTGAACGCGCTGGAGACCACCGGCCATGGTCGAGAGCGTCGAATTGTCATTGGCATAGCCTCCGACATCGAACGACGGCATGCTCACGCGGCCGACGAATCCCCCCATGTCATAACCAGGCATGGACAGCAGGCTGTTGCCCTTCAGCATGTCCATCATGCGATAAAGGTTTTCAACGCCAGCCTTTCGAGTCGCCTCAGCGTCGAAGACGAATTCACCGGCGTGGACCACACCGGCTGGCTTCTTCTTACCACCCGGGCCTGTGTAGCCGCCGTCGTCGAACCCGAAGAGGCTGAACAGACCGCTGAATAAGCCTCCCAACGGACCGCCGCCAGCGACACCCGATGTTCCATCGAAGATGCTGGTCAGCGACATCTCGATCATCTTGTCGAGAAGTTTGTCGAAGACGTTGTTCAGGATCTCGCCGGCGGACGCACCGCTACGGATGTCATCGATGATGCCGCCGAATACGCTTTTGCCGAGCTCGGACGATTGCTGAAGACGATTGCGTAGCCTTTCTTGAGACTCCTCCATACGGTTGCCAGACGCCGTCGCTTCTCCCGTCTTTTGCGCAAGAGCGAGCATTGCTTCGGCTTGAGCCCTGGCTTCTGGCGTCAGGCTACTGAAATCACCTTTCAGGAGTTGCTGAACATTTTTCAGCTCATTTCCGGCCGCGGTTCCCTGCTCTTGCGCTGCATTCAGCAACTGCTGCGCAGCTTCGAGCGTCGACAACGCCTTCCCATAATCATTGACCAGCGGATTAAGCTGCTGTCGAATGCCTGTCTCAGCCAACAGTGCATCAAGCATTCGCTGCTGGGATTCTAAAGTCTTATCAAACCCGACGGTGGACTGGGTGATCTTTGAAGTGCCGGAAAGGTAAAGTTCCGCCTCCTGATTGCGCCGACCGCGATTGACGCCACCGTTGTCTGAGCCGAGCCCCTTAATCGCGTTATAGACAGTCCGCTGATCGCCAGAGCGAATAGCTTCAACGATGCGATCCGGTAGATCACCATAATTGTACGCTATGGACGTCAGCGCTGCCTGCTGGCTCTTGTCCATCGACTCGAAGGTGCCAGCGCCTATTTGCGAACGGATTGTGTCTTGAAACTCCCCTATCCGCCGTTCCAGGTCCCTATTGGCATCGGCCATGGTTACCGAGATGCCCTGAGTTACCTTCTGGATTGATCCATCTGAAAGCGTGACGGTATCAGAGCCATAACCGACGCGATAAGCGTTCACGTCCCAGTATGGGGTGGACCTGAAACTCTCAAATCCCTTAATCAGCTCAGTCGCGTTTCCGATATCAGACGTTCTTTGCTCCGTCGCATAGACGCGTTCTGCGTCTGCGCGGACGGCCGCACTGTTTATCGTCTGCCCGGCCTTCTCCATATCTTTGACGATCTGATCCATGATCGCCTTGATACGCTTTTCCGACTCATTGAGGTTCGCTTCATCGACCAACGTGGTGACGACGGAGTCCTGCGCCGCCTGGATCTTTTGCTGATTTTGAGCAGCGAGTGTCCTCGTATTCCAATACCGCTCTTCCGGGCGCTTCGTTGGCGCACTGATCTCCTCGTTCAGTTGCTTTTGGCGCTCGATCAGAGCATCAAAATACGGAAGTGCAGACCTTGTCGCCCCTATGAGCTTATCCATCTCCGGAGAAAGCTTGACAGCGGCGATCTTATCGAGGCGGCTCTGCGCCTCTTCAAGCGTGACTGAGCCGGCCTTTGCCTGATCGATGAGCTCCTTGATCTGCGAAGCAGCGTTCCGGTTCACGCCACCAACTGCGCGTGACGGATTATTGATGACGGACTCTAGCTGCCTCTGGATCTCGCCGATGGACAATTCCCCTTCGCCGAAGAGACTGTCCCAGACGTTCTTTACCGTGGAGTCCTGGCTGGAAAGCTTCTGGATCTCCTCATTCACCCCGCGCAGTTTGTCGCGGAGCTCGTCAGCAGACAGCTCTTTGAGCGACTTCGTCGTCTTGTCGATCTTGCCGGCCGCTTCGTCAGATAGAAGTCCCAGCGCGTTGAGCTCGTCCTTCATGTTCTGCGTCGCTTCTGCCGACCGCTGTAGGCTCGCCGCATATGAACCAACTGCAGCGACGACGCCCATGATACCCAGCGTAACAGCCAATCCCGATACGCCGCCAAAGGCGCCAAGGATATTAGCGCCACCTCGACGAAGAGCGCTCATGCGCTTCTGGGCGGCCTCAAGTTTCGCGGTATTTTGAACCTGCTTCTCGATCAGAACAGCGCGTTCCGAGTCAATGTCAGCGAGTCGGCGTTGAACATCAGCCGATTCATTCGAAACCAGCGGCGTCGATGCGAGCTTTTGCACTCTCGACTGAAGGCTGGCGACGGAACGTTCGTACCTCTCAATCGCCTGCAATTGCGCCTTGCTTCCGTCGCGCGTCTGAAGAATGCGCAGAGCATTATCACGGACGAGCTTCTTGCCTTCGTCGACCTGACGCTGAAGGCTGGAGACAACGGCAGCATTGGCGCTCGCGACTTTCTGCGTGACGGTTGCTCGCTCTTTGTCGAGATCAACAAGCCGCTTGGATATCGCTTGGCCCTGATCAGTCAAACCCGATGCGAAATCGGCAGCAGCAGCGTTGTTTGCGCGAACGCCTCCGACAAATCCTTGAGCGCTCAGCGTAACCTTTCGGGCAGCATAAAGCAGCCCAAGGCCAGCCGTAACGCGCGTGACCCAATACATCACGTCTTCGAGGTTCTCAGCCAGGCCCGCGATCGCAGAAGCGATATTCTTCGTTATGCCATATGCTTCATCGGATTCACCGGTGTAGCGAAGGATCGCGTTGTTCAGCATGGTCCAGGATTGAGCAACAGTCGGAACCATTTTGCCGAAAGCTTTGTCGATGTCTTCGCTCGACTTCAGGATAGCTTCAGTGACAACCTGCGCCGTCAGTTCGCCGGCGTGCGCCATCTCGCGGAGCTTGCCGATATTAACGCCCAAAGCAGCAGCGATGCCTTTCAGAAGTACCGGCGCGTTTTCAGCGACCGACCGGAATTCTTCACCACCTAGGCGGTCAGAAGCGATACCCTGCGAGAGCTGGATTGCGGCGCCCTGGGCTTCCTGAGGTGAAGCGCCGCCGATCGCAAATGCCTTCTGGATCGTCTCGGTTGTGCGAAGAAGCCTCTCCTGCGACAGACCGAAATGATCAGTTGCTCGCGCCATGCGGGCATACAGGGTCGTTGTAGCTTCGAACGAAGATCTCGTTCTCTGCGACACCTGGAACAACGACTCCTGGATCGCGCCGAACTCGGTCGAACTGCTCGTTACAGTCTTGATCTGGTTATTCAGCAGGCGGGCTTTGTCCGCCATTTGTATGAGATACGCCGCGGAGAATGCGCCAGTCAGGCTGCCCGTTGCGACCGACGACAGGCCGACGATTGCAGCACGCAACTGTGTCGTAGCGTCGGTTGCTCGAGTCAGGTCACGAAGCGAGTTCTGAGCCACCCGGAACTGCAAGTTTTGGCTCATCTGACCCCGCAACGCGCGGACAGCCGTCGACGTATGGCCCAATGCGGAATTCATCCGCATTGAGCTCTTTTCAACGATATTCGCGACGTCGGTGAATCGGCGGCTTTCGCCCACATCCACATATAGACCGATGTGGATATTGCCGACTTCAGTAGCCATTTAATCCTGCCTTGGCGGGTATTTGATGCTGTTCTTTTTCTTCGGCTTTTGTCGATTTCCGCCGCTCAAATATTTGACCATGACTTCCCACTGCTTCGGAGTCATCGGCTTGACCGGCTCCGATTTCTTGAGAAGTTCATTCGGCGATTTCGGGAAGCTTTTCGGAGCGTTTGTGGCGGTCCCGGTAAGCATGCCTGTGAGCCATGCCAGGTGCACGATCTCTTCGTGCCGCACGTCGCCTCGACGTTTGGCGAACTGCAGAATGTCGAATGGGGTTAGGCGACGGATCTCATCGGGCTTCAGCCCTGCCCTTGTTCCTGCTGTCCAGGAGACATCGAGGAGAGAAGCGCCGCCAGTTGAGGGTTTGCCTCAATTCCCTTCAAGCGATCGATGATCTGCTTGTTGATCTGCTCCTGCTCGAAAGCCTTCTGCTCTTCGCCGGTGCGCCCATGGATGGAAAGGCAGAGAGCATCCATGATCCGGTCGGTAAGCTCTTCCCACTTCAAACCATACGGGATATCCCCATTGGTCGAGTTCTGAAGTGTTGCACCTACTACCTTCGCGAAAACCGAGGCTTTCATGTTCACCATCGACTTCATAATGAAGCTGATGTGATCGTCCTTATCGGGAAAGGCAGTCTCGAGAATCTCAAACGACCGCACCGTGAATTGAAGGTAGGCGCCCTCCCCGGCTTCGGGAAGAGCGACTGTACCTTCAGTCCGGCTAATAATCTTGTCGGACATCAATCACCTTATGCGTTGGCGACCATATATGGCGCACCGGTCGGACGCAGCGTCAAGGACTGCGTCATAAGGCCATCGGGAGTGATTTCGATGTTGCCGAGCTGAGAAACAAAGCACTCAGCATAGAGCGACTCCGAAAGGCCGATTGCCGCAGTGTTCATGCGGAACGTCGCGCTCGTCCGGTCTTCCATCTGCTTGCGCAGACCAGTCGTGCCGTTCTGCGTCGGGTCAGAAGGATCCCAGCCAATGGTCGCGGTCCATTCGTCTGCCGTCTTCAGGCCGGGAATGAATTCGGCATAGAAGTCCGGCGAGTCGAGATGCGTCGCGTCGATCATGTTGACCGTAACGCCACCAGCAGAAATCTGTGATACGTTTGCGATGGTAGCGAAGACTTCCGGCGAGGCTCCATTGCCCCGCTGCAAGATGACGCCAATGCCGGCCTTTGCCGTCGACTTTACAGGCATGTTATTCTCCTTCAGAGGAAATGCCGGTGCCCAAACGGCATGACTAGGGCGATGCATCGGCCGCCATGATGGCTAGCAGATGCGTGACTCTTGTTTGCTTTGAAGGGAAACCATACATACAGCGAACCCGCCGAATCCTGGCAGATTGCGGCGGGTTCTAACCAACGCGATCAGCAGGAGATCAGCGAATGGCTACTCGATTCAAAGCATGTTCGATTGACGGCTGCAATAGGAATGCACACCGTGATAAGCAGGGACGAAACGGAATGTGCAAAGCACATTACCGTCGGCTTCGCATTTATGGCGATCCATTGGTAGGCCGCACGATGGACGGAGAACCAATGGAATGGCTATTGCGGCACCGCGATTTCCAAGGCGACGAGTGCCTTCCTTGGCCATACAATAAGAACGAACACGGTCAGGGTCAGTTGAGACAAGGAGATGGGAATATCCCTGCTTCCCGTATGATGTGCATACTCGCCCACGGCGATCCGCCATCTCATGTTTTCGAAGCCGCTCATTCATGTGGCAATGGCCATCTAGCGTGCTGCAATCAAAATCACCTTCGTTGGGCGACGAAGAAGGAGAACGCCGCCGATCGGACGTTGCACGGCACGCAGGGGCGAGGATCTAAGAATGGCCATTCCATTCTTACTGATGATGATGTTCACGAAATTCGTCGCCTTCGCGGTTTCGCCACATTCAAACAGTTAGCCGAACGCTTTCATGTCCATCCGTCGTGCATCAATGACATCATGAACGGTCGGACTTGGGCTTGGCTCGTAACTCCTACTTGACCTTCTTCAGATGGAACGTGCTGGCGCCGGTGCGCTCATGAACCCAATGGTCAAGACCATTCCAGGGCTTGAATTTCCATTCGCCGTGATCGCGGCTTTCCACGACAGGTTCAGAAACCTTCGGCTTCCTGCCCCGTCGCTTCCTTTCGGCTACTTCCGGCGAGGCCCCTTTTTCATCTTCGATATCTTGTTCGACATCGTGTTCCATATGAGTCTCCCGAAGGTGTTGGGAACATTGCCGGCTTCTTCATCGAAGGAAGGCGTCAATGAAGGGTGAGCTTTAGCTCCTGGATGTTGCCAACCACCTCGGAACAGCGGTTGATAATGAGGAGCCGTTCCGAATTCGACCAAATGAAGCAGGAACCGAGATCGACGCGTTGCGCCGAGCTTGTAAGAACGTTTCGACTTGGAAGAGACCTTGCTCTTCCGGATGACGATACCCTGGTCAACGTGACCTCCGGATCGCGGCACTTTCGGCTGTGGAAATCCGGGATATTTGCCGATGTAGTTTCGAGCTGCCTTCAGGCGCTCTTTCGTCTTCGAAAGCATCGGGCGAAGAGATTGTGTCGCTGCCTGGTCGACCTCTGCATTGCTAGGGCCTTTTGCCAGTTCACGAAGGTTGGCGATCAATTCCTTATCGCCGGTGACTCCGGATCTTCGGAATGGTGCCATTGGCTAATCCTTGAATTTCCACCAGACGAAATACTGCTCTAGAACGCGGCGAGCTTCATTGTTGATGTTGTCAGGATCGCTGATCCCGACGCCGGCATACAGGCAGTTCACGTCCTTGTAGTTCGTGAACGTCCGATTAATCACGTCGTCGAGGCATTTCATTGCGGCTTGGCTGATCGCAATTGCCATGTCGCCTGTTGGGGCGATAGCTTCAATTGAGACTCGGTCGCGATAATTCTGACCACCGCCGCTCGTTAGCGGATGATCGCGTCCGGAAACCTTGTTCGTGACGATGTAGGCCTGATCGATCGCTTGCGGCGCCTGGATCGGATAGATCCTGTTTGACACAAGCGCCTTCACGCCGGCATCGCGAGCCAGCAAGTAGTTCACAATGATGATGGAAGACATTACGGATCAGCCTCTTCCACCGTGATATCGAATGTCGGGAGCGTCTCGCGCGCTCCAGCCGCGTCAACGACTTCGATCGACACTGGAAAGGTGCCGGCGTTCGTCGGAGTACCTGTGATCGAACCTGTACCGGCGTTGATTGAAAGCCCTGGAACCATCATTCCGCTTTCGGCGGTGAAGGAATATGGAGAAGTTCCTCCCGAGGCGTTTATCTGCAACGCAGGGAAGGCTTCACCAACAATTCCTAACTCGATGAAGTCAGTGATCGCTACGATGAGAGCCTTGCCACCCAACGCTCCGTCCTGGAGAACGGCTTCGATCACGCAATCCCACTGCTTCTGCCCATCGGGCAAGATCGCCTTGATGTCATAAGTGTTGCCCTCGTGAACGATCTTCATCGTTGCGTCGAGACCCCTAACCTCGTCGTAGCGAGTGCGGAACTGCCAAACATCCTCCGAATAGCGCTTCTTTCCGACCGGATCGAACTGCTCTTTGCCGCGCTTGACGGTAACTTCGCAGAAGATGTCAGGCCGCCAATTCTGCCAGACGAAGTTCGGCTCATTGGCAGCAGTCGTTCCGATCTGAACGCGGCGTTGAACCGTCATCAGATTCCATTGGCCGCCGATGCGCATGGATCATTCCTTCAGGTGTCGGCGCTCTTCGCGGCCGCCTGTTCTCGTTCTCGCTGCTTTTGTTGCAGACGGTTGACCCAAGCTTCAGCAGCGTAGAGCGCGTCAGCATCCACCTGGCTGTGTCGACGGTCATCTATCAAGGTGTCGTGCGCATGCGCATCCAGAAGAATTGCGCAGGAGGCCATCACGGCGCCGAGGTTCTTCACGAGCGTGTCTCTCGTCAGTTCCTCACCGACAGAGAACAGCTTCAAATGCCGCTCCGCGGCGTGCACATAGGTCATGGCCTTGACCGGATGGTCTCGCCAGTTATGCGGCTCATATTTCAAGGCGCCGTCATAGAGCGCCTCGAGCATCGCCAGATTGGCGACCATGGGTACGTATGCGAGCGGCGGCTTCTTTTCGCCGTTTGCTTGTTTCGGATTCCCTGTGGTTTCCGCAGTCATGTAACTTGCCATCCAGCGGGAACGACGACGCGCGGTTTTTCTGGCGTGCGAGGCTCTTCAAGTTGGATAGGCATCCGTTCCCGGAGCCACCATTTCGAGTGAAGCAAATAGGCCCACTGCTGTGGAGGTTCCACGACGGCGCGAAGATCGTCCGCGTATTCCGAATATCCAGGGACTGAACCGTTGGCTAAGACCATCCCCGGGTTTCCGGTCGTGTGGTAATGCCCGAACTGGATAAGATCCGGTTTACGGCCGATGCCAGACTGCTGGGCATCGATTTTCTTCGAGCCTCGAACGATCGGAAGCATTGGGCCAGCAAAGCCCATTCCACCCCTCGTTCCAATTTTATCGCCATGCGTGACGAAGACAGATCGCCCGAATATTGGCGTGATCTGGTCCTTGGCAGCGGATTGCTGAAAAGTCACCCTCGCGTCCACTTCGAAACGCTGCGCGATCATGGCGCCGATCAGCGTATCATAGGAAAGTCTGGAATAGAGCTTGGCCGTCGGCTTATGTGTGGTCCGACCGTGATTGCCAGGCACCACAACGACATGAACGCGGCCGAATGTCTCCACAAGGTGACGAATGCCGGAAGATACTTCCTCGGCAACGGCAAGGCATTGCTCGTGTGACGTTAGGGCATTTGTGATGCGAAGCTCTTCGTGAATATCGCCACTGATAAGATCACCGGCAAGCGCCAGCAAAACACCTTCGCAATCAGTATCTGATGCCCATCTCTGGCCGATTGTGCACACGGCCGAAAAATACCGCCGAAGGCGATCGCGACAGATACCTGGGTTGAAGGCATTGATGCCAAGGATCTCTTCGGCCGAGATCACTTCACCCATGTGGATATCGGAAAGGAGGCAGCCGACAACTGAATTGCCGCGCTTCCCAGTTCGTGTGTCCATTATCCAGTCAGGGATAGTGAACGGAATTCCACGGATGCCGGAAAGTTCAGAGACAAGATGCTCCGTTTCGCCGAGCTCCTTGGCGAGCGAATTGTACTTCTTGCGCCAGAAGTCGGCGTCATATGCCTCGGATCGCGTTAACTCCGGTTGGGGTGGCGATTTGGTGCTCGCGGAATTTCCACCCCAGATGATCGAAAGACCTTCCTTTTTCATCGTTATCACGTGCTTTTGCAGCGTCGACACGTGCACGCCAAGTTCTCGAGCCAAGGCCGTAGTGGCGTTGATCTCGCCGGCTGCAACATGCGCACCAGGCGATGCATAACCTTCTCGGACCAGTTCACCGATACGCCTTGCCCACGCTTCGAGAACAGTCTTATCCGTACGCGGCGCCATCAATTTTTCCTTTCAGACCCAGTCGTCATAAGAGACGGGAATACGAAGCGCGGCGCGAAGACTTTCGACGCCGAACTCAACCTTGCGGTTGATTTGCATTTGCCTGGGCTCGAGGATGGTCGCTTCCGGATTTTCCATCATGTGCGCTGCAAGGATTTTGACGTAGCGCTTGATGTTGAACGGATATGTCTCGTAACCGGCTTTGTAGGTCACTGATACTGCGCGAGGCGCAGCCACAACGGTCGGCCATGAACCGACGGCATAGATCTCCGGAACCAGGGTATTGGTTTTGATGTAAGAGGCTGGATCGAGATTATTCGCAGGGCTAGACCCATCTTCGATCGTTATCGCATCAAGTGAGATCAGATCGGGATACGGAAGGTAGATTGGGCATCCGTCTTTCGGGAATGACGTCAAATACCGTTTTATGGTGCAAGGAAGCACCATGCGGTTCAATTCACCGCTAAGACCATGAATTTTGTCCAACGCCTCTTTGAGAACGTCAGTCATGTTCGCAATCCAATCGGCGTTATTGCGCAACGTCGCGGAAAGGTGAAGATGACGAGCAAACTCAGCAACGGAGACAACGTCGAGCGCAGTCTGCGACGGAGGAGTGACTATTTCGATATCAAGCATAGGTCACCGAGTGGTGTACGAACCATTGCGGCGGCCAGCGACCATATCCCGCGTTAGCCGCGGAATATCCTTGACCGGCTGAACAGGCTTTGGCGTGTTTGGAGTCTTTTCAGGAGCCATTGCCACCTCCTAGATGTTGAAGGGCGGATTGATCCGCCCTTCCGATGGCTTTTCACGATCAGATGTCGTCTGCGGAACCGATATTGACGGCGGACTTCGTGATCGGCTGACGATGATCGCCGAAGAATACGTAATCCATATGCCAGGCGCAGGTGTCAGTTGCGCCGGCCGAGAGGTTCGGAGTGATCTGAGCACGGATGTATTCGCGGGCGCCGGAGAGATCGACGTCGATCTCGAACGTCCCAGTTTCCGTCGATCCACCCGCGCCACCAGTTGCAACGACAGTCGCGGCGACAGCATCGCCGAAGTCAGCGACACCGGAACCACCGCTCGTAAGAGCGTCCTGGAAATTGCCGGCGAAGGTCAGAGTTGCACCAGCAGCCAGAGTTGCCGTGAAACTGACAATCAGTTTCGCCGACAGGGCGATCCCATTGTCGCTCATGCGCGACTGGTATGCACCATTGACCTCGGTTGCGTCACCGGCGCCACCGGCCGTTGCGGTGTTGTTGCCAGAACCACGGGCGGAACGTGCAAAAGCGCCGCCGTTCAGAAACTTATCCCTCATGGGTATTCTCCTTCATGAGATAGTGGCTTATTCAGCCTCATTTTCGGAATTGCCGGCGGCCCGGCGGCTCAACTCTTCGCGGATGATGTCGCGGGCGACTTCAGCCGGCTTCTTTTCCTCAATTTCCGGGAGATCCGCGCCGAGGAGATTCTTGGCGAGGACAATGATCTTTGCGTAGTGGAGAGTTTCCCAATCCGCGGGGATCTGGACAACGCCATCGACGTCCGCGGGCTGTTCGGCCTTTGGAGCGGCCGGGACATCGAACTCGACGGTTTCAACACCTTCCGGAATGTCGACCAGGAAAAGGGTGCCCTGCTTGACACCCTTCACAGCGACGGCCGGCGCTACGCCGAAAACAGTCTTGTCGATCTTCGTATGAACCGGAACCAGCCCCGTCTTCTTCACGACCTTCATCGTTTACTCCTTCAATGGAAAGTCAGAAGGAGCGCTTACGCACCCCAACGAACTCCCGAGATGACGGAGACGGCTTCCAGATACCGCATGTCGACGTCAGCCTCGAGCGAGGCCTTGATCAGCGTGAGGTCATTCTGGAATGCCGAGACGGTGACGCCGTTCTTGACATACGTCGCTTCGGTGGAGACACCGAAGCTGATGCCGGCGCCTTCGCCGTAGAGAACGTCGTCGAAGTTGACGAGCATGATCGAAGACTCGTCCGTCGTGCCGCCGCCCACAATGCTAACCTGCGTCGTGGACAGAACCGGGCGACCGCGCCAGCGCGGATTATCACCCTGCAATTCCGGGAAGTACCGGTTGCCGTTGCCGTCGCGAAGGTCCGCGAGGTAGGTGCGGCTGCGCGGCGCCATGACCCAGGCAGTGCTCATCATCGGAAGGTTTTTGCCTTCCATGGCGAGTTCAGCTGCACGAGCCGCAGTTTCGATCTGAGCGATTGTCGGCGTCAGACCACCCTGCGCTGCAACGCTGAAGACGCCCGGGATCTTGGTGATACCGAGCGGCATGTGCGCAGTACCGGAACCGAAGTAAGCGGCGTAGTCGAGCTTGGTGCCCATCTCGAGCGACATGTCTCGCTCGACCCACTGGCGGACATCGGCGAGCGACCAACGAATGAGCTGGTTGGTCAGAGGAACCATGGCGTCCAGGAACTTGGCCGTCAGGTTGATGTCCTTGAAGGTAGGCTGGCTGGTCTCGATCGCCTCGCCTTCACCGCGCCAGTTCGCCGTTGCGCCGGAAGCAGCTGCGGAGAGCTTATAAGCGCCGGCCGCAAGCGAGATGCGGCGCGGACCACCGCGGAGGAAGGTCGTCGACGGACGGAGAATGTCGATGATTTCGGACGACATTTCTTCCGGAAGCAGAACGCCGCCGGCAGACGCAGATCCGGAGTTCAGGGCACGAGCCTGTGCGCCGGCAAACTCCTTGGCGACTTCGCCATAGCCAACTTCTTCCATTGCCTTGAACGTTGCCTTGGCGCCGCGGGCACCATCGTCCTTGTAGGTCTTCGCCATGCAGAAGACCATCGTGCCGATCTTTTCGGCAGTGGTCATCTTCTGCGTGACAGCGGCCGGAACGGTCGTGCGCTCGGTGATATGCGCATCAGCCGGAGCGGCAGATCGAACGCGTGCGGCGTCGGCGCGCTGGAGGATTTCGATATTCTTCTCGACCTCCTCCAGTTCCTTGGTCTTTGCGTCGATCTGCGTGAGATCTTCGGCGGAGATGGTGTCCTTCTTGGTAAGGACATCGATTTCGCCCGCGAGTTCTTTCAGCCGGGCGCGAAGCTGTGCCAGATTCATGGAATGTTCTCCTGGTTGGCAATAAAAAAGGCCGCCTTTCGGCAGCCTGTTGGTCCCTTCGGTGTGCCCGGTAGGGATCTCTGTGACGCGGTGTTTAGGCCGCGATCATTCCTTTCTGGATCAGACGTTCGCGAACCGCGGCAGCTTTCGCTCTGGCGGACTCAATGTCTTCTTCAGTCGGTGGGGATTTGACCTCTTGTTCGACCTCCATCTCCGGCTCGACACGGGCCAAGACGGTTTCGACGTCCTTGTGTCGATCAGCGCCGAAGAACTTTGAAATCTTGAGCATCAAACCATCAAGGCGCTTTTCGACGCGATCGATTGTTGTCTCCAGATTGCCGGTGGCTTCAGTTGCCTTTTCGATCGAAGACGTATCGACATCGACGGTAAGTTCGACCGTATTGATGTCTTTCTCCGACTGCTCATCCTGTACGTCGGCATCTTCAATCTTCTTCTTGGCAAGCAGGAAGCGAGATGCCTCGATTCCGCGGAACATTCCGGACCAATCGTCAGTCAGAAATTCAACTGCCAGCCCGTGTACGCCCTTCTTCGGCCCGTCATCGACGATGAAGCTGGCGATGACTTCGCCACGCGAGCGAGCGAGGACGTCGAACGGATAATCCTTATTCTCAGGATGAGCCGGATCAAGAACAACCCAGGCACCGACATATTCTCGCGCTTCGTCTTCAGTTTCGGCGGAAACAGTCGCCTTATCTCGTTCGATGAACTTGCCGACCGTCGGCGCAAGATCCTTGTTGACGATGAAGTGGGTGCGATCGGCGGTGATGTCTTTGTGGGTCGCTTCGAAATCAGCGCGAGAGAGAAGAAGACCCTCGGGTGTCTTGACCCAGTTATCGAGAACGTCCTCGAGCAGTTCCTTGGCGAGATTCATGTCGCCATGTGCGGACTTGATGAGCGCGCCGGCGTTTGCCGGAACCGCGCAGACAGAGCACTCGGTGAGCTCCCACTTATTGAACTGAAACCCGGTCAACCAACCTTCATCGTCGTCGTAGATAAGCTCTATATCATCCCAGTCCGGAATGAAGCCGATGGAGCATGCTCGGATCCCGCCGTTGGCGATCATCCATGCGCATTCGTCGACTTCCTTGACCGGGCCACCCTCGGGAAGAAGTGCAAAATCACCCTCCATCCGCGGCGGCCGTGTCCGGCTGAGAACTTCGACATTGGCCCAACTGGCGACGGGCCAGGACCTGGAATTGTGAAACAAAAGTCCGACCGGATTTCGAAGGAATTCCGTCAAGTCGCCGCCGGCGGTGACAACGATGTCGCCATAGCGATCGATCTGTTGGGTTGTCATGACGAAGCGTGCAGAACGCTGCTCTTCATTCCAGCTCGCGGGAGCCTTTGCAGCCTTCATGATGGACACACCGGCCGCGGTATCGCGCAGAATGTCCTTACGCTTTTCAGTAGCCTTGGCGTGTGCCTCATCGGCTGAAACGCGCTTTAATACCGGCATCATCGCCTCCTATTTCACGATACGGAGAGCAACAGCCTTCTCAGCCGGCGTCTCTTCTGTTTCCTGTTCGGGATCTTCAGTCTTTGAATCATCGGTCGGCGTTGATGCGCCTCCGATGAGAACCTCGTTCTTGTCGTTGACAACAGCCATGTTGACCGGGATGAGGAAAGTCTGCCCCGCCTCGCCCGGCAACGGGTTGTATCCGAACACAGCCCTTGCTTCGTCTCGGGTAATTGCACCGCGTTCCAGCGCCTTGATTGTGCGTTCCGTCTCCGCTTTGGTGTCGCGGAGCGTCATCTCATTGCGATCGAATTCGTAAAAGAAGCCGAGACGGTCCTTGCGAGATAGAAGCGTCTTTGCGAACTGCTCCTCGAATGCCTCGGCGCGCGGGATCAGCGTGTCGCCGACGTACATCTTCTCTTGCGTTTCAAGATTCTCATATTTCGAGCCTGAAAGCAGGAAGATCTTGTGAGGCGGCATGCGGAACAGCCGGCATACCTCATTAATCTGCGCCTCGAACTGAGCTGCTAGTTCCATCTCCTTCGGATTCGAGGAGATAGTGTTGAACTTCACTCCACCTTCCAGAACAATCGGTTCCGTCAAAGTACGGAACTTGTTCATCAGGATCTTGAACTGCTGCCTTAGCCGCTGGAAGATCTCCTCAGGGATCGGTTCAAGGTTGTCGCGCGTAAAGACACCGCGCATCTGGCCTTCTTCGCCGAATAGGTTCTTTCGGTAGTCCGAAAGATTGTTCATGATCTCCAGTGTCTTACGGCCAGCTGTTAGCGTTGAGTAGCCGTCCATCCCGTCGAGCATGCGCGTGCGCACGTGGATCATGTCACGTTCAGCAAACACCCGGAACGAGGATCCAAGAAGGGCCTGTTCCTGCATCGTTGATGCCGTGACTTCGTAGTAGACGTCACGGCCAAAGATCTTCTCCTGCACCCTGCCCGTCTGGAACGGGATCAATTCCAGGACTGTGTCATCGTTCGCGCGGATCACGCCGGCGTAGGCGTTATCGGTCAAGCACGACCAATAGACCATCATCTCGATGAAATTTCGCCAGGTATGACGACGGTTCGGTTCCAATTTCAGGAATGCCGCCATGTCGTTCTTGCGCGGATCGACAATCTTCGACGTGCCGTTCTCAAGCAGCTGACGATAACGGAAAGTCGCCTTCGAAATGTCCTGGGCGATGACGTCGCAGCAAAGCATCAGCGCGCCGATCTGCAGCGCGCCAACAACACCAGTGCCAGCAAGGTTGCTTTCCACCCACTGCGCGAACTGAGTCATGGTCATTTCTTCGCCATGGCTCTTTTCGAACATCTCCAGTTGGTGGCCGCCCTCGACATCTTTCTGGACGATCAGATCTTCAGCCATTCTCACCTACCAGATTGTCGAAGCCGATGATGCCGCGGTGAAAGTAGGGATCAGTATTGATGCCCTGAGCCTCGCCGGCGGATTTCGCCTCAGTCGGATCAAGACGGCAGCCATTGGCGAAGCACATCGCCACGAAGCCATCAATCTTCCGCGGCGAGTCCTTCTTTTCTTTCCGGGGCAAGATCGTCCCATTCGGCCAACGATCGCCATGAGTGTTGCCAACCATCCAGGACAAGACCGGATTGTTGTCATGCAGGATCCGCTGTGTTGCCACGCGGCCGATGATATCGTCCGTCGGCGGCGTCATTGTCTTCGCGCTGTTCGGGTAAATCATGACGGGCTTATTGCCGTCCCACAGGTGCTTTACCGTGTTGTGAGCCTGATGCGGGTCGCACGCGATCACCTGCACCTCGAACATCTCGCAAAACTGCTCGACGTGACTTCTGACGAGATCATGGTCAGCCAAGGGACCAGGCGTGAGATACAAGAACCCTTGCTCTTCCCAAAGCGCCAAATGATCGATCAGATCCGGATTTTCCGCCGTCGGCGAGGCTTCCGGAAGGTAGAATTGGCCGAAGACCGCGAGACAGTCGTTTGGCAACTCGAACAACAGTACGATCGCGCACATGTCGAGCACTTGGCCAAGGTCGACGCCGATCCAGCACTTCATGCCAATGAACTGCGAAAGATCGAGGCCCTTGTGATAGCAAGACGACCAAGCGGCTGGCTCGATAAGCGTTAAGCCGGCGCCGGTCCAGAGGTTGAACCTCGTTCGCGCCACCTCGCCCCGCTTGTCGGGTCGCATCTTGAATGCCTGGAGCACGGAAGCGTTGATCTTCACCGGATCAAGGCTGACCCCGTACATCGGGTTTGCCTTGGCGATCAATTCAGGCCGCGTGAGAAGACGTTCCCAGTCGATCGCCTTTGTCTCTGGATTCTGATAGTCCTCCGGATCAAGCGTATATACAGCGGCGAAGAGGGTATAATCCTCCATCCCGCCGATCAGCACCATCTCCGCCTGCTTAAGCAGATCGAAGGCCGGTCCCTCGGCGCGATAACCCGCCGTCGTGATCATGCGACGTTGTGCGTTCGGCCGCGCGCCAAAGGCAGAGTCGACGACCTTGTAGACGCTTGCAGCGCCGGCGTGACCTTCTTCGAAGAGCGCCAAGCTCGGGTTCAGACCGTCCTGGCGTTCGCCCTGCGATGAAAGCTTGAAGATCTTGCCTTCACCGCGGGTGATCTCGTCCTTTGTGACGCGAAGCCCGTACTGCTCCCGCAGATCCTCGTCATTGTTGACCATCTTGACGATGTCGCCGAATAGCGTGTCGTCAGCTTGCTTTGCCGTCGCTGCGGCGATCGGAATTTCCGGTCCCAGCGTGCCAGAGCAGCACAATTCGAAGAGCGCAGCACGTGCGGCACGCAAGCTCTTCGCGTTCTTTCGAGGAATGATCTCGAAAGCCGTTTCGACCAGCCTCGTGCCATTCAACCGTCGACGAAACCCTTGGCATGCGGATTCGATCCAGATCTCGAAAGGCTCGAGGATGATGCTCGGATCAGGATTGCCGTCTGCGTCTACCTGGTTGATTTCCCAGTTGCCGCTTTCAAAGTGTCGAAGGCGCTCACCAAACCGGCAGAAGTCGACGACGTGCTCCGGCGAATAGTAGAATTCGCACTTCGGATCCTTTGCCATCTCCAGCATTCGGAGGTAGCGCTTTGCCGCAGCGACCAGCAGCTTATTCGTCGGCAGCCGGCCGGATGCGACACACTCGGCATAGAAGTGGCCAATGGCCGGATAGTTGGGTACTTCTTCCTCTTCGCCTGTCTCAGAGTTTTCCAGTATCAATGGCTCGATATGGGCGCAGTCGATACGGCGAAGAGCGAGAATTACTGAATCCTGCGCCTTCGAACCGGTTTTTCGTCCCGCCCGCGATGACTGGCGCGTTTTCTGCAACTCCGAGCATCCTGATTATTGATGTGCGCTGCTTCATGTCATCCGCCGTCGGGATCTTGCCGGCGGTGATTTTCCCATTGATGCGCATGTCGATCATGCCAAGGGACTCACAATGAGCCGCCGTGACCGACGTTAGCTTTCCTTGATCAAGAAGAAGCTGAGCGAACTTTTCGTATGTCTTCTTGCCAAACTCATTGAGCGGGAACGTTGGAACCGGGATATCCGAGAGGAATACGCCGGTAACGACATTGGCGGCCGCGCGCTCATTGTATGCCGCTTCCGATCGGTCAGGTCGAAACGTGCCGCGTCGAATCTTCTCCGCGTCAGATAGTTTATTTGAGCCGCCGCTATTCTTGTTTCCGGCCATCTTGCGCCCTCGCCGGCTTCTTGCCGTACAAGCGCTCGCCGATAACCTTCAGCAACTCGCGATCCTGCCACGGCAGCTTGGTATCGTTGATATTCACAATAAGAACGCTTTGGTCATGGAATGCGTTCTTCTTGATGGCATCGTAGTCGACGCTGTTCGGACCGCGGAGCGGAGATCGATATCCGGATGGCGTCATGCTTGCATCGACTCCCGTGCGATTTCCCACGCAGCGCCGGATTTAATTTCTTCGATTTGGAACTGCATCCAAGCCATCTCATGAAGCCGCTTTTCGCGGTCCGGTTTGGTCACCTGCAGATCATGCGAGGCGAGATCGAAGACCATTGATCCAGAGTCTTGAGCATGAACCGGAACACCGGCCAGGATGGCATCAACTCCCGAATTCGAATTGAAGGACACTACTAACCCGGCTCCTGAAAGAGCATCGTCGAGATACCCGTTCAGCGTTTCCGCGAACGGCACATGCGGCGTCTTTATTCCGCGCTCCGCTTCGACCGGGTGTTGACGGAACTTAACGTCCCATCCTTGTTTCCAAAGAGCAACGCCGACGTCGCGATACCATTTGTGAATGTCCGTCCCTATCAGTGCCGAGTCACCGACAACCTGACCAACGATGAGGGCGTACCCACTCGTTTCCCTCCAAGGCTTCAGAAGATGACCGAAGTGCTTTTCGAAGCGACAGGAGTCATCTTTCCTCGTGAAACGAGCTCGACCATTGAGGCCGTCCCATCCAAGCGACGTCCACTCGAAGCGATTGCCGAGATAGCCACGTTCCATGACAAGGATCGGACCGGAGAAGTATTGCTTCACCCGAAGCGCAACGCGAAAGGACCAGACCACACAAAAATCAACGTTCTGCGATGGAATGGAGCTGAAATATTCGAATGCGATGCCATGTTCATGAAGACCTTGCGACATGGCGGTGAGATGATCGAAGTGAGACCGGCCTTCGACCCGGTAAACGCCGGCTTTCACTTCAGAATAACTCCAATTCCCATTGCGCTTTCTGGACCGACGAATTCGATCGTCTCATACTGGTCTTTTAGCTCACGCCAGAGACGCGGAACCTCGACCAGATCCCCAGAGGTTTTCTGCCGAACGCCTTCACCGGCGATGTCGTGGAAACCGACTATCCTCGACATGCCGCCCCATGTCCGCCAATCAGCGGATACGCCATCATATCGATGATCTCCGTCGATTAGGATCGCTCCGAACTTCTTCTGACCGAGATACCAGCTCGCCGTTTCAACGACAGATCCAACAATCTCGTCCGACGTTGAGTCTCCGTAGTGCGCAATGGCTCGATAGCCATCGTTCCTCAGGTCGGAGACGGCTTCGTCGAGCGCTTTACGGCTAGAGGAAACTCCCCACGCTCCGCCAGGAAGATCGACGGCAATGCCTAGCGATCCTTTCGGCAGTGACTTCATCACTTCGTAGAACGTGTCGCCGTGTCTGGCGCCTATCTCGAGGTAGGAGGCAACCTTTCGGCTTTTCAGCAAATCAATGAATGGAAGCAGTTCATCGGCACGCTGAGAGGCAGGTCTTCCCGACCTGGTTTTCAGTTCCGTCAAGATAGACCTCGGAAAATTACAGGCGAATGGCTCGTACCAGCATTGCGACGTTGCCACCGGTGTAGGTGATCGGCACGCGTCCGTTGGCGTTGACATACGAGCTGATCTCGCTCGACTTCAGAATGAAGGCTCCATCGGCGCCGGCCGCGATCGCAAGGCTGCGGGTCGGGATTGCCACCGGACCGGCACCAGGTGCGACACCCGTTGTTTTCGTCGGTGCGATATTGACCGTGATCGAAGCATTGTGACCGTTGCGGAATTCGATCAGAAGATCGCCACCACCATAAGTGACTTCGTCGCCTGCCGGAGCCGATGCGGCAAATGCAGCGATTGCACCGGCGATGCTGAGTACCTTGGGAGCGATAGTTGCCATTGGAAATCTCCTTAGAGTTCCTGCCCGAGATCAATCCGCGGCAGCCACGTCAATGTGGATTTGATGCCGGCATTCAGGATCTGAATCCCCATGCCGTTCAGTATTTCAGTCAGATCCTGCAAAAGTCGCCGCCACTCGACGACATTGGAATGCTTATCCATGCCGGGCCTATGGTGCCCGAACCAATGCATTCGAGCGCCGTCGTCGCTGTAATCCAGCCCGAGAAGAATGATCTTCTTCGCTCCCAAATGAGCGGCAAGATGCACAGCCTGATAGCCAGAGTTTGAGCCGCTGCGCAGACATCCGAGCTGCGGATCATAGCCATCGATTCCAGTATTTCGCAGCACTTTCACGTCATGGAATGGGACCGTCTCAAGCGAGGTCTTAAATCCGCGGAAACCCGGCACTCCAGAGTTTTCTATCCACCAGCGACGATCACATGCATGCAAATGATCGGCAAACCAACATGGAAAAACCGCATCGTTCACTGCAATTACGGTGCATTTTCCGGCGGCTCGTGCCATGCCGATCGTTCGAACGTCACTAACGGTAACCGATGGGCCGCCGGCGACGATAACAACGATATTCTCCACGGTGTTAAGCGGTGAGTTGGCCGTACAGGCGGACAACACCAGCACCCATGCCAGCGATCCCGCCGATCGCATACTGCCCGCCAGAAACAAGGTTTCCGTCTACGGATTGAACCGTCGCACCGGCGCCAGCAACAAACGTAACCGGGTCCGCACCATCTTGGCTCCAGCCACACGAGAAATCATCCGGAAGATCCGCGGGAATAGTGACCGAACACTCTCCAGTGAATCTTACCAGTTGACCTTGCCAATCGCGCGTTGCCGTTATCGAGCTCGCACCGATTGTGAAGAGCTTAGTTCCCTGCGCGGCCGTCAGACTAGAAAGTTCGACCGCGCCGCGGTCTTCAGTCAAAACCTTGGTTTGGTCTGTCATAACGGCTCCTGATTTGACGATAGTTTTGAAAGCGGAGTACCCGCCAGAAGATTATGGGGCGGTGTGGGGTATTAGTAAGCCATTGACTCCTGCGGTAACGGTATGCTCCTAAAACGGCAACCGGAGATCGCAGAATGGCTAAGGCGCAAGGTAGGTGCATTTTCTGTGGCGGCCACGGCCTCACGAAAGAACATCTTTGGCCGAAGTGGATGCGGCCTTTCTTGGAGACTGACGCGGATCCTGCTCACACAAACCTTCGCACCAGAGTTCAACAAATCTCGTTTATGAATGCCGTCACAATCGACACTCCGTTCGATGAGAGGCAGGGCTACGTGTTCAACAAGCGGCTCAGAGTGGTGTGTCGTGGCTGCAATAGCGGCTGGATGAGCTCCGCAGAGTCTGCATGCAAGCCGATGCTGACAGCATTAATAAACGCGACGCCTTTTGGGCTAGATGCGCCAGAACAACGAAGACTTGCACTCTGGTCCGCCATAAAGACGGGTGTATTTGAGCGAGACGACGTATCATATGCCAGCATGACCGCAGCGGAGTATCGACACATTGCCGCACAGCGTGAACCTCCACCAAACTGGCGGATATTTTTAGCGCGCTACCAAGGCGAAGGGTGGCGAACGAGAATGTTCCACCGTGGGATGAAGGTTCATGCGATCGGCGGCACAGCACCAACTTCGTTTAATACTCAGAAGACGATCATCGGAATGATGAATGCCGTAGTTCTCACCGTAAGCTCTACTGCCGATAACGCACCGACGGTTGTCGAAAAGATGTCTCCATTAAATATGATGCAGATCTGGCCATTCGAGCAAAGCATAGAGTGGCCCACCGTCACCAAGATCGACGATGAACAACTACGTCAGCTTTCATATGGCTACGAGCTTGGTTATTTTTAGGACCGGCGCGTCTTCCGGTTGGATTCGAACCAACGCCACCTCGTTTTCACGAGAGCTCGTCCACTGGCTTACGTTATGACGCGCCGGCCTTCTTGAGCTTATCGCACCGCGACAAGCAGCTCAAGGACACAGGATATGGCGTTAAATCGGAGCCGACCAGTTCAGTAGCGTGCGTGGGTCTTGCACCGGACGCAGCTCGACGGCGCCGCACTTGACTATCGGTGTGCCTGCGACGGACGCATCGAATGTCACTTCCAACCGCCAGCGGAGGGCGGTAGAACCTGTGGCAATCTTCATCGGAGGCGTGAGCAGCAGACCTGAGCGAGCCTGTGCCGCCCACTTCTCGTTGGCCGATCCGTTGTTGTAGACCTCCATGCCATAAGAATACTGGAGCGCGGTACCGCCGTTCATGTCTAGGAGGGCGAGGGTTGCGCCCACAAAGCCGGCGTAGTCGTTGGTTTCCAGTTCGCAAGACGCCTGCACCCATTCCGTGTTGGGGAACGAGTGGGGCGTATCGGCCGAGTTTGTCCGGAAATAGATCTTGTCCTCCGCCCCGCCGGACGGGGTGATCGTCATGACCTGCCAGAAGCCACGGTTTGGCCGTGCCTCGAGTGAAGCGACGACGGTAGACGCGCCGAGCGCCCGCTCCACCCGCATTCCGTCGGCCACCGTGCCCGATGAGCCGGTACCGTTGGTGCCCGTCGTGCCGGTAAGGAACGGGTTGGCCAGGAGATTTCCCCTAGGATTGTCGGCCGCGCTGTACTTGTCGTCTGGCGAGCTGACGCGCTTTGATCCAGCTGGCAGGATGGTCTTAAGGAACTCGACAAGGGCCTTGCCGATCGCCTCGCCGCCCTTGGGAACGGTATGGGTGCCGTCGGCCGTGTAGCCGGCGATGGGGGTTCCGTACTGTGAGGCGGCATCCACCCACGGTTCGTTCCAATCGAAGTGGTAGCAGTTCCGGCGCGTGCGACAGAAGTCCCTGGACTTGGCGTTAATCCAGTTGGCACGTGCTCGAGTCGTTCCGCCGCCAGGCCATGGGGCAGTCGTCCGCGCCAGGATGGGAAGCAGGACGACAATCTTGCCGTAGGACAAGTAGTAGTCCGCTAGCGCCTCACGGCCCGCCTGGTTAACCTCCTTGGCAAGGCTGGCTGCGTCGTTAGTGCCTGCGTCGATCAGCACGATGTCGCAGTCGACGTTCTCCACCAAGAAGCTCTTGCGCGCGTCGATCTCTGAGATAGTCTGGCCGGACACGCCGGCATTGAGACCCTGGAAGAGTCTGGACGTTCCGGCAACGCCGGATGGCTCCCAACCGACATAGACCCCTGGGTCGTACCAGATGGGGCAATCGAAGAGGCCTTGGCCGTAGAAGCGAGCCCATGACAACCATCCGCGGCTGGAGTGTGAGGCCTTGTTGCTCGAGCCAGTCGCCCCAAGGTCATTTTGCTGGACAAGCGATGTGCCGATGACACCAAGCCGTCGGCCGCGCGTCGGGACAACATTTTCAATATAGAGCGTCATGCTGCCATCCTTGTGACGACGAGTTCGTAGTTCCCGGTGAGCGAATTACGAGCCATGACGGGTTCATAATTTCCCGTGGATGGGTTTCGAGCAAAGAGGAGAGTGTAGCCAACAGGCACCCCGCCGCCCTTAGCTAGGGCTGCACCAACCTTCGCACCAAATCCAACGCTCCCAAGGCCTGCAGATCCAAAGCTCATTCGTATCTCCAGGTACTCACTGATGAATCGGTCTGTCCGCTCAAGCCGGAATGAATGGCAGCAGATATTCGCCACCAACAACGAAGCCATTCGCAGCTTCGGGGTTTATCGTCCCCAATTCCAACTTTCCCCATGGCGTGTACTTGAAGAACTGATCGTTCTCCTTGCTTCCGGACGTCACAGGCTCGAATGTCATGGTAAATCCAGCCTGATTTTCAACGCGGCTGATCAGTTTGAACTTCGCAGTGCAGATGGGTGCGTTCATGCGCTTTCTCCTTTGTTGGTCCGGGTGTACCGCCGGACGCGGAAACTGGAGCGGATAGTGAGAATCGAACTCACGTCCTCAGCTTGGAAGGCTGTGGCTCTACCATTAAGCTACATCCGCGATAGCCGGTTCCTACTGAGGCATTGCCGGCATGCCACCCTCACATCTTTCGCGTGGTCGAGGGCTTAACCGCCACGAGGGCTCCACGTAGTCGGGCTTGCTGTCCACGGTCGGGACGTAGCACATTGGCCGAAGCCTTCGCGACGCTGGCGCATGTAACCGCGCCTCGATAGCCGTTGCCTGCCGATACAGGCCGCCCGAAATCATGGGGCGACTTCATAGCGATCGGGTGATCAACACCGATCCCATCGGTCGCCCCTTTCTCTCACGATGTATGGGGGAATTTGTTGATTCGGTCCCCTTGGGAACCAGTAGATTCGTCCATAATCTGAGTCGAAAAATTCGAAATCGTCAACAGGCTGTGTGCAATTAATTTTACTTAACTAGATATTGCGTAGACAGTAATCTGAGTCCGGCTTTGAATTATTGCCGCAACTGATGCCCCTCAAAATTTCTTCTAATTAACCAACTGATTTTTGCCCTTCATCGACATTCTCCCTGCACGCTTTTAGCATTCATATTTGCCAAGCACCCAGATCATTCCCTCAATTTCACGATAACCATCCGATCTGAAAAAGCCCGATTCTTGTTGACTGATTCTTTCCGGGGTGTTTTCAATCCCCCATCGACAACAGGGAAGAAATAAAATGGCTGTCCTCGAAGATAAGAAGAAGGTCGAAGTCACCGACATCGAAAAGCTGCGTCCGGAACTGATGAACCTTTCCGTCAATGAGATTGATAGAAAGATCGCCGAGCTCCTGATGGCGAAAGAGAAGATCGCCGCCGTTGAAGCGGAGAAGCAACGCGAGAAAGATCTTCTTTTGGCGCAGTCCGCATTCGACAAGATGATGGACGCAATCCAGGAGCTCAACGGCCTCAGTCGCTTACCGGATCGCATCCGGAATGTCCTGGTCGACGAGCACGGATCATTCCAGCCGGGACGATATCTCAAGAAGCCGCGGTCCTGATTATTCTACCAAAGAGGCGGCGCGATCCCATAAGGTCTTGTCGCCTTCCTTCAACACATCAAGCAGTCTGATCTTTTCGGCGCGGAAAACTTTCCAGAAGTCGGGATCACTCGCTTTGATCGATACAGAATTGTCGATCAGATCGGCAAGTTTGATCGTCTTCGCCTCAGCCGGCGCCAATGCGAGATGCTGACGATCGAGTTCCTTTCGGACCGCACGGTTGCCATGGAACGGCGTCGAGATATCGGTGAGCCATGCGACAAGTTGCGCAACGTTGGCGCCGAATTTAATCTTGATGTCGAGCAACTGGACTGGCGTGTCTTCGATTATGTCGTGAAGCAGAGCAGCAACAATCATCTCTGGCGTATGCGTCACACTACGCACGATCTCGGCTACGGCGATCGGATGCACGATATACGGCTCGAGAGTATATTTTCTGAGTTGGCTACCGTGAGCACGTGTGGCGAATCTCAGAGCATGTTGCTCCATCTCACTTGATCTCCACTTCAATCACCAGCTTTCCTTGCTCATTCCACCAAAACATGGTGCGCTTAACGTAGCCGCTGAAGCCATCCATGTCGGAAGACATATGATCGCCTTCGCGAGGCAGTGCGGGAACCTTTTTCTTAAACAGTTTGTAATTAGGACCGTTGGCGGCCCGCTGTTTGATATCAATGTCAATCATCTCAATCTCCTATTTGTCAAGGTTTTGGCCGCCACGGCTTGATACCAATCTCCAGCATTAGATTGCACATAAGTTCCGTGCCACGTCCGCCTTCGAAAGCCACTGCGGCATCCGGCTTTGCTTTGTCCCGCATCCGGCGATTACGCTCACCGCCGGCCGCTGGAGATCCAAGTTTCTTCCACCTAGCCGGAAAGCCCATGTATTCAACTTCACGATCTATCGCCCATTCCTGTGCGAGATAATCGGCGCCGCAATAACTGTCATCTGGTTTCCGCTTTCGCTGCGCACCGGTGATGATGACGAGATCGTCGCCGTATTTGGCATGCACCCGATCGAGGACCGAGAAGAGAAAATCGCGATCGTCGAATTCGCGGCCACCGCAGACTAATACGATCATCAGGCATTGAACTCGGAAACAGGATAGGCTCGCGGTGCCCGCGCCAATACCGCTGATTCATGAACATATTCGACAAAATCGGCGATCCACCCATGATCGGGTTCATCCGGCAGAGTCGACTCTGTCGCGGCTTGTTCAACCCGCTCGAGCAAGCCTTCAATCTCAGCGGCAACATCCTGATACAGCAATTTTCCAAGCTTTATATCGACGATGTGGGTAGCGTTGGGCAGAGGGAACGTGATGTGCCCGGTCTGCAGGAGCTCGACGGCCTCCTCCCCGACGCGCACGGCATGCGAGAGGGCTTTCCAGTCAATCCCCTGTTGTGTCTCCGCCATAAGCGCCCGCCGGCCGTACTCGTCGACGACGCGCTGCATGATATCGCGGGCGTTCTTGATCGACGCAGTGAACGGCATCTTTCGATCACAGACTTCCCATAGAAAGACGGTCTGGCCGTGCGGAGTGACGTCCTCCATCACCGACATATGCTCTCTCATCGTGCACATGAAGATGATGTCGTCGGAAAGAACTTGCAATTTTGCTGTTGATCCGTGCTCTTCCATTGCAGTGTTGAGTACTGACAACGCGTCGCGTGAGGCAGCCACTCTTGAGCCCTTCAAACCATATTTGGCGGATTGCTGACGCGCGTAACCGATGAAGGCAGCCGACTTCCGAGTCAGTAGGCGGCGGCGGTTCGCGATAATCTCTCGCCACTCCCATGCCGGATCTCCGATGATCGCGTAATCAGGAGCAAATAGCATGTCGAGGGCCATCGTCTGGCCTTCCGCCGCGAGATGCAGGAACTTCTGGATGCTGATCTGCTCCTCATCGACTTCGCCGGCGTAGTTCTTCTCACCGATGCCCTTGGGCCTGGAATGGCTGATCGTCTTTGGCGCCGATTGCATCAGGATCGATCGCGCCGACGGCACGAACACGCTCTTGAAGTCGAGATCGGATGCGGGTGTCGCTGTACCGTAGAGGTGGCTACCAAATTTCAGGCGGACGATGGTGCGATTTCTCATTAGTTGACCTTTCCGCCAACACGGCTGGCAGCTTGATAGGCTTCGAGCTCCGTTGCGAATTGCTCGTGTTGTAGAGTAGCGTGGAAAGGCAGATACCAGTGGCTTGGCGCGATCCTGCGGTGATACTCCATTATCTCCGCGTAGTCGGGCTCTTCCTCGTCAAACTTGTCATCCGTATTCCAGCAGAGCCCGTGCAGGTCTTGCAGTTCGCTGCGCTCTTCGGACGTGATGTACGATGGAGTTACACCACTCTTATTCATTTACGCCTCCACGGCGCGTTCTTTTCCCAGTCGCCGGCCATGATCGCGGCCGCAGCTTCCGCTTTACGGCGCATGCTAATCACGGCACCACTGTAGAGGAATTCTGCGAAGCGGACCGCCTTTCCCCGGTATAACGTGATATTCCAGGCGTTATCGCGAGTGTTTCGCGAAGGCGCCGGGCGCCAGCCCAGCACAGATTCGATGAAATTACAGTAGGAGGTGAATATCGATTCACTCACTGTGACCAAAGAAACGAAGGGGATTCCGGTCGCCGTAAATCCGATAGATCCGTCGCCATCAAGGAACCCACGCCAGAATGCCTTAGCGTCGTAGTCGCTTTTGGGGGGTGCACAGATCCTGGATTTCTTCCCAACAGGAAACCCGGCATCCATCATTTGGCCACGGAGATCGAAGGCGTGACAAACAAGGGCAGAGAAAGTCCCATGCACCAAATTGAATGGTGACGGTCGAGTTCTGTCTGTAATTCGAAACTGCCATGGCAGACGTTCACGCAAAATATCCAACACCTCGCGATCCGCTTGCTTGATCTCTATCGAAACCGCGCCACTTAGACGCGCATCTCCATTCCTGCCTCGTATACTGCCATCAGCTAGCGCCAGACCGTAGAAATAGGCGTGAGTCTCATTCATTAAATCGAACCTCGCGATACTCTCTCGGCGACGATCCCGGGCGGCGGGCCAAATCTCATCAGCTTCCAGTCCCAGTCCGGAGATCTTTCGGTTGATCATTCTGATGTCTGTTCGACCAAGGCCAAATGACCTCGCCATAGCAGCTCGCGATGGGAAGCGCTTCGCTGTGGTAAGGAATTCATCGCCTGTCATAGCGACGATAGTGTCTCGCACTATCTTGTAGGCTTCTCTCATTGCTCATTCCATGTTTCAGCATACCGGCAGTTCCGCGGTAAAGTCCCGTGCCCTTCGAATAGCGGCTTGATCTGTTCGCGACGATATCCGGCGAGTCCGCAACCGACCGGCGTGATCAGGAACGTCATGTCCGGATGCTCCAGTGCGAATTCAAGGAATGTCACGATGTGGTTGGCGATCGCGTCGAGCGATAGTGTTCGAAGGTTAGCGTCCTTCGTCGGGATGGCGTAGGAATTCCCCTGCAGACCCTCCCCTTGCCCGTAGATAGCGCCGTGGTGACGCCGCGCGTAAAGAGCCGCACCTTTTCCGTGCCGGCCAGCCTCGTTCGATCCGAACACGAATATCTCGTTCACTCGTACCACTTCGGCTCCACCTTCTCGTATTCATCAGCGATATCCTGTCGGCCGATGTCGACGAAGAAGTCCTTCAGCGCTTCGTCAGCATCAACGTGCGGTGCAGCACTGTGGGAATATTGCTGTGAATTGATTTCTTTTAGCTTTCGGAGAACAACCTCGAGCGCTTTATCGATATCATTCGTGTTCATTGGTCACGCCTTGTTATCTAATCTGCGGATCAGTTCCGGCAGGATCACATGCCACATCGTTGCGTCATAAATCGGCTCGCCTGGCGCGAACCGCACCGGCTCCATCTGTCGGGCGTAGAACTTGGCGTTGGCAGCAAGACTCTCGTTCGTCATGCTCGCGAATTGCGCCACCTTTTCTTCTTGCCAACGCCTAGTCTCCACGGCTCTGGCATGCGCCTCAGGTGTAAGACGGATGAAATTCATCAAAAAAGCTCCATCTGCGGCGACCTAAGATCAATAGACCCCGCTTCTTTGCGTGCTTCGTCTGCCCATGATTGGAGATTTTTAGCAAAGGCTGGTTGGCGGTCGGATCGTGCCACTGCCTCACGTTCCAAGACGCCGGCATAAAAATTGAGGAAATCTTGCCTCTCTTCAGGCGTCCAGTCATTTCGGTCGGAAGGAAGAACTCGTTTCACAGTGCCGCCTCCTTCCAGATGATCGGCATCTGAGAACGTGGTATGCGGTGTTTTCCGCGCGCCATCGGATGCTTCGGTTGCCCCGAATTCGTTTTTCCAAGGCAGACGAGATCGACCTTTTGCTCGGCAGCCAAGGTAGTAAAATACATGTGGTATCCACCGACATGACCATCATTGCCCCATGCCGCAAGTAGTTTGCCACCATGGTTTCTGGCGTAGGCGATCGCGCCTTTGATATACGCGTCGTTCTCCGGACCGAACGCTTTGCACCCCTGAGCAAACATCTCCTTCGGCGATGGCGAGCGGAACGCATAGAAATTCACGATCAACAGGCCGCCGTAACCCCACATTTTGGCGAAATGGATCAGTTCACGCAGAGTTGGATCCTCTACCTGATCGTCAGCGAGACTCGGATTGAGCATGCAGACAACGAGGAGAGGAAGTCGATCGTCCCATATGCGCCGCAGCTCGTAACGGTACATCTTGCAGATCGAGATGATGGCCGATCGGCGCATGAAGAGATCAGACATGACAGATAATCCCGTAATGTTCCAACCATCGGCGCCAATTGCGCTCAACAGCCTTCTTTGCGGTGGAGGATTGAGACGCTTCGCCGAAGCCGTTTCCTACCCAGCCCATTTGGACCGCGGTAATCTGCCAGGCGAACTTCCCGTCGATGCGTTCCGTGACCAAGGCCACTGTTCCTTCACCGCATTTGGCTGCCCACGATTTCGGTCCGCCGAATGGCTCCCAGCGAAGCTCCGTCATCGAGCGCAGAACTCCGCATACTGGCACAGCGCCATGAACAGGTGATAGCCAGCCCATGGGGCGCCGATCAAAATCACGAGCGCCCCGCAAATCATTCCAAAGATCGCGAAATAGAAAAACGCGGTAAGGTCAGGAAGCATCACAACCCCTCCGGTCGATCGGCTTTGAAGAGCAGAGCACGGACGGCACAATCCTTGCTTTCGAGAAGCTTCCGAAGCATCGTCGATTTCTCCGGATTATTCGGCAGTTGTTCATCCATCTGCCGGGCTAGGTCGCCGAATGGCTTGCTTACCGCCTGCAGATGCTGCGGAAGATGCTCATAGGCAAAGAACTGCATGGTGTAGTGCGGAGTCATCTCTATTCCTTTTCTGCTTTCAGGCGCTTTCTTCGCGCTATTTCGATTTCTCGTGAGACGGCGGATCCGCCCGATTGAAAATCTTCCGGGAGAAGCCCGCCGCGGCAATGCGGGCAACAGACAGCCATCGGATTTTTGCCATTCCACGAACGGTCTAGGTTCTTGGCGGCACGCTTGACCAGCGTGGCATTTTCGATCTCGGCGGCTCTTGCCAGTTTGGCTTGCGCAGCGCGCTCCATCGCGTGGAAATGGTTCGCAATTAACATGAACGCATCGAAGCCATCGACCGTGCTCTCGCATTCCTGGCACCACACGCGACGCTCAGCGACGTTGTAGGTAAGCCGACGGTGCTTGCAGACCTTGTGGTGAAATTTCGGAAGACCGAACGCGATGCGCATTTCGCCGAAATCGATCACCGGCGAACTGTATGGCGTCGCGTCCGATCGCTCTTCGATTGGGTTGTTTCGATGATCGCTATTCTCGTCGCTCACGTCTTACCTTCTAAACTGCCTCGTCGTATCGAAGCATGTTGAACTTCTCGGATACGACCCTTCCGGCATTCTTCGTGAATACATACGTCCCTAGAAAGACACTTGCGCTTACCCATCCACCCGCATCCATGGCAGTCTTTACGTCGACACCCATAGCCATGAGCGATGTCGCGAATTTGCGCCGCCCAATTGCATGGCTCGGCTTGTACTTGATCTTCGCACGGCGGCAGACGGCACGAATTCGCTCATTTACCGAATGGCGATTGGTGAACCTGAACACTCTCATTCCATTCCTCGGGCCAAGAGCGTAAAACCGGCTTATAATCTCGTCAGTCAGATGCCTTGAGCTATGGGTCGATGTCTTGGTTTTCAAAAGCAGGGCAGTCCTGCCTACCAAATCCACTTGATCCCACATAAGAGCAACTGCTTCTGAAACGCGCGCCCCGGTTTGGCTCATGAAAACCGCAATGGCAGCCAGATGCGGTAAGTTGTCAGCCTCGCACTGCCGAATGAATGCGAACATCCAACCATCACCTGGCGGCTCCGCCCTCTTCGGCTTTTCTTCCTTGAACCGGCGCAACCGCACGAGCGGGCACCAGCCACGATCATATCCATGGTTCATTACCGCTCTTATCGGAGTCAGCGCTTGCCGATTTCTGGTCGCAGCAGAGTGCTCCGGATACAATCGAATTGCTACCTGCTGAATATCGAATGGATGTAGAGTTGCCATGCTTTGATCACCAATCTCCTGGATGATTTTCCTTAGATATCTGCGATCTCCACCATGGTTCACGTAACTGTCAGCAACCTCCTTGAATGTCTTTCCTACAAGGTAGTTGGATGATGTCGGAACTATCGAAAACGGATGATAAGCTGTATTCAAGTTTCACTCCCAAGTGACGTAAAACAAACTGCTTGGGCCGCATCTTGAAGACGGAAGTTTTATTTTCCTCGTTAACTCGCGCTGGCAGATTTCTGTGCCAACGCGTCCTGCAGAACAAAGCAAGCGAGCTCGTACATCGCCGCTTTCGTTGAATTCGCCTTCATCGCCGGTTCGCCAAGATCATTCCATTTGATCTCCCGGCAGATCCTCAGCAGGCGATTGAGCCTGGCAGACGATGCAATCGCCAATGTCCTCGAGTCATTGTCATCATAAGTGGCGACTTTCGCGAGGACCGCATTGATGATCTTCTCGTACTCTTCGTCATCGATCCAGACAGAGCGGAGACCGAGCGCGCCCTTTGCTTCGGCGATCAACTCATTCATCATGCTGATGCGCCTTTGATCGTATCAGGCACATCTGTCACATCGAGCCATGCAGCTGGATGCTCCTGCCGATCACGCTCTGACCACCAGCAACCGCCGTTAATCCCGGGCTCCCACCATACGATGCGCTTGTCACCGCCGCTCCTGGCTTCCGAATCTGGGCACCACGCGAGGACTTCGATAGCCCCGCCGACGAAATCATCGCGAGTCTTCGGCGCTGTCGAAATGGCCTTCCATTGCGATCGGTTCAGGATCCCGACGATCTCGTTGGCAACGTCATACTGCGTCACCGCGTCTTCCTGATTGCCGAATTCGACATCACCGCCGCTCCTGGCGCTACGCTTCATGGCGGCGGAGATAAAATCTGTGAGCGAACATGCGTTGGTGATGTAGCCGAGAACCATCCTCATGTCCGGGCATCCGAAAGAAATGCTTCCGTCATTCTGGCTAATGCCCATCACGGAGAGCGGGAGGAATTTCTCAATTGCCATGTTTAGTAGTGACCTTCATTGTGTTGACGACGGATGGCCTTCACCTGGCCGCGGATCGTCAGGAGGATCATGATAGCGGCGATCGTGAAGCCGCCGGAGAAATAGCCAATAACGCTAGGACATCCTCATCAGATCTGATGTCCTTGAGCGCCTCTTGGATTGCTTGATGGGAGAGATCGCGCTGTGAGAGCACACGAGCGGATGCAATGATCCCGTCGATCATTCCCATCGTGATACCAATATCGCTTCGACAGTCTATCGGTTCTGCGGGACTATCGAAGATCGTCCCAACTTTCGTCAGTTTCGAATCCTTGCCGATCCGGAATTCACCCAACGATCCGCCATCAGATCGAAGCACAGCGTGCTTACCTGGGTTCAATCGTCCGGTCCGGACCTTGTAATAAAGGAAGACGCCACGCTTCGTCGGATTGTCGTCTGATGCCCAACCGTTTTCAATGACGTCGCCGAATTGGAAGTCGTTCATCCTGCTGTTTCCTCTTCCGGCCATGGTCCATACTCGACCTCACAGGCCTTCCGAACGTCATCGGCGGCATCGGTTTCGCCGTAGTCACAATCGCCGCAGACGATGCATTGATGGACATCGACCGAGCACCCACAGTCGCGATTGCAACCGGCATTCGTGCAGCCCAAGAATTTCCAGGTGTGGCCCTTCTCGCGGCATTGCGCCGGATCGGGATTCGTGATCTCACCAGCCTTCTCTTTCAGCCGGTAGAACTCTTCTTCGCTGATGGTGACGGTGCTCATGATACAGCCATCGCTCCTAGAAGAAAGATGCCGCCGAAAGCGCCAAGAACCAATATTGCGATAGCAAGGATGACTGGAAGGATCGCAGTTTCAAGGCCAGCATGCGGATTGATCCTGTCCCCAATGAGAAAAGCGATACCAAATGCAGCGTAGCTGCCGAATAACACGGCAATCATGTAGATCGTGCTGGCACCGATCAGTTCGAGCCAAGACATCAGCATTCCTCCGCTACATAGCGAAGCGTCACTCCCGCCTCGTCGAGCATCTCCCGGGAGATCCGAAAACTTTCGGCCCATCGCGGATTATCGAGATCAACTGGCAACGCCACGACTTCATGAATTCCGGCCTGAATGATCGCACGCGCACAGTCGACACATGGAAACCACTGAAGGAAGATCCGGCAGCCAGCAGTCGCTATGCCGGCACGGGCTGCGTTATAGATCGCATTGCGTTCGGCGTGTTCCGACCATTGGTATTTGGCCGGGCGCTCGTGTCGCGCCTCAACTTCGTCGTCAATCCCCCGCGGAAAGCCGTTAAATCCAGTCGAGCGGACCTCGTTATCGGGCCCGACGATCACACACCCGACCTTTGTCGATCGGTCCTTGCTCTTGCTGGCAACGAGCTTTGACATCTGAATGAAGTAGGAATCCCAGCTCATCAGTCACCAAGCGTCCGGTATTCAACTGGACGTCCCTCATTAATCGCACGCTGGATGCCCTGCCTCATGCCGCCGGAGATGCCCCGATCGGTGTAAACCACCGTCGCCTCGGCATGCTTACCCCATAGAAGCCCGGCTTCGATGCCGCGGGCGCGCTGGACAGGATCGCTGTCGTCGAGAACGCCGACCTGCGTGTAGAGTAAGTGGGACGCGTAAGGCGCCTCCCCTCTCTCCAGGCAATCCCACATAGCAGCTCGTGCATATTCCAAGTTCGCTTGAATATCTCCGGCAAACGGACTTTCAATAATCACGAGTCTCAAAGACCCACCTCCATCTTGGCGCGATGACGCGCTTCGAAATGCTCGCGGCTCTTCGACTGGACGCGGTCAAATTCAGCGATCTCGGCTTCACAGATCGAGATATTCAGCACCTCGGCTAGGCATGCGAACGTAAGAGCGACGCCGCCAGCCTCCTGAAATGGCTCGCCAGCAGGACGATCGAACACATAGTCGAGAACCTTCTGGCACTCTTCCTTGGTGACGTCTAAGGACTGGACGAGCTCGAGCGACTCTTCAATGAACCGTCGAGCACGTTCCTCAACAGTACACGGATCGAAACCGTCGATCCCACCGAAAGCCTGGTGCGCCCATGCCATTATGGCAGCCTGGCGAGCATCACGAACCTTCCGCTCCTCACCTTCCGCAATACGAGCTCGCTCCAGATATCGATTGTTCGCTTCAAGCAACTCTTTCTCGCGACGAAGCATCTGGTCGTATTTTTCCCGGGAGATCCAGACCAACTCCGAATGCACATCTGGTCCGGAAGACAAATCAATTCCGATAATGTGCGCTGTAACGACTGAAGTCATGCTTCACCCTTCGTTTCGATATTCTTCAAGCGGATTTCAGCCAGTCGCGCTTTGGCGCCTTTCAGCATGATGTCCAACACCAATTCATCACCACCGAGCTTGATGCATGCGAGACTGACTCCGACGATAACGCTTTCCATGAGAACCATGACATCCGTCAGCGATCCGCCTCCCATGATCACCGGACTAATGATCGACTTGACGATCTTGCCGACGTTCTCGTTGTGGACTTCACTCTGGTTGGCCACTAACCAACTCCAGCGGTTCATTCGTCTCGTTAATTCTCTTCTTCGCCAGTAGCATTGAAATACATAAGGCAAGTGCCGGCCTCCCCGACGGGCGAAGATCGACATCGGTCCCAAACCATTCGACAGGATCATTCAGCGCCAGAGGGAACTGATACTGCAGATCGGCGCCGTGTTCAGGGTGGTTGAAGTCAGGGGTAACGAGAGCATCGTCACTGACGGAGCATTCCATGACGCGATATAGCCAACCGGGGAAGGCGCTGTAGAACAGATCGCGCGCGCAATCGAGCGATGTCGTGATCATTCCGAATGGATGGCGCTGCATCCAAGCCTCTACATTCTGGGGCCCAACGAGCTCTTCAACCATAACCTTTTCAAGGGACTTTCGAAGCACCCGGCTATTCTCAGTCAGGCTTTCAAGCCCGCTAATCATCTCGTCGATCGTCATTTTTTGGATACCTCCAACCGCCGTTTGGCTGCATCGAGCAAATCTCTCCGCGCGATTTCAATAGCGCGGTGCGCTGGCAGGACATCTCTGCCGATCGCCTTAAACAAAGAGCGGATACCGTCTTCATGATCTCGAATGTAAACGGTGCCGAGATTCTTCTTAAAGACTTCCAGGAAGGAGTCGGCGCCGTAGCAGACAAGTGCCTCCAATGCTTGGATCTCGACCTCGTTGAGTGTCAGTGTGGTGGAGAAGGCGATCGTCGCCTTGTTGAAAGCTTGTGCCATTACGATCGCCCTTCTCTGCTTATTTTACGCCGGCGGTCGTCTTCTCGCCCGCCGTGTTGGGTTGCTTCCATTCCTGTTCATGTTGGATGGCGGAGGCCGCAGGGTTCCACCTGGTCTGGCCATCAGGCCGCTCCTCGCCAGACCGTATTCTTGCAACGGGAGGCCGCCCGATCTTGATGTTCATTGAATGCGAGGGCCGGGCTCGACACCGGCTATTTGGCTTTCATCGCTTTAAGCGGTCTTCCCTGGCCGCACCGTTCGCCGTGACTTGTACTTCGTCACAGTCTGCGTGTTCCTTCCACGCCGCCTCGCATCTCTCGACCTTTCACCCGACTGGCGATGCCAATACGGCCGGACGGCGAGAGATCTGAATGCGAGACGGGTTTCAACCTTTTCCAGGGTCCGTTCGCGACCTCGCCCTGTACTTCAGTCCGCCGTGCCAGACCGGGTGCATGCAATCCCGGATAACCTGGTGCTCGCCCGAACGCGCGCCGGGTCCGCCTCGCAACTGTGTGCCGTCGCCATTGCGGCGCCAGCGATTGAATCTGGAAGAGGGAGATAGACCGCCAGCACTTGGTGCCTTTCTAGCGGAGCCCTACCCTCGATCGTCCGTCCGTCAGATGGCCTATCCAACATCGCGGGATCGGATCAGCGCAAAAGCGCCTTCCAGAACTGGTGGGAGCTGACCGGATTCGAACCGGCATCCTCTGGTTTCCTCCGCCCACCACGGCATCACAGGAATGGCCCAGCGCTCTACCCTTGAGCTACAGCGATACCGGTTGGTGTTCCGGCCTCCCATAATTGTGAGGCATTAGCCTCGAATTCCATGCCCCGTATCGCCGGGGCCACGCGGGCTTCTCCACACCAACTGGAGCACTGTCTTAGGCTTACGCCCGTCACGGATTTGAACCGTGTCCTTCGACCACGATCTCAGCCACCGAGCCGGAATTGAACCGGCCTGCCTCGATCCGCCTTCCGCGGAATTCATTGCCCGAATGAGCCACTGCTCGGCGCCGACAGTTAGGGCACGTCGCTTGGAGAACGACGCTGACTCTGCACGGTTCCGCCGTGCCGGTTACTAAATTCAAAGGTCGGTATTCAGCAGCGCTGGCTGTCCTCTCCAGGCTGAACCATGGCACCTGGCTACTCCCGGTTTGTCGGCACCTTTCGAGATGCGCACCGCATCCATATGAGGCATGGCCTCAGTCAGGCGGCGAGGAAGATGGCGCCGTAATTCTGCCCACGCTTGGTGAACGTGAATTTCCCGGTGATCTTTCCCTTGTTGATGTGAGGCATCATCTCGCAGAGGTCTTTCATGAAGACAACAACCTTCGCGCCGTTCGATCGCTTGAAATAGAAGTAGGCAGCGCTTCGACCGCGCGCCATGGTAGAGAACTTCAAGGTGTCCTCGAACTCGAAATTGTCGAGCATCACATGCCCCCAATCTGGGTAGTGAAGCTGATCACCTTTCGAGGAAAACGGGATCTGGTAGTCGCCCTTCTTCGCCATTGCCGTCCTTTCAAATTTGGTTGCAGGGGGCGGATTTGAACCGTCGGCCTCCATGAGCCTGGCGAGCCTCCACCCTGCAACATGCTCTTTCGAGCGACACTTCGTCGTTGGGACAGTGGTCAGCCGCCCTTTCTCAGCAGAAAAGATTTATCGAAGACCTCTCCGCTCTGCCATTACTCACCCTGTCAGTTCAGGGCCAAGACCTCGTTGCCTTTCGGCGAATTCGTTGGCCCGTAACGCCGGGACCATGCGACCGAACTGTAGCTTTAGGCGGAACTATCTTCGGCACTCCCCGCCTCCCATTCTTTCTCGCTCTCGGGATTGAGCGCTGGTTTCCTCTACTCGGCGAACCATGCCCGCCGCGGCAAGGCGTTACAGCAACCAGAAAGCCTCCCACCTTGAACTGGGGAATACTGAGAGCAACTACTCAGCCTGAGCTGGACGAACCTTACCGTATCGCCTTCCCTTCTCGCGGGGTGCCACCAGGTTATCAATCCTGCCGGCGCGATCGGCTGATAAGACCGATCCCCCTCCTCGGATGCCCACTCGGGCAAAATTTGACCCACACCACGCCGGCCTATTAGCGTCTGCCGGAATACCCCCCCCAATCGTGGACGGTCCGGTTGGCGCCCCGGTGTCGCCTCCCGTAGGAGTGCCGGGGTGGGCCTGTCGTGCGCTGCTCCACCAGAGGCTTCAACATTCCGCACGTTCGGCACACAATCACTGCCCAGTTGGGCGAGACTAAATGTGGGGCTTGCACCCACTCCCCAGGCTCTCCGCCCGGTCGAACGTCGATAACTACGGTTCCAAGACAGCTTTCCCGTAGCCTCTTCGCCCTTCCCAATGATCCCGCCGCGTCCCTGTCTTGCGTATGGACGAGATCTGAAACCTTCTCGCCCATGACTCGTGCCGGATCGTCCGGATCTGAACCATGGGCATACCGGCGTAGAGTCCGGCTTTCCGCTATTTGTGACCCTGTCTGCCTGGGGCTCCGATAAACACTTGGTAATTAGCCAAGCCCGAATATCGTTTGGTATGGCTGAAGCACGCCCGCGGCTAACGTTTCGGAGTTCCGCGCCTTAATCCCGTGACCGTAGGAACCGCTCCGTCACCGACCGTGTCCCGATCTCTCAGGATGGCCTATCATTGCCAAATTCTTCTGAGCATGTCAATAATAAAATGCGTATGAGAATGTAATTTATCCAAGTGGAGGAGAACATGGGGATTGCACAACAACTCGGCCGGTCAGGTGGATTGAAGTCGGCACATGAAATCGCAGAGGAATTGAAGTCCGCGCGAAGCACGCGGGCGGTCGAAACGAAACTGGAAAAGCCAAAGCGCGCCGGCAAGCGTTTGATCGACCCTGCCAAAGGCTCTCGACAGAAAGTCCAAGAGGCCGCCCAGGCACCAAAACAGCGTCCGAAGAGGGCAATATCAATCCGCCTCGACCAGGAAGTCATCGACCATTTCAAATCTGGGGGCGAAGGTTGGCAGTCTAGGATCAACGCGGCACTCCGCAAGAGTGCGAGCCTTTCGGATTGAATTGTATATACGCACGATGTGTATATACGCGGCAACGGAGAACATGATGGAAACGAAACGGCGATGCCGACTATCAAGGTAACGATCGACGGCGGCCCGATGTCTATCTTTCATTGGGGAATGCACGATCTGGGACGGTTCGGCGTCTATTACCTCAACGGCCTAGCGCACTGGCAGGAAGATCGAGAGACATTTGATATCCGAAGCCACCAACAAACAGTTATTTGAATTGCTGCGGCCGACTATCCCGATCTTTGCACCAGGTCGGGAGCCTATGAAGCAGACCGTTGTCCCGAGCATAGACTTCGAGGCTGAATTTACGGCCGTGATGATAAGTGCAGAGCGCCCATAAATTTTTGAAATCATGAATTAGATCAGGACGATCCTGGACGGGGATCATGTGGTCGACGAGATCCGTTAATGTGTCCCGCCCCTCCTGGCTGCACCACATGCAAAAAGGGTTGAGACGTCTAAAACGCAGGCTAATCGCGTTCCACCGGGCGTCATATCCTCGCTCAGCCGGCGAACCGCGGAACCTCCCCACTTTCGCTATTTTCTGAGCTGCAACAGCCATCGGAGCCTGCTTCGCGATTTTAAATCGAGGCGGTAGTCCGTTCTTTGTCATGCGGCTAACTTCTCTCGCTTTCGTTTCTTGGCTTGCCACTCCCGATCGGTCAGTGAACCTTTGTCTAGGTTACACTTGCGGCATAAGCATCTGCAGTTCGATGGAGCATGGTCACCACCCCGTGACAATGGAACGATGTGATCCATGTGAGGCTCGTTAGCCGCGTTCGTGCCGCGAACTGACTTAGGCGTCGAGATGAAACACGCTTGGCATGTCCAGCCGTCGCGCTCGAGGATTGAATCCACCGTGAAATTTACGACTGCCAGCGTTGTCATCCTCGCACGCCGGCGTTTGGTTTTCTCGCGGAGATGCCATCGATGACCACAGTCCTGGCCGCAAAACTTTCGATCCTGATTGCTGTGTGGACGAGCTACGAATCTTTGGTCGCATTCGGCACAAACGAGTTCCGGCCACTGTTCAAGACCACGCTTCTGAAGCCTTTTCTCGTGCCGTCGCTGCTCCTCGAAAGCCTTTTGACACGTGGGAGAGCAGAATTTCTTTCGTATACCAGGAACAGGATCGTTGCACTTTAGGCATCTCCATTCGGATCTTCTCTTCTTCCGTTTCAAGGAATCCGCTCTGCCAGATGCTTTTCGTGCGATCTCAGCTCGCGCCATATCGACAGGATCTGAACTAACCCGAACTGCCTTTTTAGCCTCGCATTCAGCCAAAGGCCGGCAGGGATCACACCACCGCGGTGGCCTGCTGAAGACCTTATATCGAAATTCGCATCCGCAACGACCGCATAACTTCGAAGCAATGTCGCCGCGCTTTACCATCGACACACCTGAGCGGGCTTCCCGAAACCTTTCTGCACGTCGAAGGTTTCGAAATTTGCGAGCGCATTCGTCACAACGCTTTTTGTGTATTACTGTACTCGGTGGCTTCAACGGAGTTGCCGCACTACAATCTAAACAGAGACCGTTAGATGCACGATCGTTCTTTTCAAAAAGCTGCAATAAGCTAAGTTGGCTTTCAGCCATCATTCACGCCTCCACAACAGGCTCTATGTTTGGTCAGGCCCGGGACCGGCGTTGGCGCGCCTTCTCGGGCCGTTTTATCTATTCATCACATAGAACAAAACGGGCACATTTACAAACGCGCTCAAAATTTTCGTTTGTTGCCAACGCGGGAAAACGACTGCCAACGCGGTCGCGGTCCAAAAGGCCGTTTTTCTTAAGAAACCACCCCATACCCCTCGATCCGATCAGGGCGCGGCCTACCGTGGCCGAGGGGCGCGACGGTGGCACCGCGTGGCCGTCGACACCGGCCAACGGCTGACGCGTGCCAGTGCGCTTGTGTGTGTCTTTGTGTGAGGGGAACATGAGCGCATGGCGAGGGGTGGCCGAGACGGTCGGCGCTGGCATGGTGGCGACGGCACGCCTTGCCCTTCCCCTCGCCCGCTGGCGCGGCAATGGGGAGGGGTGAAAGAGATAGGCGCGTGCATGGTGCTTGTTGTCCGCCGATCAGCTGGCCGGCCATGGTCCACTATCGATCCGCCCACGGTCCGCACCTGGCCAGCGGGTGACACATCCCGGCAAGCCGACTCGCGAGGTGTACGCCAATGGTACAGGGCGACACCCCTCCTTTAGGCCAGCCCCTCATGCGCGCGTGCTGATATCCTCGCTTCCCAATAAAATATTCTCATGCGCATTTTTATAGTTGACATGCTTATGCGAATGTCTATCTTGGTAGTCAGATCAATCGTGATCGCAACGGAGACCGACCCAATGACCGCCACCGAACGCAACGAACAGAACGAACGCCTTGCGGCTTACCATGAGCGCCGCGCCGCTAAGTACGACAGCGAAGGTGATGCTGACCGGGCGGAATACAATCGCCAAACCGCACGTGCTTACCGTCGTCAAATCGTAGCGGTGGCCTGAGGGCCGCCCCTGACGCCTAGGTGGCGGCCTACGGGCCGCTATCCAGTCGCCAGCTTCAACCCGCCAATCGTGGCACCCTCGGAGACCGATACAATGTTCAAGCTCACCCGTACCAAGTCCGGCATGTCTATCCTGACAGTCAAGGCCTTTGGCTTTTACGCCAACGTCTCTTGCGGCAAGGCCCGCGCCACTCGCCGGGAAGCGATCAAGGCGGACTTCTTCGGCATGGCAGCATGCGGCGCCCTCGCTATGGCCGCTCTCCTCTCGATCAACCCGCATGTCGAGCTTCAGGCCATTACGAACAGCGGCGAGGTGTTTGTGGTCGGTATCGGCGACACCTGCCCGGACGCCTTCAAGGGCGCTGTTTATCCCGATGACTGGCGCGAACTGGTTTGCGTCAACGTTGTTCTCTGACCTTTCGGCAAGGGCGCTAGCCGCCCTTATCGAAATGCCAGCCTGACAAGCCAGCATTCCGAAACATACCGCATGCGAGGCGCTGCCTCAGTTCTTTGACAAATATCGCCCGCACCATGGCGGACCGATCATAGCGCTAGCCCACCGTGCGCACGGAATAACGGAGGCAACAATAACCGAAACCGCATGACGGCTTTGGTTTCCGGCGGACTTGTTCGCCGGTTTCCCAAACCGCCAATCGTGGCACAACTGGAGACTGACAATGTGCAATCTCAATATTCCCGAGTCCGGTTCAATCATCGTGTTTGACCGCGTTCCTAACGGATCATATGCGAGCGTCGGCGTTCCCTACCTCGCGACTATCCAAGGCGCTGGCAAGGGCGCAACAATCTTCCTTCGCAATCTCAAGACCGGTTCAGGCACATTCGACCGCGCCGCCGTCTACAAGTTCGCAATCTGGCACGCGGCAACCGACAAGGCCAGCGCATGCGAGAATGCGCAGATCGCGGACGATCATTTCCAGCGGCAGCTGAATGCGCAAAGCATCGATCGCTACTCAGACAAGCGGAAATGGCCAGCTGCCGTTATGGACGCATACCGCGCCAAATGCGCGGCAGATGCAATCATGAGCCAAGCTTTCAAAGCCGCGTGACCTTTCCGCGTCCGCCCTCGCGGCGGACATGGAAATGCCAGACCGTCAACTGTGACACATTGGAGATCGAAATGAATGCTCGCCTTACTTGGAAAGCCGCACGCGCTGCAGCTCGCCGGACTGGCGCTCGCCAGATCGTCGAGGACATAGCCGGGCACATTATCGGAATAGCAGCACCGGACGGAAGCGCCGCACCGCTTGGCCGCAATGGTCGACGCGCCGCGCAAGCCGAACTCATCGAACGCCGCACCGCACCGGGCGCAACCATCTGGAAAGCCAAAGGCGCGCGCTGGCTCTATCGCGAAAGCCTCGCGTTCATTCACTGTTTCGCCGTTCGTCCGGTCACGGAGTAACCGCGTCAATCATGGGGTGGACGCTCTAAGCGACACACTGACTTTTCGGCAAGGGCGCGCGTTCGCCCTTTTCGAAATGCCAGGTCAATCGTGACCATATCGGAGGTTGAAAGGCCATGACGTTCGCATTCCTCGCGTTCCTCGCAATCAATGGCGAGATCCATACATTCGTGCTTGATCAGCACTTGAGCTATTCCGACTGCCAGACGGCTATCCACAAAGGCGTCAAAGCGGCGGAAATCATTCCCGGCGTGACTATCGACCTTTCAGGCGCGCCGCTTGTGTGTGAACTGGAAACCGCGCCCGCCGTGACGGTCGCCGCTGCTGGCGAATAACCATGCGGACCGCTAGCTGGGTTATCCGAGACCGCGAAACGAAAGCGGCCATCCTCGAGACGTTCAGCCGCGCCTTTGTCGAGCGGGTGGACACGGCGAAATATGAAGCCGTTCCAATCATGCAATATCTGCAAGAGCTCAACCGTTCGATTGCAGCAAGCAAAGCCTAGCCTCTTGCGTATCGACACGCTCAGCCGTGCCGATATCCGGGCGCTAGTGTCCTGGCCAATGGTGGCCGCAACGGAGATCAAACCATGTCAACCGAGACGGAAAAGAAAGTCCGCATTCTGAAAGCCGCAATCGAACGCGAAGCAAACCCTCTTCGCAAGTCCAACCTGCGTTTCCAGCTTCAAGGCTTGGTTAAGGTTTTGGCGGCGCGTGAGTTTCAGGAAAAGGTCCGCCTTCTCTCTGGCAACGGTTACTAAGTCAACCCCTCGCCCTTGAGGCGCAACAAGAGGAGATTTGAACATATGAACAAGCCGCTTTCCGCCGAAGCAATCCGCCGTCTCTCGGTTAACCTCGAAGACTTCTTTCAGCCGCGCCGTGAAGTCGCTGGCAAGCATGCCGCGCCGTTCTCGAAAACGGAAGACGGCCGCAAGCGCCGCGATCAGCGCCGCAAGGCCATCGCCCGCAAGCGTGAATTCCTGAACTGATCATCAACCGGCCTTAAGGCCACCCCTCGCCAATAGTGGCACAACGGAGCTTGAAAATGTCTGTCCTGTCTGAAAAAGCAATGCTTTCTCACGTCCGCGTTTCCGCTTGGACCGCACGCCGCATCGACCGTAAAGTAACGGATGAGGTGAATGAATCTCATGGCGCGGCCAATGATGCCGGACGCTATAACAAGCTGCTGGTGAACAAAGAGGCGCTTGCGCCTATCCAATCGGCTATCAGCGCAGCGCGGACGTTCCACTACTCGCGGACTCTCCCTTGGCAGGATGACGGCGCCCGTCTTCTTCCTGCTGCCGCCTATCTCGACTATACGGCGCGTTTGCGCGGTATCAGGGCGGACTTTGACAATGCCGTGGATGAATTCATCAAAGGCTATTCGAAGCATGTCGAGGACGCGAAAAAGCGCCTTGGGGACCTGTTCAAGCCGGAAGATTATCCGGGCGAGGCAGAAATCCGCGCCCGGTTTGATTTCAAAACAATCATCAATCCGGTTCCAGCTGCCGAAGATTTCCGCGTGGCCGTTGGTGACGCTCAAGCGGAAATCATCCGCGCAGAGATCGAAGAACGGGCAAAAGAGCAATTGCAGGAAGCCGTGCGCGACGTCTACCGCCGCGTTTCGGAAGTCTGTGAACGCATGGTGGAAAAGCTCCGCAACTATATTCCCGGCAATGACAACGTGAAAGCGCAAGGCATATTTCGCGACTCTCTTGTCGAGAATGTGCGCGACCTGGCGCTTGTTCTGCCTGCGTTGAACATTACCAGCGATCCAAGGCTTTCGGAGATCGCTGAACGCATGCGGCGCGAACTTGTGCGGCATGATGCGGACACACTCCGGGAAAACGAAGACTTGCGGGAAAGCGTGGCGGATGCCGCCGCCGCGATCCTCGCGGACGTCTCCGATTTCCTCGCATAATCATCAATTCGCCAATCGTGGCACATTCTGGAGATTGAAAAAATGAACATGCACATTCAAGACAAAGGCGTCAAAATCGACTTCGCGGCCAAGATGCTGGAGGCTTATATTGAAGGCGATACGCCCGCCATGCTTTGGGGTCCTCCCGGTTGCGGCAAATCTGACATTGTCGCGCAAACTGCCGACAAATTGGGTCTAGCACTTATCGACCAGCGGCTTACGACCCTTGAGCCGGTTGACCTGCGTGGCTTGCCGCACATCAAAGACGGCGCGGCGATTTGGGCGAACCCGTCGATTCTGCCAGATGAAAAGCGCGATGGCCCACGCGGAATTCTCTTCCTCGATGAAATCAACGCCGCGCCTGCATCCACGCAAGCCGCGTGCTATCAGCTCATCCTGAATCGCCGCATTGGCGAATACAGATTGCCGCCGGGATGGAGGATTGCGGCCGCCGGCAATCGGCAGTCCGACCGCGCCAGCGCGCAAAGAATGCCTTCCGCGCTCGCGAACCGTTTCGCGCATATCGACGTTGTGCCAGATGTTGCGCCGTGGGCCGATTGGGCGATTGCCACTAATCGCCATCCGGCAATGATTGCCTTCCTCCGCTTCCGGCCACAACTCTTTCACCTGATGCCTGGCGTTGCGCTCGATGACGGCGATATCAAGCTTTCCATGCCAGCTGATGCCCGCGCCTTTCCGACTCCGCGCTCTTGGACGGACGCGGCCAATTATGCGGACCGTGACGCGGAGATGAGGCAACCGCTCATCGCCGGGCGCGTCGGCGTCGGTCCGTCGGTCGAATTCGAGGGCTTTATTCGGACGTTTCTTGACGTTCCTTCGATCAAAACGATCCTTGCCGATCCTGCGGGCGCAAAGGTTCCGCAAGGCCCGGGCGCGCTTTTCGCGGTTTCCGCCGCCCTCGCCCGGGCTGCAACGCCGATCAATTACGGCGCAATCATGGAATACATCAAGCGTATTCCCAAAGCCTATGAAGTCCTAACGGCGGTCGACTCTCAAAAGCGCAACAAATCCCTTGCTGAAACAGGCGCGTGGGTTAGCTGGTGCGGTCGCAACACGGCAGTTTTTGCATGAGCGCGTTTCAGCTAGTCGATAACGCGCGCGCCGTCTTGATGACGGAGCAACCGTTCTATGCAACGCTTTCGTTGCATCTGGAGCTTGTCGAGGATCCGGCATGCAAGGAAATGTGGACGGACGGCGCGTCCCTTGGCTTCAATCCTTCGTTTGTCGAGGGGTTGAAGCCTTCCGTCTTGCGCGGCTATGTCGCCAGCGCGGTTTCGAGTTGCGCAAGGCTCCATCATGTCCGGCGCGGCAACCGTGCGCCGGAAGAATGGAAAAAGGCGTGTGCCTATTCGGTCAACCCCGAACTAAAGGAAGCCGGGTTCAATCTGCCGGAAGGCGCATTGATCAATCCAGCTTACACGGACCTTTCGGAGGAGGAGATTTTCCAACGCCTCCAGAAGGCCAAGCAGGACGGCGACAAAGGCAAGCCGAACGATCAGCAAGGCGCCGGCCATCAACAGCCCTCGCCGTCATCGGCAAGCGGCAAGCCGGACGGAAACCAGACAGGCGCGCCCGGCGATCAGCCTAGCGCGGCAATGGTGGAAATCAGGGATGCCGCGCCCGCTCATGAGCCCGGCAAGCTGACAGCAAGCGAAAACGAATGGAAAGCAAACGTTCGGCAAGCGCTCGCCGTGGCCAAGGCTCATAATGCGGGAAGCATTCCGGGATTTCTTCAAGAAATAGACGCGGTGACAATCGCGCCTCGCTATAACTGGAAAGAAGAATTGCGGGCTTTCATCGATCAATCTTCCGTCAAGGATTATTCGTGGATGAACCCAAACCGGCGCTATATCGGCGCGGGTTTGATCCTTCCCGGACTCGTGGCGGACTCGCTTTCGCATGTGGTCTATGTGGTCGATGACTCCAGTTCCATCGATCAAGATGCTTTCGCCGCATGTTCAGCGGAAGCCAAGGCCGCGCTTGATGAAGGAGCGGCGGACAAGATCACAGTGATCTTTTGCAATGTCGCTGTGCATCAGGTCCTTACATTTGAACGGGGCGAGGAAATGCAGATCAAGGCGCGCGGAAGCGGCGGCACGCGATTTGCTCCAGCCTTCGAATGGATCGAAGACAATGCGCCTGACGCGTCGGCAATCGTCTATTTGACAGACTTGGATTGCAAACCGGAACATTTCGGAGAGCAACCCGCCGCGCCGGTCATTTGGGCGGCATATGGAGAGCGAAAGACCATCGCACGCCTTGCTGCGAAAGTGCCCTTTGGTGAAGTCCTTCACCTCGCGGTTTAACCAGATTGGGCGGCGTTAGTCGCCGCCCTCCGCATAATCGTCCTGCATTGGTGGCCGACGCCAGGACGATCTAGCAGCACATACCAATCAAGGCGACAAGGCCGCCTGATGAAATTCCCATAGGGATACCCGAACGGGACGCCTTGAACGGCAATATAGGAGGCAGTCATGCGCCGGGATACTAAAACCGGCAAGATGCTTGCGGGTGGCTCCCGCTGGAGTAACAGCCTAATTGACCGGTGATTTAATCTTGTTCCTGTCGCCTCGCCCGTAATGGGTAGACTAGGTGAACTCATCCTAAGCGCGCCATGCTTGCCAGTAGCCGACATAAGAGCGGCGAACACATTCGGCGCATGACAATCGCTTGATTGCTCACGATCCGCTCCCTTCTTGGATGCAATGGACCAACCGCGCCTAAGCGGCGGAGACGCTAAGCCAACTCGGAGCGTGATCAATGAACAATCGAAGTCCAACTGCCAAGTGTGGCACAAGAGGAGATCAAGACCATGAAAGCAGTCATCTGGACAGTCGTTTCCGACACGAATTTCGCAACCGAATGCGCCGTCTTCATGACCGAGGAAGCGGCTTTGACTAACATGTTCAACCGCGCGGTCGCGCCTCATGTTCATGACTCAAGGTTAAAGGAAATCGGGCATGAATTCGATGATGATCCTTATGATGTGATCGAACGCTACAAGCCCGACCTGGACACGTGGTCTCACGAGTCGCATGAGATCAACATTCCCCTTGGCAAGGTGATCCGCGACACGTTGCACGCGCTCCATATGCAATTTCGGATCGCCGTCCGGCGCTACGCTCGCACCTGAATTCTTTCACCGGCAATTGTGCCACTATAGGAGATCGATCGATGCTCACTCATCAACCCTCTAACTTTGCCACCTATTCCGATGCATCCGGTTCGCCGGTGTTCGATACCTTCTTTGTCCTGTCCGACTGGGGCAATGGCGAAGAGCTATTCGCCTTTCAGTCTCCCGATGATCGGCAACGGGCAATCGAGGCCTTCACCGGCAAAGGCATGCCGTGCAAGGCACTCACCCACCACGAAGCATTCCAGAAGATCCAAGGCGGAATGCGTGCATGGGTGCATAACGGCGATGTTCCGGCAGATTTCGTCTGGAGCCCGCTTTCCATCAATTATCGCATCGCTTGCGTGGCCTGATGAAAGAAGGTGCACTCACCTTTCAGGACGCCGCACGGAAATCGCGATACGGTCGGCGTGACTGGGTTGTTTTCAAAAAGAGAGATGGGGAATTTGTTATAGCCCCATGCTCTCCTGCTTTGATTAAGCAGGCTTTGCTTGCTGTCGGCACGCAAGGACATTTCACCATTCTTTCTGGTGGCATTGGCTACCGGATCAATTGGCGGCTCGGATTGTTGAGGCTGCGAAATGCAAAGTATCTGGGCCACGCTGCATGACAGCGCAATCGGAAATCCCGTCCGAGGATATTGACGGCAACAACCAGGACGTCGAAGTCGATGACGTACAAGCCGCATAGGGCGGCAAACCAGCCAATCGTGGCACTCAGGAGGTCAAGAGCATGCGTTACAAATTTGCTGCGCGCATTTATTGCGCATTCGAGATCGAAGCCGAATCCGAAGAAGAAGCAATTGCTGCCTTGGAGGATGCGGAGATGGACACTGGAAACTTGGGAACCCTGCCGGACGGATCGCCGATTGTGGCCCGTCTGGAGACCATTGAGGACGCATCAGGATCAACCGAGTGGAGCGCCGTGGCGATCGATGGGGATGAGGTCTGATGCCGATCTATCAAACGGACGTCATGATCTACACCACGGCTTACGTCAAGGCTAAGTCGAAGCAGGAAGCCTTTGAAAAACTGATCACCCACGATTCCAGTTCGGTTGAATTCAGGAATCAAGTGATCAATGAAATCGAGGTTTCCGGTCTCCCGCTCGACTCCGAAGATTTGCCGGAGTTGTCAATTTCGCCGTACATGACTCTCCTTGTGCAAAACAAGAAGGGCAAGAAGATCACAAAGCGCGACTTCACGAAGTGCGTGTAAGGCAAGCCATAGGCTACGCGTGGCCACGATAGGAGAATGAAGAATGATCAGGAAGTTTCTCTACCTTTCAACCGCCCACCTGACACCAGCCGCTAAGGCATGGCTGTCAGAAAGCGCAACGATGAATCACGCCGTGAGCTACTACGGATTTGGTGGCGGCGCGCTCATGAGCACGCTTGGCGCTACCATGACCGGATGGTTCATTCACGCGCCAAAACTGCCAGATGATGGCGGGATGGACTATGGGATGCCGGAGGACCTTTTCCCAATCATCCGGCACGCTCACGCGAATGCTTGCCATTACATCCTATTCGACGCGGACGCGGATGTCATCGAAGGCTTGCCGGTTTTCGATGATGACGAAGACGGTTGACTGATCGATTTCAGCTTTCACCGGCTCTCGCAGCCGGTGCGAGGTGGAATCGCCACCAATAGATCAATTGTGATCGCAAAGGAGAATGAACGAATGAACGCACACATTGCACGCGCTATGCAGTCAGCTTCGGAGATTTCCATCGAGACGGCGACAAGCCAGAAAATTTCCGCTGATATCATCCCCTTCCCGGCACGTGGAAAGCAGCCGGAAGCCGAAGCCGAGGCCGTGTCAGTCGAGCTCGAACCCGTCGAGCTGGCAATCGTCGCTAAAAACGACAACGCACCCGTCGGTCTGCCTTCAGCCGAACCGGTTGTCGGCGCATCTGCATTGATCGAACGCGCTCGCCTGACGCGCGCAGTTGAAATCGTCAACAGCGTGATCGAAAAGCGCAATACGATCCCGATCCTTTCGAATGTCGCGCTTGTCGGCACCGGCGAGGCACTTAGCCTGACCGGCACAGATTTGGATATCGAGATCGCGGTAACTATCCCAGCGGCCGCGGACCGTGAATTCGGAACAACACTGCCCGCGCATCTCCTCAAGGATTTGCTCAAGAAGGCGACGGCAAGCGATTTCGTGGCGATCACAACCGGCGAAGACCGGGACTCTCTCGACTTCGAACGCGTGCAGTATCATCTGCAGCCACTTTCGCTGAATGATTGGCCACACCTTGCCGGCCCGGCTGCTTCAGCCTTCACATTCCAGCTTCCCGGCAAAGCGTTCTGGGATGGTATCGATTCAACCATGGGCGCGGTATCAACGGAGGAAACCCGCTATTACCTGAACGGGATCTATCTCCATACCGTTGAGACCGAAGGCGGGTCGCAGCTCCGCATGGTCGCAACCGACGGCCATCGCCTCTATCGCCAGGATATCGACGCGCCGGAAGGTTCCGCCGGGATGCCGGATGTCATCATTCCGCGCAAGACGGTCTCTCTCTTCCATAAACTCATGAAGGGCAAGGCGTGCCCGGAAAGCGTCACCATTGCTGTGACCGAAACCAAGGTGCGCCTTTCCTTTGACGATATCGTCATCACCTCGAAGACGGTCGACGGCACGTTCCCCGACTATCAGCGCGTCATTCCAGCATGGAACGACAAGACAGCAACCATGGATGCGGATGGGGCGATTGAAGCTATCCGAGCTGTATCGCTCATATCGCTGATTTCCAGAGAGCGAGGTAGGTCGGCGAAATTCACGTTCACTGCCGGGAATTGCCGCCTCACCGTCAACAATCCGGACTCTGGCAGCGCCGTCGCTGACATCGCTTGCGACTATGATGGCGATGAATTCGAGATCGGTTTCAACGCCGGCTACACGATGGCCATCATCGAAGACGCTCGCGGCAACGGCTCAAGTTTCACCATGAAGTTTTCGGATGCAGGATCGCCCGCTCTCGTTACTGGCGATCGCGCCGGCTGGATGTCCTGCCTTATGCCGATGCGCGTTTAACAGTTGCAGCCACCCGGCGGCGCACCAAACGCGCCGCCACTCTTATCAGATGCCGCCAGGCGCCCGGGCGGATGGATTCGCGCGCACTCGCAACGAAAGGAGTTTTACCTCATGAAAAAAATCTCTCTAATCCTCACAATGTCACTTATGGCCAGCCTTGCTGCCTGCGCGACTCCGCCTGACCGCATCAAACCGTCTGCCTCCGATGGCCAGCCGTGTTCTCCAGCTGACATGAAGCGCCTCAATCAGCTTTCGGAACAGCAGGGGAAAATGGCGCGCAATGATGCTCTCGGCGTCTTCATCATCGGCCTGCCAGTCGGCAGCATGGGCCAGAAGGATCACAAGCAGGAGATCGCCAAACTCAAAGGGCGCTGCGGCGGCTAGCCATCCATGCGCCAGGCAATCAAGATCCGCCGTCAAGACGCTGAATCTGTGGCCGCTGAAGAGCGGTCATGGAAATGCGAGTCATGCGACAAGATGATTGAAGAGCATGGCGACGGTCCGCACTGCCGCCATTGCGCGATGTATTGGGAAGACGTCCGCAAAGGCGTCTTTGGTGACTAACCAACACGAGCAACCGTGCTCACATTAGGAGACCGACGCTATGAAAATCTATCTCGTCACGGGTGGAAGCTTCACCGTTCCAGGAAAACCGATGAAGCCGTTCCCGTCACTCGAACAAGCGAACGCGGAAGCCGCTTCAATGGTCAATATCCTGCGAGAGGAAGTTGACCTGGATAACAGCGCGACGGCTGCCAATTGGAAGGCGAGCCTCGAAGAAGCTCGCGCCGCCCGCATGGAAGAGTTGGGACTCGATCCCGAGACGGACGAATTGAGCGACGATCGTGACGGCTTTGTCGAGATCGTTGAAATGGAAATGCCAGCGGCCGCCGCGTCCCAGCAACGTGAGGCGGTGAAGGTGCCGGAAGATGCTACGCCAGAAATGGTTGCCGCCGCGCTAGCTGTTGATTGGTCGAATGAGAGCGAGGAGGCCACCGTTCATAACGTCTGGCATGCCATCCTCTCCGCCCTCGCCGCTCCACACCCTGTAGAGGCGGAAGAGTCTGACGGACCTTTCCACGTGTCGCGTTCATCGGACGGAGAACGTCATTGGTTCAGCGCGAGGGATGCTGCTTCTGGCGTTACACTCCCACTGGATACCAGGGAAAGAGCGGAGGCATTAGTCGCCTCATTAAACCGTTCTTTCGCTCACCATTTGCGGATGGCCGCTCCCGCACAGACACACACTGTAGAGGCGGAGCCGGTGGCATGCAGCGTCAAGCCGATGCGCTTGTCTGATGGGCGCACTGATTACTTCGTATCGATCCGAAAGGGAGATCGTGAGGTCACGCCGCACATGTTCCGCGAAGAGTACAAGGCAGCTTACCACGTCGCCCTGTACGACTGGCTGCTGAATGGGAAAGAAGCACCGGACCTTATGGCGTTCGGTCAGGACGAGTTCCCTGCGCAAGCTTACTACGCAACCCCGCAGCCAGCGGTAGCCGAGCCGGTGGCGTGGCAGTCAATGGATACCGCGCCGAAGGACGGAAAGCATTGCATTCTCGCGGTGAAGGAAGGTGCCTTCATCTATTCCGTGCAGGGCGCTTTCCAGAATGGGCAGTGGAACGCGGTTCATCGCGGCGACGTCAAGCCGTTGTGCTGGATGCCCAACGTCCTCCTACCTGAGGGAATCGTCTCTGCCTTTGCCGCCACCGCAACGAATGGTCCCAAATGAAGATTATATGGTTCCGAGGCGCAACCGCCTACGAATTCCAGATCGGCCCATTCTGGATGATGTGGTGCCATCTCAAGGGCAATTACTGGAAATGGAAACCATGGCGGCGGTTCTCTGCCGGCGTGGATTGGGAAGCCTGATCAGCCAATCGTGGCACTGAAGGAGATTGAAATTGAACCAGATCGCAGTCCGCCCGAACATCGAAGCAATCGTCGCAGCGCACGACAAGACGATTGAACTTTACGCAGACGCTTATGCGAAGATGGAAATAGCTCAGCAGGCGCTATGCGCTGCGAACGCGATCGAACGCACCATTTCCCCGACGCTTGACCGCAACGGCTACACCAGCAATCACATCAATGAAATCAAGGCTTTCGCTCATGCTCTCCAGCTTCCGGAGCGCGAGGATTACATGCGCGCGGCGCGACGCATCATGCAGTTGAAGACCTGGGCGTATCTGATCGAGCGCACCGAACTTGAAGCGCTGATGGACATCGAGGCGAAGAACAAGCTACGCAAGCAGATGGCCTATGTTCCTGAGAGGCGCGATTACACCACGGGCGCAATCATTAATCAGGATGAGATCGATGCAGGAATGCCGCCCGTCACCGTCGAAAATCTGAATGCAACGCTTGACCAGTTCATGGCGGACGCCGGCACGATTTGGCTACGCGGCATCGCCAACGCTTTTTCGAAACTAGATCGCCGCTTCAAGAGCCATGACGGTTTCAAGATCGGCGCCCGCATCATCCTCACCTATGCTTTCACCGACAGCGGCGGCTGGAATTGGGGAAGCGGACGCGGCAACACGGCGCGCGATACGCTGATCGATATCGAGCGCGTCTTCACCATCATGGACGGCAAGAAGCCTCCACGTGCCACTTATGCAGGCGCCATCGGATCGATCGACGCTATCCGTCTTGGTTTCAATCGTCCGGCTCAGTGCGAGGTTGAGACGCCATATTTCAAGATCCGCGTGTTCAAGAACGGCAACGCGCATCTTTGGATGATCCGCAAGGATTTGGTGAAGGACGTCAACAAGGCGCTCGCTTTCTATTACGGCGAGGTTCTGCCTGACGGCGGCCAGGCAGAGGAAGATCCGTTGCAGAGCAAGGCTGTCACGCCTGCTAAGCGTTTCGGCTTTTTCCCGACACCAGACAAGACGGTTGACGAGGTTTTCCGCCAGGTTTCGCTGCTACGCAAGCGCGATGAGCCGCAGATGCGCATTCTTGAGCCGTCCGCTGGCACAGGCCAGCTGGCGCGCCGCTGCCTGCGCTCGATTGAGGAGCTCGATGGGGGGTCCGGCGGCCGCGCGCGGTATGAGCACGAATACCGCTATGATCACGCCGTCGAATGCGTCGAGCTTCAGCCTCACCTTGCCGACGGCTTGAAGGCGGAAGGCGTCTACCGGCGAGTCTACAATCAGGACTTTCTGACGCTCTCGCCGACGACGACTGGCCTCTACGATTACGTGGTGATGAACCCTCCGTTCGATATGCTGAGAGATATCGATCACGTCCACCACGCATTGAAGTTCCTGAAGGACAACGGAACGCTCGTGGCCATCATGTCGGCAGGCGTGGAGTTCCGCGAGGACAAGAAGAGCGCCGCGTTCCGTGATCTCGTAATCAATAAGATGAAGGGGCGTTTCTTCGATCTTCCACCAGGTTCATTCGCCGAGTCCGGAACTTACGTCAACACGGTCTTTTTGAAGGTCTACAAGAGCGGCCGCCCAGTCAGCCACTACTGAGGAATTAAAAGGAACCCAGGAAATGAAGATAGAATTCACCAACCGCGGTTTTGGCCGCATCGAATTCACCGACCGTAACGGCGTGGAATGCAGCCTCCAGGAAAGCAGTCTCGCCAATGAGGAGGCAATATGGCTTGGCTGCAATAAAGCCAATCCACAGGTTCTCGTACCCGGCCAAAGCTGGCAGCCGGTCGAGATGCCTGAAGGATACGTAGCCAACACACGCATGCATCTGACGCGTGACATGGTCCGCGAGCTGCTCCCTCACCTGCAGCGATTTGTCGACGAGGGAACGATCGGATGAAAATCACTTCCGCAATTCGCGAATGGCTTGCCGACGTGCGATATCGCCGCAGGATCCGCCAGATCGCGCTGTATCACCAAAGGTCTGGCGCGATCGCTCCCTACGCTGTCGCAGCGCACGAAATTTACCTCAGGCGGAAGCTGGAAGATTTTCGAGACTTCGCCAGCAAGCGCTATTTGGACGATCGCAGCCTCACACTCGACGAGATAAAGCAGGAATGGCTGGATATCGTCGTCAAGCCGATGGCAAGATCCGAATTCACTCGTGACGATGCCAAGTCGCTGAAGGCAGCGATTGTTGCTATTCCCAATAGCGAGACATTCGTCGGAGAGGCAAAGAAAGCGCGAGAGGCCGACATCAGGGAAGCTATCGCAACCGCAAAGTCAGGCACAGTTTACACAGGGCGCTTCGCCTGACATAACAGGGCAAGCCAATCGTGGCCGCAGGGGAGATCGACGTGAAAGAACACAACTCAAAATCGGGCGCAGAGCCCAAAAAACTCGACATCCTCTATGGTGCCGAAGCTATCGAGAATGCGGACGGACCCGGTTACATCGGCGTATACCGCGCGCCAGGACTTGCGCCAGGACTCGTTCGAGATCCTGAAACCAATCGGCTTAGGATTTTTTCCAATGAGGACTCAGCAGTCGCGGCCGCCTCAAAACGGCTGTTCGATATCCTCAACACGCCACGCCTGCGCACAATCGGTCGGTCTGGAAAAAGCGAAAGATATCAAAAGCTGACGTCGCAGGAGCTGAAGATATTGGTGAGCGAAGTCGGCATCACCTGGACGCTCCTCGCTTATCTGTACGGAACGAGCGAGAGACGTCTGACGGATTGGATGAATGGCGTTAATGAAAAAGGACAGGAAGAGCTCGCGCCCCATCCTGTCCGTGTTCTGCTCGAGCTCTTCAAGGCTGATCCGAAGAACATCGACATCGCTGAAACCGTCACGGATTCTGTGACGACGCACTATTCCGAAAAGCGTTGACCTCGCGCCGGTTCAAATAAGGCCGGCGCGACACTATCCGGCTTGCCGCTGCGCCTTGGCGATAGCATCGCGCGCCGCGTAAATCGACTCCCGAACCGCTTTGCGATCGGCCCGCTTGGGGATTTCCGCATCCTTATCCCCTGGCATCGTCCCGAGAAAGAGCGAAACTTTGTCGAGCGACTCACGGATTTCTGACAATACGAGATCCGCACCTTTCTTGCTGGGGATTTGCCAAACGAACAGTCCACGCAAAAGCAGATGCTCCAGCATGTGGTACCATTCCATCTGCAACATTGATTTTATCGATTCGACATTCTTGATATTCTCCGCCACCACGGCGTGAATAACGACACCGGCCCCTCCTCCTCCGCCGGCACTTTCGTAGTCCGGTGATTTGATACCGGAACCATAGATCGACTCCATCATCGATCTCAGGCGAACACCAGCCTCGTAACGGCGCATAGCGTTGTTCGCCTTCTCCTTCTCCTCCCCTTGTCCCTTCGGGTTTGAAAGCATCTTCTCGTTATAGAGATATTCCAGAGGCGTCGATTCCACGCCACGTGGAGCATGCCCCGCCTCACGCCTGGCCTGCTGGGTTTCGGCTTCCCGCTTCTTTCGTTCCACCTCCTCCCTTCTCCGCTTAATTTCCCTCCGGCCGGCGCGCGTTTTGGGATCTGGCTCTGGTAAAGTCTCCGGCTTCACTTTAGCTTTCTTCTCGACGGTAACGATTGCCTTTTTCTTTTGGTCCGAATTCAGAGACTTCGCGACGAAATAATCTGCAGGCAGCATCCCATCATCGATACGACTAGCCTTCAGTCCATCAAGGAATGTTTGCCGGTCGGCTTTGTTCATAGCCTGGCGTCGGTTCGGGATTTTGTTGATGATCCCCCGAACGGCGTGTTCTGTCTTCCCATGACGCTTTGCGAGGCTCAGGTGGATTTTCTTGATCGTCCATCCATGAATCCAGGTCACGATGATGCAGAATTCCAAAGGCGTGAGCTTAGTCATATCCATGATCAACGCTCCTTTTCACGCAACAGGCTTGCCTTGCCGTCGAATTTCAACTCACAAATCCCCCCATCCTCGCCTCTGCGGCGTTTCGGAATAGAGACCTCGATCATTCCTTTGCACCTTGCAAGTTTCTCGGCCCATTCTTTGCCATCGGGACTCTCCATGTCGTGTGGTTTCTGCTGCCGAAGCCAACGATCTCGCCTGAACAAACTAATTGCCCAATCGGCATCCTGTTCAATGCTTGATCCTCCGTCGAAATCATTGAGTTGTGGCCTTGGATCGTCCCTTCTCTGTGAGGAGCGCGTTACCTGTGACAAAGCGACAATGGCGATACCGACGTCTTTCGCAATTTCCTTCAGCGTCCCGGTTATATACTCGACTCGATCAAAACGATTGCCGAACTTCCCGAGAGCTTTCATTAGACGAATGTGGTCAATGGCGGCTGCCTTGAGGCCACGGGATCGTTTGAGGACGACGCAACGATCACGGAACTGATCTAATCGAATACCTGGCCTATCATCGACCAGCATGCGCGAATTCATAAAGAACTTCTGTGCGGCCCGCAACTCTTCTAGTTCGAATGCATCGTACGTCCCTTCCTCGATTCCAGCGACTGACACACCTGAACGGCCGGCAAGTGATCTACGACCAAGATCTTCATCGCGCATTTCGAGAGAGAAGAAACAAACTGGACCATAATCTTCCTGAATACGATCCAGCAATTGCAGACCAAGAACCGTCTTGCCATCGCCGGGGCGAGCGCCGATGAAACCCAAATCACCAGGGAAAATTCTACCGAGGATCTGATCCAATGATGCGAGGCCCGTATCGAACCCGGGAGAGACTCCCGTTTCCCTCGTTTTCATCGAACTGTTTATTACTCTCGTGACGATATCCCCCATTGTCTTCAGGGGTTCCGCCTGACTGTTGACGGAGACATCCTTCACACAATTCTCGAGATCAGACAGCATAAAGCAGGTATCGGTATCTGCTTTCTTAGCCTCCTTCACAAACTGCTCGCAAATCTCAATCGTCCGCCGGCGCTGCCACATCTCGATGACTTTCGTCACCTCGTTCGAAATATCTTCGATCTCAGCGGTATTCCGAATGAGCGCCGTCATAAGAGTCATGGTCGACGAACCATCGCCATATTCCGGCCCTACCCGACTTTGCAACAAAGACAGCGTCGGCTTCTTTCCATCCATCACAATCAGTCGATAGGCATCAAAGATGGTCTGGAATATCTCAACGGAGAAATGGAACCCCTGGATTGTTCCATTGATCTGCCAGTACGTCGCTTCACTCTGCAGTATCTTGCCGATTACAATCTTCTCAGCATCGGCATTCGTTAGAGTTGCGGGTTGGCTTCTCTCACGTGACTTATTTCGTTCGCTCAATTTCATTCCTCGTCTGCAAGAGATCCAATCCATCACCCAGAATTGGCATTTCATTTCTGTTGGTGCCGACGCCAATGGCTGCCATCCGCTCGGCTAAGACGTCGCCGGCATTCTGTCCTGGCGGTTTGAGAAGGCGACCGTTCTGGAAGAGACCTTTGTCGCCGTCGTGAAAGATCGACAGACGCTTCAGAAAAATGGGCGGTTCAAACGCCATCATCCCGGACGTCGAAAGCATCGGCCAAATGGGCATCCGGAACCCCTCAAGCGCCCAGATGGCGACGCCAGTCTCAAGGCCTTCGCACCCTCCGACTCGTTCGGCATCGCCGCCGACCCGCACGGCGCCGCCGGCAGCAGGACCGCGACCGACTTTCGGATTCTCGATCGCGGCTTTGACAGGCTTCCGCTGATCCATGTAGATCTGCCAGACAGCGATCAACTTCCCGAACGGGTCGAGGACGGCAGCAACAACAGCCGGCATGCGGCCAACGGTGCGATCGAGCTCGTAGTCGAGTGACGGATGGAATCGGAGCGTATTAGAGCAGTCCCATGGCCAGGCCTCTATTGGCGGGATTCCGCGGCCAACCAAATATGCCTCCCCCTGCGAACCACGGAGTGGCTGCGCTTCGCTCCATATCTCCTGAGCGGAAAATGTCCGTCTAGCGTCGCGTTGCGCTCGTTTCTCAGTCTCGCGACGATCGCGATCTTCCCGATCCTTCTTCTCCTGGTCGCGCCGTTTGTCGAGCTCTGCACGATCGTCTGCGGTTTCCTCACGATGTTGGGTAATACCCAAGAATTCGCGAGCCATGGCATAGGCGTCAGCCCAATCGCTCTTACTGCTCGGAACGTTTCCGTGCTTTCCGTAAAATAATAGCGCCAGAGAACCTCCGCCCACGGATTGGCTAAATCGATACCACTGCCCGCGTCGATCGCCGCTGAGATTGACTGTGAAGCTGGACGTGGGGCGTTTTTGCTTATCCTTGATGCGAGGCGTCAAAAGGGCCACGTCCTGCGACTTAACGCGACTCTTGACCCAAGTCGGCCAATATTTGCTGATGACGGCCTCGATGTCATCCTCGAGTCGCTTCGCCAGTTCTGCGCTGTCGTCGACGTACCGGCTCATGCTTCTTCCTTCAGGAATTGCTTGGCGAGCATCTTGAAGCGGGATTCATCGCTGTAGACTGCCGGCATCTCCAGGCCAGGATCATTGATGCCGCGCGCCTGATCTTTCTTCACGGCATTTACCGCCATCATGGTCGGGTCAGAGCCGTAATTGACATATGGGTAGATGACGGTGATTTCGTCAGCCTCTTGCCCAGGCCGGTCAACGCGGCCGACGAGCTGTGTAACGACGGCTGGAGCCCAATCCGCTTCACCGATGATCACGGTAGAACAACGCTTCTGAAGACCATCTAGGCCGGCGCCTGACCGCAAAGAAATCAGAATGCAATCGGACTCGCCGTTAATGAACGCCTTCTTCACCCTGTCTTTCTGCTTGGCGCTCTCCGAGCCCGTGTAGAGCATCGGATTGAACTCTTTGAGTTCTTCTTGCCAAATTTCATACACCCGGCGATGCCAACCAGCGAGCAGTATCGGGATGCCCTGCTTGAGATACATCTTCGCCAGGACAGCGACGCTCTTGGCTTTGGCAAGTCCGGTCTGAAGACGAGCGAATGCGTCGAGCTCGCGTGCAGCCACGCCGGCTTCGACGAACGAACCAGTCATCACTTTCTGCGCAAGTACACGTGCCAGCTTTTCGGCATCGTCCGCGATCTTCTGGTCAAAGTCGACTTCGATCGGGATCGTGTTGATCGTGCGACCCTGCCGAAGCCGGCGAAGGAAAACTTGGCTTTCTCGCAGATACGATCCGAGCGCATCTGGATCAGCTACGAGCCATTTTCCGCCTGGACCGGACTTGCACCATTCACGAACGAACTCTTCCCAAGGGCCAAGCACGTCCTTGTCGATGAACTGGTAGATGTTCCAGATCTCAGAACCGTAATTGAAGACCGGCGTTGCACTGGCTCCGAGGCGGAGTTCGGCGTTATTCGAGAAAACGTCAGCCGCTTTACCTTTCGACGTGTCGAGGCCATTGCGAAGCTCCTGAATTTCGTCATAGACGACCGCCTTGAAGAAGCCTGTCCCGGCAATATCAGACCATCCGTGGATGTTCGAATACTTGAAAACGTATAGGTTCGCCGCCGGCAGGCTGTATGGTTTGGTACCGTCGACAATGTGGGCTGTCATGTAAGTGAACGGCACAATGTATTCGTTCACCCATTGCGTTGGAAGGTGAGCCTGAACCACGACTGCAGCCGGAAGATAACGAGATCCCGCCAGGCCATAAAGCGCACTGATCGTCTTACCAAGACCGACGTCATCGCCTAGCAGCAACCCCTTCTTTCGCAGCCAAAGTTCAGCCGCCTGCTTCTGAAAATGATAGGCATCGTAACCGGGGCGAAATCCATGTTTGGACGGCGCCTGCCAATCAGGCATGAGAATCTCTTCTGTCCGGATACGATCGGCCTCGAATTGCGATGTCCCCAACTGGAGACGTTCCATGTCAGCGGATGAAACATCCATCGGATACCTCTGGATGAACCATTGGAGATCCGCGGACATAGAGTCAGTGGTCGGCAAATCGAAGACACCAGTCTGGTGCTTCGGTACGCGCGGGAACATCGCTTTCAGCCGAATAGCAACGTGCGGAGGGATTTCCGAAAGCACCCAGCGATTTCCTTGAAACTGCAGCCGGCCGTATGTCGGGACTTTGACTGTCACGCCCACACAACTCCCCGGAAATAACCATCTGCCTGCATCGCCTCGAGCATGTGTCTCGCCTGCTTTTGAGCGGACGAGTCAACCTTGGGGATATTGGCAAATTCGGTAACTGTGCCTTCCGGCGCCAGGATGGCGGTGATGGCCTTATCCAAAGAACTGTCGTCGACGATCCCGAAGACTCCGTTGCGACGAAGGCAGTCCAACAGATAGAAGATGCAAAGCCCAAACTTCGCGACCGCGGCTTTGGCTTCCACAAATGGCTTCTTTGCCACTTCCACGGCCCGTCGAGTGCGGCGGAGGAGCGCGTCAGCCTTGATTGGCTCTATGCCTCTCAGGATCTCATCTTGCGCCTCGCGCAGCCATGCAAGGAGTTGGCGGGCGTCATCACCTTCCGGCTGATCAATCCCTTCTGCAATGACGATTGCAAAGAGGCGGACTGGAAGAAGTTCCTGGACGATTTTGCGATCAGAACGATAGGTCATGCAAAAACCTCACCGGTGCGAGAATTGATGATGCCGTTTGCGCAAGCTCTCCACAGGAGAACATCCACCGTAGCCGCACGATAACCGGTGGCCTCCGCTAGGCGCTCACACAGCAATTGCGCAGTGACTCCTTCGCGTTCGGCAAGGCGCTGCAGATGAACATCCGGCTTGGCGACGTCGGCCCCGAAATTCTTCGCCAAATGGAATTTGGTAATGCCGCCGATCCACGGCAGGGACGCGCAGAACTCGACTTTATCGGCTGCTGTAAAGTACCGAGCAAAGAGGTCAGCCCGGTTCAACCAGATCGTTTCGATTGCCGCCGCCTTGCCCGGGTGCCCGAACACTTCTCGGACTGGCTTCCCGATCGATATCTGCTCCGCAACGCGATCATAGATGCGACGGGCAATGGTATTCTTCATGCCGGAATTGCAGATTACAAAAATCGCTTCAAAAGCGAAATCTTCTGCACTCTCCGGCGGCTTAATATTCTCTGACCAAGCAATGTCATCCATTCCCTGTTGCCCGAGGGCGGATTGAATAAATCTGAACTGATCAACCGAAATCATCGCACGTCTCCAAACAGATCAAGATTGTTGCGCGGCGCCGGGTTCTGGCTTCGGTCGTAGTCGGCGAAATCGACTGCACGATAGAGGCCCGTGACCACCCATCTTTGAAAATCGAAGAGCGTGCGACGCGCGAAATTTCCATTCATACCGCCCGCTGGCAATGTGCGGCGCTTCTCGCCATAGATCATCGGGTACGGGCGAATACCGAGGGCCGTCATGGTGCGAAACCGGCTGAATAGGCGTTCCCATGTCTCCGATGGGTCGAAGCCTACCAGCATGTAGGCCATGAGATGTTTGGCCGGAACGCCCGCTTCCTCCAGGAACTTCACTCCACGGAAAAAGACACGTTCGTCTCCGATATTGTCCCACGCCGTATAGAGACGCCGCTGGCGGAAACTGTCGTCACGATATTCAACGCTTGCGAGCGCTTCGGCAGCCGGTCTGGTCAGTGCCCTAACGTTAATCCCCTGATTGAAGCAGACCTTGAAGCCGCCTTCCCAAAGCTCCGCGATTCTTGCTTCCCATGCCGGACGCGCCTGACCGAAAAAGTCATTGTCGAGAAGGTGGATATGCTTCGGATATCCCGGGCCGCGCCAAATATTGGCGATGATGTTGACAGACCTCGGTTTTCCTTCCTTGCCTGGAACGACGCAGAAATCACAATTCAGCCGGCATCCACGCTGTGTGAAGCCCAAGCTTGCAGTGAACGATCGATGTGCGGCAACATAATCGTAGTGCTCGTAGTCGGAACCGATCACGTCTTCCACGGTGATCTGAGATCCGGAGCCGGTTCCCCCAATCATTGCTCCGGGCCACTGGCTTTTGAATTTCTCGACCAATGGCTGGCTGAATTCAAAGATGGCTGAAGCATAGACAGCATCATATTCCGGCTCATCAAACGACCGCTCTGCGCCCCGGTCGCCGACAAAGAAGCGCACCTCATCACCACGCGAGCGATGCCATGCGGCAAGCTTCATCAGCGCCAAGTTAGGCAGTTTCCCGTCAAGTTGGGTTAGGCGGATGATCACGCGGCCTCCTCATCCCAAAGGCACCTCACGCCGTCATCATCGACACGACGCCCCTGCTCTTTCCATTTTCCCCATGCGGACCAGAAGGCGTGGCCTTCACCAAACTGTTCATCGGCAATGTCGCCATCCTCATCGAGGCGCTGGGGACCAAACCGATCCGAAACCTCGAAGCGGTAAATGATGCCTTCAGATGTCATGATCTCGAAGGAACCGGCGCCCCATGTATCGAGGTGGATACCGGCGGCTGTTGCGTGGAAATGGCCGAATTCGCTCATATGGCCTCCGACGGTGCTGGGAAACGTGCGATAAGCCTGCCGAAGAGAGGATTTCCATCCACATCTGCGCAGTCGTCAGGTACATCATGGATCGTCGATCGCGATGGCCGGTCTCCGTCTGAGACCTTTTCATTCTTCGGCTTTTCACCGTGATAGCAAACCGGAGACCACCGACGTGTCATTGATCGCTCCCAGCAAAAATAGAGTTTCATTACAGCCATGCCTTTGCAAGATTGACCACATAGACAGGCTTGCCATTCACGAGTGGCGGCATACCCATTGGTACGTTTGTCACCAGGATAAGACGCTTGATCTCATCGAAGCCCGTGTACCGTTCGACCTGGCGGAATATGTTCAGCTTGGAGCCCTTTAATTTTATTTCGGCGCCAATCGAGTCCTTCACGAGGAAATCAATTATTGAGCCAGCACCGAGCCGATACTCACGCTCATGCTCTATTCCGAAGGCGGTCAATTCAACCTCGATCTCTGCCTGGAGCTTCTTCTCATTGGTCAGAGAGAAGCGTCTCGATTGAAGGAGGCGGATGATATCTTGGACTTCACTCATTCGGCGGCCTCACGGAATTCAGAGGGAACCGTCGCCTTCTTCTTCGGAGCGGCGTCAGCCATGATTGCGCCAACGCACGCCTTCATCTTCCTGACGGATACGGCATTGCCGATCTGCTTGATCTGCTCGGTCTTGTTTCCGGCGAACTCGTAGGTGAATTCTTCGGTTGTGAAGCCCATGGCAGCGGCCAACTCATGTGGTTCAAGCATGCGGAAGAGGATGTCATACTGCTCGCCAAGCTCGACGACGGCCAATTCGCCCCGATTGGCGCCAGTGACAGTCGGCAAGGGCTGCAGAACGTCTGTGACGCGATCGAGGCCGCCTGCATGAGTGACAGGTATGACTGCGGCAAACTCTCCACCCTTGGCCGTCGTCATCGTAGGCACTGGATCAATGTCGATGTTGCGGGCCTTCGCTCCGCCGTTCGAGTTCGTAACCGGCACGACCATGCCGAAACGGGCCTTGGCGGTAATCGTCGGCAAACTCTCGTCGACGCTATTGCAGGTCTCACCCGATCCAGAGCCGTAGTAGGGCGAGATGAGCGCGTGGGCTCCTCCGGTAGGAGCCGTGGGTATCGGATCGCTGACAGCACGCGGTGAACCACCCGAGGCTTGCGATAAGACAAACGGTTCTACGAGATAGCCACCGCCATCGCAGTTCGCTGTTGGAGCGGGATCTCCGATTGAATGCGCCCGGGTCTCACCGTAGCCATCGCCATGACGGTTAAGGATAAATGGCTCGACCAGTGCCGGCCTTGCGCAGCCCGGACGATCGCTGGCTGCACCGCCGGTCATGATGGTTGGGAGCGGTTCACCGGTGGAACGCGCGGCGCCGCTGTTGTGCTGGGAAAGAACCATTGGCTCCGCCAGCCAAACTCCACCCTTCGTGTCGAGCGTAGGAACCAAGCCTGCGGAAACACCCTCCGCCTTGTTGCCCTTCCGTCCGTTCATAATGATTGGCTCGGCGGTGTAGAGGTGGCCAGCGTGTGACGTCTGTGTCGGCAAAGGCTCGCTCGCTGCCGTCGCCGTCGATTGACCCTTCATGTTGACAATAACCGCCTCTGCCATAGCCATCTGGCTCCCGCCGGCGGTGATCGTTGGCAAGGGCTGCCCGACCCCACGTGGGCGCGGCCCTGCGCCTTCCTTGCCATGGCGCGGCGACACGATGACCGGTTCCGCGATTCCGATGTGCATGCCGTTCGCCGCGATAGTTGGCAGCGGCTGGTCCATGCCCTGGGCGGCCATATGGTTGCGAAGGATGACGAGGTACGGTTCCGGCCATCCGAATTTCTGAGCGCCGGCATAGATGCGGGCCAACGTCTTCGGTGCCAGAGGCTTCTTGCGGTTGAAGATCGACCGGCCCTTGACCTGCCAGTCGATGATCTCGCGCGCCGGGCGCCATGGCTTGGAGGTGGCGAAGAGATCGACGTTCACCTCGTCACGCTTCTTATGCGTCGGCATAGGCCAATGGATCTTGCGACCGTCGGATCGGCCCATGAGGATGAAGCGCTGTCGAGTGGTCGCATCGCCAAAGTCTGCGGCGTTCAGCTTCCTCCACTCCAATTCGAAACCAAGGCGCCGGAGCGTTTCCGTCCATGCGTGGAAATACTCACCCTTTCTCGACGGAATCGGTCTGCCGGTCTTCATGTTGACCGGGCCCCAGCCGATGAACTCCCAGACATTCTCGATGATGATCCGCTTCACCCGAAGCTCGGTCAGCCATGTGATGATGTGCCACGGGTCGCTCCGCTGCTGGTCACTGGTCGGCTTGCCGCCGCGCGCCACGGAATGATGCGTGCACGTGGGCGAGGCCATCAGGAGGTCAAGATATCCTTCTGGCACGAGGATGTGCGGGCGCACCGTCGAGATGTCCTGAACGAAGTGCCTGGCCTCAGGGTGGTTCCTCTGATGGGTGTCTATCGCGACTGGCCAGTGATTTACGCAGACCAACTCCATCTCAAGGCCTAGTTCTGTGAGTGCGCGCTGCGCACCTGTGGACGATCCACCAGCACCACATAGAAGATCAGCGACAAGCATCTTACGTTTCAATTCTTTTTGCCCTTCTTCCAATTTGACCGAGATTTTGAAGATCCAGACTGCGAGCCTCTCATGGCGTAGCGATCAAAGTGGATCTCAAGCTCCATCATCATTCTCAATTCACGCCCGCATAGACCGAGGAGTTTCTCATCTCCGGACTGCTGCTTCATTTCGTAAGTCTTCTCCCGGAGCATCCATTGGATCTCATCTATCGAGAATTCATTCGTCGGATCGTTCTTCACTTCTGCAATCAGAAGCACGTCAATCCATTTCGCTGCGGCTCCGACTAATCTTGCTTCTTGGATCGGCAGGCATGAGATGACGTCCTCATACAGCCGACCATCTTTATCCCAAGATTTGTCCGCCATCTTCCGAACGAACCGGAGGACGTCGCTAATCGGGAAGTCATCTAGCGAAGCCATCGCTGAAATGGCTTCCTCTTCCTCTCCTGCCTCTTCACTGGCTCACCGTCTTCGTCGACGACTTTCTTCAGAAAGGTCCGTTTGATTGTGAACTTCTTTTGGCAATCGCGGCACCAGGAGCTATCCGGCTCCGCCACCTCTCCGCAGAACATCATCAACTCCGGCTCCACCCCCCTGTAGTTGTCGTTCAGTGGCCCACGGCATGTCGAATAATCAAGTCCGAAGATATTGACCGGCCCTGACTTACTCTTCTCCTGCGGCTTAACTTGAAGGCCGAGGGCTACAACATCGGCTGGATCATTGGTAAGTTTCGGTTTCGCGGGTCTGGGCTTTGCAATCTTAATGGAGACGACATTGTTTCTTCTGTCGAAGCTTTTACCCGGCCCTCCACGCGAACCATTCAGCGGAATTTTCTTTCTATGGCAAAAACCAATGATGGCGTTTCGCGAAGTTCCGCCAATCTCCGCCGCAATCTGCGAGGCACTCAATCCTTGGGCAGCTAATTCGCTCAATAGCTTCTTCTTCTCATCGGAATTCATTGTCTGCCAGGTATGGCGCATTCATATACTCACTTCTGGAAGAGGGCCTCAGCAGCAGCTCTCGCATCCTCTTGTGCCGGTGTCTTCGGCAGTGGTTTCCTAGCAGCGAACAGGTCATTCGCCCTGCCGCCATAAGGATTCTTTTTCAGAACCAGGCTGAAGCAAACCCCCACACTTTCGGCCGCGTCCGCGTTTGGAACATCAATCCCCATGGACTTACATGTCTTCATCGCGAGCTTCTTACACGTCTCGCTGTCACCGGGACGGCCATTGCCAAGGAAGTCCTTTCGCCATGTCGTCTGATCAATATATTCACATGGAATATTCAACCGCGCACATACCTTCGCCGCAGTCGCAGCTAACCCGTTCAACCGATGGATCGTTGCTTCATTCGTGCCAGCGACTTTTTCCTTTCGAACCGCTTTCCCCGCCCAAGTGCTCGACGTGTCCACCACAGTCTTCGTGCGCTCGTGGTTTGGAACCAATGGCTTCTCGATCCCAACAGCTAGGATCGGACCGTACTTCTCCGTGACTTCGATAAAGTAGATCGTGAGGCGGCGCTCGAAGTCATCCAGGACGGCACCGGTGAGCGTCGCATCGAGAGATGAGACTTTCATCCCCAACGCTTCCTCTACTCGTTCCTTCTTGGTCTTCTGCTTGTAGGGCGCTTCAGCTTTGAAACTTGTGGCGATATATTTGCCATCGACGTGAGCGGTGGCGCCGGTAGTTGTGGCGACATCAAGTCCGACGTAGACCATTCCCGGCGCCTCCGTTTATTCGCTTGCTGCTTGGTCGAACTCGTCGACCTTCTTTTCTGCAGATTTGTCGGCGTCGCGAAGAACTTCGGTAGCCGGCCCCTTCTTGAAGCCGCTAGACAGCATTGCCTGGCCTGCATGCCAACCATTCACCCATGCATCATAAGCTTCCGTGCCTGCCGCATGCGGTGGCGCGCAATCTTTGCCCTCAAGGCCGGCTTTTTCGCCGTCCTTTCCAGCTCGCTCAGTGATGGGTCGACGATCTTCATCAAGAAGCCAACCCTGGGAGCCGATTGGCAGATTGCTCCACTCGGCGACACGACGCTGCCGATCGAGAAGTTCTTTGAACTCTTTCTCGCCTTCCGGGGTCCGAAGTTTAATCGTCAACTTGATATCGTCGACGTTGCCACCCTCGGACTTAATAACCTTGCAGACGTTCTTGAAGGCCGCATCAGCTTCCTTCTTAGCCTTCAGCGCACGCTCATACGCCGGCACATGATTGCTGAGATGAAGCGCGCGGGCCTGATCTTCAGAAATTCCATTGTGGCCTGGGACAGCGGCGGCCGGACCTGGGCCGCCGACTACGGTGAGTTTCGGTTTGCGTGCCATTGATGTCAGATCGCCTTCTTCAAATCAGACGACGGCTTGAACGACACCTTGCGGCCTGCAGGCACAGTTATCGTCACTCCGGTCGCCGGGTTACGAGCCTGTCGCTCCTTGGTCGCTTTGACGACAAAATTGCCGAAACCATGGATCTTCACCTCACCGTCGCTCGCCAGCGCCGAAGCGACCTGGTCGAATGCCTTGGTGATGATATTGGAGGCCACGGCCTTAGAGACGCCAGTCTCTTCCGAGACACGATCGACGATGTCAGATTTGCTTGCGCTCACCTGATATTCCTTCTGCTTTGCCGCTTTCACGCGGCCGGTTCGAAGAGCGGCATGGGTGAAAGTTCCCGCTCCTCAGAAGCGGTCTTCTCCCGCTTCAGAGACACCGGATCGCCGGCGTCGAAAAGTGTCTTTTGTTTTCCCCAGTTCATCCAACCAGCACGTGATTGCCGGCTGAATAGATCCAATCTGGGAACGTCGCCGAAAAGCGTCTCAGCGACCTTGTAAGCCTCTTCCGGCTTCCGCGAGTGCTGCCGGCGCGGCGCTTCGATCACGGTTCGGATACTCTTGCTGAAAGTCGGTGGATCACCAATCTTCGCTAGCAGGAATGGTTCAGACGAACACCGCAGGACATACCCGGTGCCAAACGCCAACTTGCCGCGCTTCTTCTCTGTGTCCCGGCCCCTCTTTACCCACACGCCACTCGTTACAAACTTCGCATTCCATGCGCGGAGAACTTCAAACGCATCTCCGAGCATTGGATGCGTCGCCCAAAGCCAGATCCAGCAATCACCGGCCGCGAGGTGATCAACAGGTAGTGCGCTTATCTCATCCGTCGTCATGCACTCATATTGCGCTTTGGCGTTCTTCTCTTCGCCAGCTACGCTCCAATTGTCAAAGCTCCAAGCCGGGTCGGCCATGATAAGCCCGAATGACATTGGCCTAAGATCACCGAAAGGCCAGTTCAAAGCGCCCTCGCCTTCACATGAACAATCCATGGCGCCAAGCGATTTCCCCTTGTCGGTTGACTCTTGACGAGGATTGCACCACTCTCGGCCAGCCTCGCCATGATAGGAAGAAGCGAACCTTTTAGACCAGCTTTTCGAGCCAGGACACGCGAACCAATTTTTGTCTTTCCATCTGCGTTCATTTCCGCGACCAGAACTGACAAGACGCTCTTTTCATTCTCTCCGTGTTTGCGATGGATCGGCGCTGCATTACCGGCAATCAGCTCGACAGAAACCTCTCCATTCAGGATCGATAGTACACGAGCGCAATCTGTGAGATGATAACCACTGCCCCATATCGTCTCGATCTTCACTCCAAATGGGAACATCTTCTTTCTGATCTTGCAGACCATGACATCGATGATCTTCATCTCCGGAGGATCCCGCATGCTGTCAAAGTAGACCGCGTTATAGATCGACTCCTTCGAATGTGGTCTCCCATCCAAGAGAGCGGAAACGATCTTCGCTTCCATCGACGTCAACTTGAAAACAGTTTGAATTTCCATCACCTGACTTGCAGGCCGAGACTCGAGTAGCGCTTCCACTTGAGACTGCAGATCATATACCAATGAGACAAGCGCCTCTCTGGTCATTCTTTCCGGATCGACCGACATAGCGGGACCTAACGCTTAGATCTTCGTTGCCAGCCAAACCAGGGCAACAAGTACCGAACCGACCATTGCATCCGCTAGAGTTGGGAGAATGATCTGAATGGCGATGAGCACCGCCGACGCCGAAAGGATCATAGCGCCGGCCTCCTTCTCAGAAACTCGATCACTGACCGAATTCCGCTTTGATACCGCCGGCGGCACGGGTGGCCGCCTGAATGAACGTCGAAAGGGTCTTCTGGTCAAAGCGTTCGGTATTCACATAGACGCCGGCCAGCCAGGATATCGTTTGGACATCACTCCAGTAATTGAATGACTTCGGGTAAGCCTCGCCGGGGATCTTGGCATATTCATAGAGCGACTTGCCTTTGATATCGATGGCGTCATCGAAATCTTTGTCATTGGCGCCGACAAGCGCGACCGTATCGCCGAAGGTACTATCCGCCTCCATAGGCGTGCCGTTGCGCAGACCGGCCGGCACGAGCATACACGTGGTATCGCCGCTCGAAACAGACGACAAGGCCATAATGCCCCCTTCGTTGGAAACAGGCACGGCGCCATAGTCTTCATCTTCAGAAACAAGGTTCTGCCAGATTAGCCAGGCGCCAGAGCCCTGCTCTCCGATGGCGATGCGATATTTTTCCGGATTGTTCTCCAAGTCACCCAAATCATCGACGCCGCTTTGCTTACCGCAGAGCACGTGAAGGTATTCCCGGTGGAGACTGGCGACCTGCCGAACTTTCTTCACATTTGCGGGAGAACTGCGCGAGATGTAGACAGGGCCATCCGGCTGTCCGATCATGGCATCACACGCCTTGATATCGTCTTTCAGCAGAGACAACATACGGTCAAGACTGTCGATCGTACCGCCAGTTTCCACGACGGCGATATCCACGGCGCTGCCGGCCATATTCTTGATCATATCGCCCGCGGCGAAGTAATTGCCGTTGGCTGCACCAGTGCAAAGTCGAATTGTCGACGCGAACGAAGGCGCCGCACTCATAAGCAAAGTGATGCAGCCAAGCATCATCCATAGTTTTCGCATAGAAGACTCCTTTCTCGGGAGATACTGGAAAGCGACTATCGGATAATTCCGAGCGTCACAGCGATTGTGATACCGAAGGCAACGGCCACCGGAACCCATTGGATATTGATGAGCGACGAATGATCCTGGAGGCACCCAACTCGGATCGCCTCTTGTTTCTTACGCCGCAATTCCCTTACTGTTGAAACCAGGCCTATTATCGCTTTCATCAGTCGCATTGTGCCGCCCTTTCGCGATCCTGATTAGATCATCGATATGGTCGATCTGCCTGCGCTTTCGCGCCGACAACTCCTCTACGATGAATACAAGGCGCTCGTAGTAGTGGAGATGGATCGTGACCTTTTCTCTATGGAAAAGCTTCCGAAGCCATGAACCGAACTCGCCGGCCGACGAGAGGGATCTGATCGCCTCACCTTTGTAGGAACCTGAGATTGCCTGCTCGAGGAGGACTGCTCTTTCGCACAGTTCATATGCGCGCTCATAAGCTCCGTTCGGTGACGCAAGGTTTTCCCTAATTCGGGAAGAGAAATACCCCATTCGAGAACTCCTTTCCGTTAGAACCAAAGACAGCAAACGAACGGAAAGGACTCTTTCAAATGACGATAGCTACTCAACAGCGTCAGATCCCGGCTTCAAGCCGGACAGTCATTCCTTTCCACACAAGCACCTTCAACAGGGATTTCGAAGAACCAGGCATCGTTCCAGTCGAGATCACGGGATCTCGCTTCACTGCGGATCGATACGAGGTTCTTGAAGTCAGGGTAGAGAATTTCGGCTTCCCACTTGCTGACAGTCGCCTGATGGACGCCGGCGATCTGAGCGAACTCGTCCTGCCGGAGCCGGAAAACATTTTTCCGAATGTGTTTCAAGGTGCTCATGGCGCTAGGTATATTCTCATAAGCATTTATTGTCAACATGCGTATGCGAATTTGTTTTATGCGCGCAGGAATGTTATGGTTTAGACCATGGATGAGACAAATCTTTTGGAGTTATTAAGGGAAATTGAGGCAGTCTACCAATCTGACGGGATCGGTAAGCCACGGATCCGCATGGCCAACGATATGGGCGTGCCTCAACCTTACATCAGCAAGTGGCTCGGGACAAAAAGCATCAAGCCGCAGACGCCTGACGCAAAATATGCCGTCAAGATTTATGCGCTTTATGAACAGGTCACGGGCAACCGAGCTCCTGTTCCGATCACCAGCAAGGACAACGACCCATATATTCAACGGGTAATTGCTATGATGGAGAAGATGGATAGCGAGCTGAAAAGCCAAGTAGCCGATATGGCCGAAACCTTCGCGAGAATGAAGGGTCTCGCATCATGAGTTTTTGCAGAGGAGCATAATGTTATTCATCGTAGTCATCTGAAAATTCCAGTTGCCGCCGTACTTCCTGGAGAGGGAATCACATAGCTTACTGGCGTAGAATTCGCAGTCCTCTGGTTGCCTGGCGGCAAGTACCGTTGGAGGAGCGACTGCTACCGCCGCCAACATAGACGCCGATTTCAAAAGCTGCCTTCGAGTTTCCATCAGTCCCTCCAGTTGCCCATCAAAGTGGATCAAAACGTGAACATTGGCAAGGGAAATCCGGAAATGTTAGGTTTATTTTCCTGTTTTAGCCCCATTTTCGCCCCATCAGCCTCACGCCCTTCGGCTGAATAATCCGCAGAAGTTTTATAAATCTGCGGTGTTGTTCATGTCATTGAACATAAGAAAATGTCAATAAACCTTTTCACGGGTCCATTGTCACCATATGCCTCCTAAAAGTTGTCCAGGAGAAATGCATGGCACCAATAGCAAAACCTAAGTATCAGCTCCAAAAGACTTTTTTGCGCGAGTGGCGCAGGATCTCTGGAATTTCCCAAAAAGACGCAGCGGTTGAATTAAATATTTCTCGTCCACTGTTATCACAGATCGAGAATGCAAAATCGCCTTACACACAACGACTGATCGAACGAGCTGCGCAGGTTTACGGATGCACGCCGACCGAGATTTTGAGGGGTCCCAAGCATCCGATTGATATTGATCTGCTTTTTAGGACTATTGTCGTCATCGAAGAAAGTATACTCCGGAACGGTTTGGCCAAAAAGACTACGTCAATCCAAAAGGCACATTCGATCATTGAGCTATTTAAGCTTGCTTCGAATAACGACAACCGGCCTCCGACTCCTGAAGAAGCTGATGAGTTACTTAAACGCTCAGTTGAATGACTCTTTATCAACCATAACAACCAGAAATCGTAATTATATGACTATTTTGAACGATAGAGAGCCTGGAGCCTGGACATAGGAGGACTAAGCCCTGTGCCGATTTGGCATCCAGGGTTAGCCCCTATGCAGAGTGACTTGAACGACCGAGCCGCCTATCACCCGTCCCTCACCGTTCGAACACCAGCGACGTGAGTTGACCGCACTTTTTCGTTGCCTCTGGCAAGGCTACGGCAGATCCCCTTCGGTCTTTCGGAGTGGGGTTGGTATCCTCTGCGCCCAACGGTATACCGGAACCACGAGAAAACGTGGAGCGCCCGCCGCCGACTTCACTTAACCGGGTCGCTTTTCAGTGGCCGGGGCTTGAAACAAAAAGAGAACATTGCTATAAGTTCTCTCACTGGATCAGCCGCTAAGCCTTTATTCCAGTCCGACCTCGGGGCGCTTCCAACGCCGCCGGGGTCTTTCTTTTTTCAGCGACTCTTCTCATCGCCTCGTGTGCCAAACATACACGCCCGAAAATCCCCGTCAAATAAAAAAATTCTTACAAGCATGTTGACAATAGATGCTTATGAGAATATTTAAGGTCCATAGGCATCGGACATTCGCAGGAATATTCCAGCAGGAAGATGCCCAATGCATTCCACCAACCGGCTGCGGCCCAGCCGATCCTGCGGGATGAACCGAGATCGTTCGGAGGTGCGAGGAGGTGTGTCTTCAATTTACTGGCAGCGCGATGCGCGCGGATCAAGTGATCCAGGACTTTACGACACGACCATACTTTGGAAAAGCGCTCCCGGGCATGAGCGGTATCAAAAAGGCCCTCCCCGAATTCTAAAAATTGAGGTTGGCTCATGGCCGTTACCGCGATCTCGATCGACGAGGCTTTCGCGCAGGGAAGCTCGTGGTCGCAAATGCTGTCCGTGGCAAAGTTCCACAAAGGACAAATTGATCAGAAGCTCAAGTCGTCTCGCGACGCACTGGCGAAGATGCCGGATTGGAAATCTCGAAAGTTCAAGCAGGAACTCGACGCTTCTATCCGTAAGCATCACGAGAGCGCCGACTATTTCGAAGACCTTGCCGGGCGTATGAAGGCGATCGAACAGGAGTCTGACGCTGTCTCCTCGAAAGTAGTCACCTATGAAGGTTGACGATCTCCAGCGCGTTACGCGCAACATCACGGCGGCGTTGATCCATGTCGACCCAATGGAAGCCTTTCCTGGCCAAGATCAAGCAGAGCGCCGCATCCGGTTTCGCGACAATCCGCACGCTGAGTTTCTGAGATGCACAGACGACGAGCAGAGCAGGATCTCGGCGATCCTGATGAACTCTCTTGGTCCGGCGATTGTTGAACTGGCCGTCATGTTTGAAGAAGACACGCGCCGCGAAATTGGCGCCTAACCACCACCGAACGGAACAACGATGTCCGAAAAGTCCTATAAGATCGTCCAGCTTCAGGCTGAAAACATAAAGCGTCTGAAAGCGGTGAATATCACGCCTGATGGCAACATCGTCGAGATCACCGGCGAAAATGGAAATGGAAAGAGCAGCCTGCTCGACAGCATCTACTGGGCTTTCGCGGGTCAGAAAGAAATTCAGTCGCAGCCGATCCGTAATGGCGCCGACAAGGCAAAGACCGAAATCAATCTCGGCGGACTGACGATCAGGCGAACTTTCAATCGCCAAGAGGATGGGACTTTTACAACTGCGATCGTCGTGGAAACAGAGGAAGGCGCGCGCTTTCAGAAGCCGCAAGACATCCTCAATAAAATGGTTGGCGATCTCTCATTCGATCCGCTCGAATTCACCCGCAAAAAACCTGCTGATCAGTTCGATATTCTGAAGAACTTCGTGCCAGGTTTCGATTTCGACGCGGAGGCGCGCGATCGAAAGAAGGCATTTGAAGCCAGGACTGACGTCAACCGTCGTATCCGCGAATTGAAGTCGCAGGTTGCCGGCATCTCCATACCCGACGGTACGCCGGACGACGAGATCGACGTTTCAGCGCTCACGGATGAGCTGCAGGAAGTCGGCCAGTTCAATGCCGATATCGAAGCTAGAAAGGGGAATCGTCAGCGCGTTTCCGATGAGGCTGATCGGCTGGATATCGAGGCGAAACAACTCGACGATCGCGCCGCGGATCTTCGACGGCAGGCTGATGAGGTCGAAGCGCAGGCGGTCGAAAAACGGGACTTAGCGACGAAGAACCGTGCCCGCATTGTCGAAGCAGGCGCCCTTCCCGACCCAAAAGACCCGTCAGCAGTGCGCACGAAGATCGACGAAGCCAACGTTATCAACGGAAACGTCCGCCAGAAGAAGCGCATGGATGCGTTGATTGCGCAGGCTGAAACCTTGGAGGCGGAAGCCGCGTACTTCTCCAAAGCGATTGATGCGAGCGACGTTCGGAAATCAGATGCGATCGCCAAGGCTGAAATGCCTGTTTCAGGTATCGGCTTCGGTGACGGATACGTGACTCTCAATGGCGTCCCCTTCGAACAGGCATCAAGCGCAGAGCAATTGCGCGCCGCTGTTGGTTTGACAATGGCGGCCAATCCTCGGCTTCGCGTCATCCTGATCCGCGACGGCTCGCTTCTCGGTACGGAGGCAATGCGCATCCTTGCGGAAATGGCAGTGGAGCATGATTTCCAGGTGTGGCTCGAGACAGTCGAGAGCGATCGACCGGGCGCCATCATTATCGAAGACGGGATGGTAAAGGACGCTGAAGTGCTGGAGGCAGCTGAATGAGCTTTTTCGATTTCGTATCACCGCATGCCGGCCCGGTTGTTGTTGGACTGGAAGATTTCGAAACGGTCTACGCCAAAGACCAACCGCAATATCGCCCTCTTCGGACTCTCCCAGCACGCAACGGTGAGAGCGCAATTGCTCGTTTCCACCTGACTGACGCGCAACGAGCAGCCATCGCAGAAGGTGCGGACATCTATCTCGAGCTGCTGCACTTCGGTGGACCGCTGGCTCCGAGTTCGATGATGGTCATGAGTGAACCTCCAGATACGGATCTTTTCCGTTCATGGTGGCGTGTCCAAACCAATGGGCCATACAAATTTGATGCTGGCACCAAAGGGATCAATGCATGACCAGTTACCTTGATTTCCAGCGCGACGATTTCGGCATCTACGACTACGTGCCCGGCATTAAGGTCGACATTCCATGCGCGATCCGGAACATGCCGATGGAGGTCTACCACGGACAGCCGTGTGTCGGCCCGTCGATCAGTTCCAGCCAACTGCGGACGATCTTTTCCAAGAGCCTGAAGCACTATTGGAACCAGTCGCCGCTCAATCCAGACCGAGAGCCATTCCAGGATACGGAAGCGACCATCCTCGGCCGCGCGGCACACCATCTCTTTCTCGGTGAAGGGGACTTCAGCAAGTACTTCGTCGTGTCGAAGTATGCTGATTTTCGAACCAATGAAGCGAAGGAATGGAAAGCCGAGCAGCTTTTCAAGGGTATCACCGTCCTTACGGCCAAGCAGGTGGAATACATTAAAGGCATGGCGCAAAGCCTTACCGAGGAGCAGATCATTCGTGACGGCATTCTCAACGGCCACGTCGAGCTTTCAATGTTTTACCCGGATCCAGACACCGGCATTTGGATCAAATCTCGCCCGGACGCCGTACCGAACGATGCCGACGGCGCTGATCTCAAATGCGTGGCCGATGTCTTTGATGATGGCATCTCACGTGGCCTTGGGGATCGGGGGTACCACCAACAGGCTGCCCTGACATTCGAAGCCGTCAAATATGTCTTTGGACGGCAGATGGAAAACTTCTTCCTCGTATATGTTGAGCAGAAGCGGCCGCACAGTGTGCGCATCGATACGATCCACCCAGAAGACGTCGGCGACGGAATACTCGAGAACCGTGCCGCACTTCGCCTATTCGCTCGAGCTCTTGAGACCAACGACTGGCCAGGCCCGAAGAACGCCGCCGGCGATGGCGGTTTCGTGCGTCGTACAAACTGGACGCGCGACTGGGCAAAGCGCCGCATTCAGCAGATTGAACAGGAACTTGCACAATGAACGATTTCGTGACGACGCAGGAACCTGAAGTCTATCGTCCGTCGGCGGCGATAAACCCGGAACGACTTGAATACCTATGGACGCTTGCGACCAAGCTAGCGAACACGAGTCTTGTGCCGGAGTCGCTGAGGACGGAGGGTTCAAGAGACAGTAAGAAAGACCTCCCGATCGAAACTGTGATCGGCAACGTGTTCGCGGTTTGCGAACAGGCCGATCGCTGGAACCAGTCTCCGTTTGCATTGCTTTCGTGCGCTGCGATCGTCCACGGAAAGCTTGGGTTTGAAGGCAAGGTCATCGCCGCGGTGCTGGAAGCGAACTTTGGCATCGTCCTGCATCACTACTACACCGGCGAACCGAAGACTGATTCCTATCACATCTATCTCTGCGACCAACCATTGCCGGAAGATATCGTCAGTAATCTCTATCCAGGCATTCGCGTGCCAGGATACCGGATCATGGACGGCTCGGTATCAGGCTGGAAGACAACCGGCAATGGATCGCCATGGCGTCCTGATACCTATGCAAAAATGCTTGTGTATCGTGGGTCCAGAGAATGGAGCCGTATCTACAAGCCGGCGGCGGTCATGGGCGTTCTGGCAGATGACGAACTAGTGGAGATCGCGAATGAACGTCGAGCCTTACAGGCGCGCGACGTTACGACGCCGTCTCTTACCTCGAGATTTGGTGGCCAGACGAACGATGGTTTCAACGCCAACAATGTAACCAAACAACTTGAGCACGCCGGCGCCATGCCAATGGATCACATAGACGCGAAAACCGGCGAAATCATCGAACAAACTTCAGGGGCGACAGTAGCAGCCTCTGGAACGGCGCGCAAAAGCGCTGCCGGGACGTCCACCAATTCGTCGTCATCCACCTCCTCCTCCCTGGGTGACGATGATAAGTCCGGCGGGCGCACGCACTCCTCCTCCCAGCGTGCGGCCGCCGGCACCTTCGAAGAATTTTCCTCCGCTCTGCTACGGTTTGGCGGAACCGGCAACGGCCGCGATGCTGACGTGGAGAAGATCACCAAGGCGTCCGACGCCTTCTGGGGCGAACGCGGAGGTAAGCCGTCGCATGAAGCCGATGCTGACCTCTGCCGCAAGATCATCGGCATCCATCTGCGGCGCATGGTCAATGAAATCAACATCGATGCGACCAAGTCCGAGGTGAAAGCTCTCGTCGAAAAGTCGTTCGCGCTCTGAGGAGATGTGGGGATCAATGAAAATACGAGTCTATGATTTAGAGTCTGGCCCGGATCCTGATGACCTCAGCAACGGCATCATCGAAATCGGTTGGACTGACGTCATCTGCACTGAAACCGATCTTCTAGGCCACCCTTGTGAATGGGTGGTTGGCGAGACGAAGTCGGCGCTGATCGACCCTATCAACCAAATTCCGTATGAGACCAGCGGAATCCACCATCTCGTGGACTCTGATGTCGCCGGCGCCTCGAAATGGGATGATGTCGTTGCCCCTCTTTTCACAGAAGAAGAGACGGCGGACATTGTTGCCTACGCCGCCCACAATATCGAGATGGAGCAGAAGTTCCTAACGTCCGATCTTACGGGATCGAAGCCTTGGATTTGCACATTTCAATGCGCGTTGCACCTATATCCGCAGGCCACATCGCACGCAAACCAGGCGATCAGATACATGCTGAACCCGGACGGGTTGGATCGCGATCGAGCCCATCCGGCTCATAGGGCCGGTCCTGATTCCTATGTGACCGCCCACACGCTGGCGGTTATGCTGAACGATGGCAACACGGGTCGCCATCTCGCTAAACTGACGCAGGAGCCTGCACTTCTCTATTGGTGCAAGCATCGCCGGCACAGAGATGAGAATGGAAAGCCGGTTCCGTGGACCGCCGTGGACTCAGGTTATTTACGGTGGATGTTCGGCAAGGACTTCAGCAAGAACGAATTCCACACCGTCAGCTATATCCTCGATCAGCGTGAGATCGACCAGCGCAACGAATATGAGCGCCAGGAACTGAACCGCCAGTACCGCGCCAATGCCATGCCAGAAACCGAACGCTTCGGCGCCAATGATGATGGCAAGCCCGCGAACGATTTCAATCAGACGCGATCCGACGGGCACGAACATCGGCCAGCGACGCGCGATGTCAACACGATGGAGTTGCCTCTATAATGAAATTTTCGATCGAGAAATCTGTCATTGCCAAGGCGATCGCGCATGCTTCCCGCATCGTCGAAAAGCGCAGCACTATCCCCATCCTAGCAAATGTTGTCCTTCGTGCTGATGGAGCCGAACTGTCTCTTCGGACCACTGACCTCGATCTTGAGGCAAGTCTGACTATTCCGGCAGACGTAGATGTTGCCGGCGCCACAACAGTCCCGGCGACACTCCTTAGCGATATCGTGCGCAAACTGGCAGGCGACACGGTGTCATTCGTCATGGAAGCTGGCGGCGATTCCATCATGGTCGGCGCCGGCCGATCGAAGTTCAAACTTCAGTGCTTGCCGGAGCACGATATGCCCGATCTCAACGTCGGAGCATTCTCGCACGATTTCACGATGCCGGCAGCCCATTTGAAGAAACTGATTGGGAGAACGCAGTTCGCCATTTCGACAGAAGAGACGCGCTATTACCTCAATGGCATCTTTATGCATGCCGCGGATGAGCTTGGGCGTCCTGTTCTCCGTGCGGTCGCCACTGATGGTCACCGTCTTGCCAGAGTTGATGTCGAGCAGCCTCACGGCGCCAGCGGTATGCCTGGTATCATCATTCCTCGGAAGACTGTCGGTGAGTTTGACAAGATCCTTGAAGCCGGAGATGTCACGGTTGAGGTGTCTGATACGAAGATCAGACTGACCGCCGGAACGACGGTCATTACGTCGAAGCTCATAGATGGAACTTTTCCTCAGTACGAGAAAGTTATCCCGACTACGAATAACAAAGTTGCCATCGCTGATGCCACAGCGATCAAGGCCTCGACTGATCGCGTCGCAACTGTATCGAGCGAACGCGGCAAAGCCGTAAAAATGACTTTCTCAGCGGGCAACCTACATTTATTCGTCAGCAACCCGGATATGGGCAATGCCGAGGACGATGTTGAGATCGACTACGATGCTGATGATTTGGACATCGGCTTCAATGCTCGGTACATCAACGACATTCTCAACAATATCGATTCAAAGCGCGCTCGAATAATTCTCGGCGATGCAGGAAGTCCAGCAATCATTCGGGACGAGGAAGGAGATGACACCCTCTTTATCCTGATGCCGATGCGTGTGTAGAGATGGCAAGACCACGTCCCAAAAATCACAAGATGATCACAACCAGATCCGATGGCCGAGAGAAAAAGAGGGCGAATGCTCCGATTGGTGGCTATAAGCTCTCTTGCTGCTGCGGGTGGGATGGAGGGACCTGTCGAATTTTCAAAGACGCCGAGAAGGTGTTCGCCGCGCACGTTGAGTCAGTCGCTCGATATTTATGCAAATCATGTGATGCCGACATCTCGACAGAAACGCCTCAGAACAGAAAGCTGCGAGAATGTACGGCTTGCAGGAAGGATAGGCGGGCCAAAGAGCTAGAGAAGGCCACTAAGGAAGGCGCGACAGAGCACAGAGCAAAACGACGTGATGCCTTCATTCGGTCGAAGTATGGAATGCGTGAGGAAGACCTCCAGTTGATCCTCATGTTCCAGAACAATGAATGCAAGATCTGCGGAAGTCCGATCGTACCAGGCACCAAATCCGGACTCCACATAGATCACTGTCATAGGACGGGGAGGATCCGCGGCTTGCTATGTATAGGCTGCAATATGGGCCTCGGCAGTTTTAAGGATGATCCATCGGCACTGCTCAATGCAATTGCTTATCTTTTTACTGAGCCGACCATTGGGCATGAGTATCAGATACCATATCACGAGCGCCTCACTGACTCCGCCAAGAAGGCCAATTCGATGCCGAGTAAACAGGAGATGGTGGCAATTATGCGTCGACTCTGCAATCGCTTGGAACTGGACGACGCTGCTGAAAGAAAAAGATCAGATGTCGGAGATATTGCAGCATGAAGGTGTTCAGTCGAATGCAGAAGCCGCGCAAAGTCATTGTGATTGTGAATGGATACCCTCTGTCTGGGAAGGACACGTTCACGGATCTAGCTGGCGAACTGTTCGCCAACTTCGGTTGGGGCGCCTACGCAATGAGCTCGATCGACTTCATCAAGAAGATCACAAAAGATGCCGGCATCAGTGAAGAGCCCAAGACGCCAGAAAAGCGCGCTTTATGGGCAGAACTCAAGGCGGCATTTGAAAAGTATGACCGGTTCTCCTCCAGGCAGACGATGCAGCGAATGGAACATCAGATGTTTCAGTCGCCGCGTGAGAAACAGATCGGCTTCATCCACGTTCGCGAACCAGAAGCGATAGCCTTCATGAAGACGATCGCGCCCTGTGAATTCGTAACGGTGCTCGTTGATCGGCCAGACGCTGAACGAGTGATGTCGAATGCCGCCGACCGGGATGTTGAAAACTACCCATACGATTACGTGATCAATAACAAATTCGATCTCGCTGCCCTGAAGTCGACCACGCAGAACTTCGTCCAAGAGATCATTGCCAATAATGGAGAGCGCCAGTGAACGACGTAGATCGCCAATATCTCCGCGTAATGAAGCGCCTTTTGGGTGAAGGTGTTTATCGTGAAGGCCGCAACGGGGCGACATATGGACTCTTCGGGGAGCAACTCCGTTTCGATCTCTCGAAGGGTTTTCCGCTGCTGACAACCAAGAAGGTGCACTTCCATTCGATCCTTGTAGAGCTGCTTTGGTTCCTGCGCGGCGAAACGAATATTAAGTTCCTGCACGACCACGGCGTCACTATCTGGGACGAATGGGCAGACAAGGATGGCAATCTCGGTCCGGTGTACGGCAAGCAGTGGCGCTCTTGGCCAAGTTACAAGCACTACCCGGCTGGTGAAGTATGGCAGGTTGGCGCTATCGACCAACTTAAGAATGTGATCGAAGGATTGAAACGCGACCCACACGGACGTCGACATATTGTCACTGCGTGGAATCCCAGCGAGATTGAGGACATGGCTTTGCCGCCGTGCCACTGCCTGTTTCAGTTTCACGTCGCCGAAGGCAAACTCTCGTGCCACCTATACCAGAGAAGCGCAGACTGGTTTTTTGGGACTCCATTCAACATCGCCTCATACGCGCTGTTGACGCACCTCATTGCGCGCGAGATCGGGTTGAAGGTCGGTGACTTCATCCACACCTTCGGAGACCTGCATCTCTACGCCAACCATGTCGCCCAGGCGAATGAGCAATTGGGGCGTAATCCTCGAGAGCTGCCGGATTTGCTTATCAATCCCTATCTCGAAAAAGGTATTTTCGATCTTGAGCCGGGTGACATCGCGCTTGTTGGTTACGATCCACATCGCGCCATAAAGGCCGAGGTGTCGAAGTGACCGCAGCGATCCAAATCGATCAATGGGATGAAGCCGTACGCGGCAAGAAGATGTCAGACGCCAACGGCCGCGTCATCTTCAAATATCAGATGCCGGTTCTCGAGCGCTTCACGATCAAACTGCCGGCCGGCGCCGAGATCATCCGCATGCAAGATCAAGGCGGCATGTTCTGGCTCTGGGCGGTCATCCGAACTGACGTTCCAGATGAAGAGCGGACCTTCTGGGCATTCAAGTGCGGCGGAAAGATCCCTGACGGTTTGAAACTTCGGTACGTCGGCTTCTGCGCGGTGTTCGTGCAGATGGAACTCGGGCTGTACATCTTCGAGGAGGTCGCTGATGCGTGAACTGTACGGCAAACAGCCACTCAGCCTTGGTCTGGTCGACCTGGACCCGAAGGAGATGATGTTCTGGCTGTACTGCCCGATCAAGGTGCCGACGGTCGCTCCGAAGAAGTTCGAACTACACTACCCCGCTAACCTTGCTCAATTCGAGCCAATCGTTGATCGGGCCATTCGTTCGCTCGCGATCGATCTGGATCCCTACTATATTTACCTGACTGCCAAGACACTCTGGGTTACGGCGGACAACCCGGGGAACCGGCCTGGGTGGCACAGCGACGGTTTTATGACCGACGACCTGAACTTCATCTGGTCGAACTGCAACGGCACGCTTTTCTGGGAGCCGGAAGAGAAGGTCGAGTTCACGCTGGACCATCACGCCTCGTTGGCGGAGATGGATGCCGCGGCCGAGCACGACGTTGCGCACCACCGCGTCTATCCGGACAAGCACCTGCTGATCCTGGACCAATATGTGATCCACCGCGTGGCCGACGTGAAGCAGTCCGGCATGCGGACCTTCGTGAAGGTCTCGTTCTCGCGCCACAAGTACAACCTTGTCGGCAATTCCATCAACCACGCCCTTCCCCTGCCGGCAGATTATGTCGATCGGTCAGCTGAGCGCAATCATCCGATCGGGAGTGCCGCATGACGAACGATCCCTACAAGCCGCAACCGCCGCTGCCGATGCCGGAATACGAGCCGCTTATGGTTACTCCGGTGGAATCAAACCGGAAGCCCGGGCAAGTCGTTGCCTTTATGGGTAGACAACTTTGCTTCTTCGAGAATGGCAGTCCTGTCCCGCAGATCGGCGCTCCGGTCGAAGTGATGATCACTCGTGCGCTCTACAGCAAGAAAGAAGACGGTCTCAAAGACTGGAATCGTGTCTTCGCTCTTCTTCTCCAGGTGGTGACATCCGAATGGACGTTGATCGAACACAATGGTTTTGAGTGCTCTGGAAGTATGTGCAGCACCACGGCAACGATGATTGGTCCTAAGCACCTCATTGGCGACAAGGGTGTTGGGCCATGGCTGACGCCAGGCCGGACGATGATCTACGAAGCCGGCAACGTCAACGCAGGTCTGACGTGGAAGCAGCCATATGTGCCGCGGCGTCCCGGGAAAGCATACATCAATACCGCCGAACTGCTGGCCGGAAAGTTCCCGCTCCGCATTCAGGGCTTGGCGCGTGTTGAAGACGGTATGTACGCGCACGCAGTTAAAGTTGATGCAAGACCCCCCGAGGTGACGTCATGAGCATAGACGCGCTTATCGAACGCCTCTCAGCATCAAAGGGCGCCGACCGGGATCTCGATGCCGATATTGCCATCGCGCTGGAGCATGTGCCCGAGCGCGGATGGTGGTCGATCGACTATCTGAAGGCGGACATCATTCCGGGGATCACTAGCTCCGTGGATGGCGCGATTAAATTTGCCGAGCGAGCCCTGCCAGATCATGGCCGACTAAATGGCAAAGGCAGATGCGGCGAGCAAGAACAATTGTATGGCTGCGCGATTTTCAGGTCACTGGACTACCAGGATGACGACACCCCTCTCGGCCTAGGCGAGCATGATCTTGAGCCTATTGCGATAGCTATCGCTGTTCTGAGGGCGATTCAAACGAGCGGAGCGAAGGAATGATCTATCCTAACCTTCCCCGCTTGGCCCTCAGCATCCGCCAGCCTTGGGCGTGGCTCATCGTCGAAGGATATAAACCGATCGAGAACCGAGACTGGAAGTCCTGGAACCCGGGCCTGAAATTCCGAGGTGAATTCGCAGTCCATGCGGGCGTAAAGATCGAGGAGACCTATGAGATCTCTCTGGCGCGCGGCTATCACCCTGTCACCAACCAGAGACAAGAGTTTCCGGTGCCGTCGAAGTACCCGACTGGCGGCATTGTTGGTGCGGCTGAGATCATAGACGTCGTGACCTTCCACGACAGTGATTACTTCGTCGGTCACTATGGTTTGGTGATCAAAAACGCCAGACCCGTCGAGCTCATCCAGGTCAAGGGCGCTCTTGGTTTCTTCGATTGGCGGAAGAATCTGGAGCCGGTGCATGGCTGACAAGTTCATTTCCTATTCGTCACCAATGGTGCGTGCACTTCTGGAGGATCGAAAAACGAACACTCGTCGCGCGTTAACTCCGCAACCAGATTGGATTGAAGAGGTACAGAAGACAATCGTGCATGGTCTTGTTTGGCCGATCGGATCGCTTGGCCAGCAGTGTGGAGCTCCCATTAAGAAGCCTAGGATTGAGGTTGGCGATCGCCTCTGGGTCAAAGAGGATTGGCGTACTTTCGTCAGTCTTGATGGTCTGAAACCGTCGGAGGTTTGGTCAAAGAACCAGGATCGCGGCGCTGGCATCGCATATGAAGCCGGTGGCGGCCTAGCCATAAGCAAAGGCGGTAAGGACTACCATTACAGCCACGAGCGCGATGAGATGCCACCATTTGGGAAACTGCGCAAATCGCGCTTCATGCCGAAATGGGCATCTCGACTGACATTGATAGTCAGTGAAGTCCTCGTTCAGCGACTCGAGGATATCAGCGAGGCGGACGCGATCGCCGAAGGCGTTGAACGTGATCGCGATGGCTGGAAGCAATACGGAACCGTTACCCTCGATCCCTCGGCAGTATGGGCGACGGCGAAGGACGCATATCATGATCTTTGGGACAGTATAAACGGGGTCGGGGCATGGGACGATAACCCGTGGGTAGCGACCTACAAATTTTCAGTCATCAAAGAGAACATCGATAGGATCGCAGTATGAACGCCCTCGTCATCGAAATCGCCGCCGCACTCAATTTGGCTTGGGTTTTCGGCTTCACCAATGCATCCGGCGTGCACGCCAACCTCGGACTGAAGGTCGCGCCAGTCATCATTGCTGGATTGCTGGTGGCGAATGCATACGCTCGCTTCATGGGGTGGCCTGTATGACGGACGCTCCCATAGCCATCCCAAACATTCTGTTTCTCGATTTAAAAACGAGCGGGCTGTACCTACGCAATGAGTCGATCGACAGCAACCAACAGCCATGGGCGCCATATATCGCTGCCATGCAATGCAATGACGCCGGCCAGGTGATCAACTATTTCGCAGGATACATCAAGCCTGACAGCAGAATGGTCAAAGGCGGCGCATTGGAGAAGCACGGGATCGATCATAAGGCCTGCGGCCGTTTGGGCATTCCTGAAGCGCGCGCACTAGGACTGCTTTCCGACATGCTGAAAGTCGGCCCCTTCGAATCCCACATGAAGATAGTCACCTATGGCGACATGGATAAGATGGTGATCGCCAGTCTGTTCGCTCGGTTCGCCATCTCATTAAACAAGCCATCAAACGCTTTCGATCGACTGTGGCTTACGCGGCCGATGACGACATTCATTGATCTGCAGAAGCCGTATGCCCAGCAGATCTGCAAGCTGCCGAGCGAGGTCGAGACGTCGATAGAATATCGGTGGCCGCGATTTACTGAAGCGGCAGAGATGATCGTGGGCCGTCGGCCCGGTGACAGATCGGACAGCCTGGAAGACATGCTCCTGTTGAAGGATATGTATTTCGAGCTCGATCGGCGCGGATTTTTCCCGGAGGTGCAAGCAGCGTGAATACTCTGAATCTCATGTGGAGGATCGCCATTTCTGTCAGTGCTACATGAGAGAAGAATCGGATTGCGAGGAGTTCCTCGATTTCTGCCGGCGCTATGGAGATGAAACAGCTTCGGGCATTCTGGAAGACATTTGCTGTCGAGTAACCACAAGAGAGTGGCCGTGGAGGATCCGCAACTTTAGAAGCGAGAGCCGCGACCGCGAAGGAAACAATGCAACACTAACCGGCTTCGTTGAATATCGAGCAAAGTGCTGGTGGTTCAAAATTGACGATGGCAATTGGAATGGCACAGAAGTCAGAGAATGGGATCCGTCGACTTTAATGCCGGGGGGACCGGTGCCGGAACAATCAGTATGGCTCTTCGCTTCCATTGAAGCGCTGATGGTCAGATTTATCGTGAATGGCTCGATCGCTGCCTTGCGACAGATCGCCCAGGAAATGAATTGGGAAAAGGAAATTGTATGAAGCTTCAGCTTCGGAATCTGCAGAGGAAAGATGAGATTGAAGTTCGCTTTGCGACCCACGATGGTTATCTATGGCACCGCGCTGTTGTGATGCACATTGATGCCGATTTCATTCATGCGCGTTATGCATCCGGGCATCCAGTAAAGATCGATAGGCGCGACGACGAGATGTATCGCCTTCCAAAAGGCAAGGTGTATGGCTGACCGGATCTCGACGCACGCCCAAGAATGATGGGACCTTTCAAAAGAGGAAGGTCGCATGTCAGCCATAACCATATGGCGCCGGCAGCATCATGCTTGGGAGAAGTGCAAGAGAGCGGCGATCGAAGCTTCAGCGGGGATATGACGATGCAGAAACGATACAAGACGATCCAGATCGAGGAAGATTTGGAATGCGAATGCGGTGGGTGTGAAGCAGATGTCATCTACCTGGTGATCGATGAGAACAAGACGCTCGCAACCCTCGCCAGCGAAGATGATGTGCTTTGCGAATGCTTCAGCGAATCGAATGCCGAGATGATCGTCAATGCGCTCAACCGCCTGGCAACGAACTGAGGTGAATGATGGAAGCGTTATTTCAATTTGCAGGTAATCATCCGTTTCTCACATGGTTCATCGCATGGGGAATTTGGCCGGTATGCTGGACAGTTCATGCGGTTCTGACGACTCCGTTTCGTTGCGCGTATGGCGCTTATAAACGGAAGCTTCGTTCTCGAGATATCCAGGCACATGGTTGGCGGACGGCGCGCCTTATGGATGCCGATGGCGATATCGTTCATCCGCCCAAGGAGGAGAAGAATGGCTGAAGAGACCCTGATAAGCTGGGCCGACCACACGTTCAACGGGTTCATCGGATGCACCAGGGTAAGTCCAGCGTGCGACGGATGTTATGCAGCGCATTTGATGGAGACCAGAATGGGTCGCGTCCAATGGGGCGGGCCGGGTGTCGGCGCCGGCACTCGCGAGCGCACGAGCGTAGCCAATTGGCGGAAGCCGGTTACATGGAACAAGAAGGCAGCAGCCGAGGGCAAACGCCCGTTCGTCTTCTGCTCGTCGCTGGCTGATGTGTTCGACAACGAAGTCCCGACCGAATGGCGCCGTGACCTCTTCGATCTGATCCGAGCAACTCCGAATCTGGTCTGGCTGCTCCTGACCAAGCGCCCGCAGAACATCGTCAAACTTTTTAGGCAAGCGTTCGACATTGATGGCGGAGCAGAGTACACGGCGCAGCTTTGGCCACTCAACGCTGCGATAGGCACGACTGTGGAGGACCAGGAGCGCGCGGATAGGAATGTCTTCCATCTCGTGCGCGCCAAGCATGCGCTGAAGCCAGCGTTCGCATTCCTCTCATGCGAGCCTCTACTCGGACCGATCGCGATCGAGGATATCACCGAAATCGATTGGGTGATCACCGGTGGCGAGACAGATCAGGGCGCCCACAAGGCGCGTCCGACGCATCCCGATTGGTTTCGTAGCCTGCGCGATGAGTGCGCGTCTCACGGCATCTCGTTCCACCACAAGCAAAATGGCGAATGGCTCGATGAGCGGATGCTTGATCGCGAGCCCGTATCTGCCAGTAATCCGGTCCATTGTCTCCCACACACGTTCCCGGATGGGACCACCGTCAGGAAAGTTGGGAAGAAGCACACCGGCCGGATGCTCGACGGCGTGACGCATGACGACTTTCCGGAGATCCGAGTATGACAAGTGCCTTCCCTCTCAAGTGGCCGACAAATCGTCCGCGGAAACAAGCGTCGCAGCGCAAGCGGGCCAAGTTCAACCGAGAAGCGCACAACGGGCGCTACGCGGAAAAGAAGTCGCTCTCCGTTGCTGATGCTCTGAGTCGCCTGCAGTCCGAGATCGATGCCGTCGGCGGCCGCTATCCGGTGATCAGCTCCAATGTCGAGCTCCGGCTCGACGGGCTGCCACGTAGCGGACAACGTGAGCAGGATGATCCAGGCGTTTGCCTATATTTCGACCTGAAGGGCAAGCCCATGGCTTTGCCCTGCGATACCTACGACCGAGTCGCCGACAACATCGCTGCGATAGCCGCTCATATGGAAGCTACGCGTAAGATCGAAAGACACGGGGTAGCGACGGTATCCGAAATGTTCGCAGGCTTCGAAGCACTGCCGGCGCCAGCTGCCGCACGAAATCGAACCTGGCGACAAGTGCTCGAGATAGGCACAAGCGGTCCCGTTTTGGCCGAAAACGTTGAAGCCGCATTCCGTCATCTTGCGAAAAAGGCACATCCAGACGCCGGCGGATCACATGAGACGATGTCGGAGCTGAACCGAGCTCGTGAAGAAGCAATGAAGGAGTTGGGCGTTTGAACATGCGGATCGTAAGGAATCCAGACGCCTTCAACACTTCCCGTCGGGCCAAGGAAGCGAAAGATGTCCGCGACGAACGTCACCTCGCGTGGATCCGGACCCTGCCGTCGGTGATCAGCGGGAGGTATGGATGCGAGGCAGCCCATATCAGCTACGCGGACCGCCGATATGGAAAGCCAGAGAGAGCGAAGGGCAAGCGCGCAGGGGATGACTTCACACTTCCTCTTACCGCTGAAGAGCATCAACACGGACCAGATGCACAACATAAGTGCAAAGCAGGCGGAGAGCGCGATTGGTGGCTCCGGCATGGGATAGATGCCACCACCCTCGCCTCCCGCCTATGGGGTGTCTCCGGCGACACAGAGGCCGCCATGGAGATCATCAACCAAGCACGCCTTGATGCAGCCATCGAAGTTCGGCGGAGACGCTCATGACCGGTGCGTGGGGAGATGACATGATCGACAGGCTTGTCGATGAGATGCAGGCTGAGAGTGCGGAGGAACAGGCATGACAAGCCTCACAAATGTTCAGTTGCGAGACCTTCGCGCCATCAGTGGCGATCCTGGCCGATATAGCAAATGCAAAGAGGACGGCGAGTTGATGACTCTCGTCAATCTAGGCCTGATCCGTTGGAGGGAAATTGGCGGATACGAGATTACCGATGCGGGCCGCGCCGCTCTCTCCCCTCTCCCAAAGGAATCCCGATGAGCGACAAGCACGAGAAGGCGCTTCAAGCCGCCGCTGATGCCAATGGCGGCTATATCAACGGTAAGACTAAGCAGATCGTCATTGCTGCGTTGAATGCGTCGACCGCGCCGGAGGCGCGCCGACATGCGGTTGCGTTACGTCAATGCTCTTTGTTCGCAACGGACGTTGGCGAAAACATCGTGAAGGCAATGATGGATGCCGCCGACTTCCTTGAACAATCCTCCGGCCTCGTCTTGGCTGGTGAGGCGGTGAAGGTGCGCGAGCTTGAATGGAATGGCACAAGCGCCGAATGCGTGTTCGGTTTGTACCATATCAGCCGTGTAGGCAATAACTGGACGGTGGAGTTTGGTCGCACCCAATACGACAACTACAACGCCCGAGTGACCGGCGTTTCAACGGACTTCGACGCAGCATTGATTGATGGTCGAGCCGTCGCCCAAGCCGATTACGAGCAGCGCATCCTCTCCGCTCTCGCCGCTCCACACCCTGTAGAGCAGCAGACGCAGCAGACGGTGGGTAGGCAGGAGGTCATCGACTTCCTCTACAAGCACGGCGATCTGACCTACAGCGCGGCGGCAAGAGCTGTGCAGCTCCTCGCCGGTAACGGCTATGGGTTTACGTCCTCGTCGCAAGAGCGAATAGACGATCTTCGACGCGAAAACGTCAAGGTGTGCAAGGCGCTTGGCAAGATCGCTGACATGCTCGACGCGGAAGACGCCGACCTTGACGATGCCATCACCATCGCGATCGCGGCTCTCGCCACCGCTTCGGAGGTAGAGGGATGAGCCAGACGATCTACTGGACCGGCTCGGAAGACGATCAAGAGCGCGAATTGGTGAAGGCGTGCACGGCTCGCTGCAAGCAGTGGAGCGAAGAAGATTGCCCGCGTCCTGATCATTTCTGCGCCGAATGCGAGCACGATATGGCCGTCGCACTACGGACCCGTGATCCTAAGATTATCGAGGAGATCAAAAATGACCGGCTCTAACCAGACCCCACCACCCGCACAGACCGAAGAACAAGAGCTACCGTATATCTGCGATGAGTGCACCCACGGTTACGCTGGGACGTGCTGCTGCTCCGCGCCGCCCGCGCAGCCTGTAGACGACGCGGCAGAATTCCAATGCCTGGTACCGTTCCCCGATCAGAGTGACAGCTTTGTTAATGGCTTCGAAGCCGGGATGGTATGGCAGCGAATGATCAACGGCGAGAGGTTGATAGGCGGTAATGAAGAGATTGCGATGCATTCCGCCAATGCTGATGTTTTCCGCCGCATGGCCTCCGCTCATGGGTACGACGTCACCGTAGAACGGTGCGATCAGGAATGGGCGATCTTCACTTTCACGAAATGGCCCAAACGCTTCAAAATTGTAGAGGGGTCTCAATCATGA